CCAAGACCCGAATTTTCCCACGGCGTAAAAAACCCGACGCCCGTATCCGCAAGCCGCTCTATTCCGTCTGGCGCATTATGCGCAAGCGCTGCAACAATCCGCACGTCGAGCATTATAAGGATTATGGCGGGCGCGGCATCCGGGTTTGCGCGGCATGGAACGACTTCGATGTTTTCGAGCGCTGGGCGCTGAGCCACGGCTATCAGCCCGGCCTGTCCATTGAGCGGCGCGACAATGACAAGGGTTACAGCCCGGCGAACTGCCGTTGGATTCCAGCCAACCAGCAACAGCGCAACACGAGGCGCACCCGATGGATCACGGCATTCGGAGAAACCAAAATCCTGGCCGACTGGGCGCGGGATGAACGCTGCAAGATTAAAGGTGTGCGCGCCAATGCCGTCTCAGCTGTTCTGGTACAGCGCCTGGCCAGAGGCTGGAGCCCCGAGCGCACCATCAGCACGCCATCCCGGATTACCCTCCCCTGCCGCTGAAATCCCATCCCTGCCCGCCATTATTTTTTGCCAGCTGTAATAGCTGCTTGACATATGCCAGCTGCATGCTTATAATGAGCGCTATGAACGACTTCGGCTTTGATGTGCAGCGCTCGTCCGCGAGCAAGCAGCCGCCGCCACCGCCCAGGGAAATCACCTTTCCTGAAGGCTGCCCCAGCTGCGGCAACGATCAGCAGTTTGTGTCCGCGTTTCGCTGCGTCGATTGCGGCGAGGAGGTGACGCCATGTCCCAGGTAAGCAGGGGCACCGGCCCGGTCAGGTTTGCCAGGTTTAAGGCCGCCTTCGCCCACTGCGCTGATTGCCAGCACAAGTGCGGGCAGTGCGGCAAGGTGTTTCGGCACAAGGCCGTGGCCGCCTGTCATTTCCCGGTGTTTCAGGAATGCGAGCAGTGCTTCACGTTTCCGGAAGGTCTCCGGGGGTCGGCCTGATGACTCAGCATGAGGTTTATTGCGACCGCTGCGACACCTGCGTGTGTTGCACCGATGACAAGGCCGAGGCCGAGCGCGAGGCCCACGACCATGATCGATACCACGGCGCGCTAACCACGGTGTGTGTAATACGCACCAGCGAAGCGGAGGAAGACCAGTGAGTGAGCTGCTATTTGACAAGCTGGCGTATATCGACCGCCTGACCAGGGGCGGGATTCCCGAACCCCAGGCCCGCGCGCATACCGAGGCGATGGACGCGGCGCTGCACGAGAGCGTGGCCACCAGGGCCGACATTGCCCGGCTGGAGGCCGCCACCAGGGGCGTTGCTACCCAGCTGGAGCACAAAATCGAGCTGCTCGACGGCAAGATCGATTTGGCAGTGAAAGACCTGACCATCCGGGTGGGCGTCATGCTGTTTGCGCTGTTCTCGGCACTGGAAGCCGCCCGGCTATTTATCCGCTGACAGGAGGGAGTCATGAGCAACCTATATGAGCAATGCGAGGAATTTGCCCGGCTGTGGCAGGCCAACGCGATTGCTGAGCGCGGGCGCTGCGGCTACAGCTGCACCAAACGCGTGAAAGAGCGTCAGAAATGGATCTGCATCGACCAGGACAATGGCCCGGATAGCTGGTCCGGTATGTACATGGTCCGCAAGGCGGATGGGATTGTCTACGGCATCAAGGGGTACGGGGTGCCACACCTTCAGAAGAACTATGGCCATATCACGTGGCTGATCGAGGAGCAGAAGAAAGCTCAGCGGGCGCGCCAGGGTGGGCAGGAAACGGCAAGCGTCAGTGAAGGTAAGGCATTCGGCCAGGGCAGCGCGTCAGTCGGCGCAATCCTGGCCCAGCGGGCGCGTCAGGGTGGGCAGGAAACGGCAAGCGTCAGGCAGGCTGAGCATGAAGCCATCGCCCAGGCCGTACCGTCGATTGAGGCGTATGAGCGAGCGATTGAGGCGCAGACGGAGATTACGCTGGAGCAGGCGGTGAAACTCGCGGTCGCGACCGAACTGGAGGCCGTGGGCAACCCTGGCGACGCAGTGCTGGAGGCGTCGAGGAATGCCCAGAAATATGCTGACCAGCACGGCTTTGGCGTGGATGAATTCATTGGGGAGCTGCGCAAGGCGTATCTGGCCACGCAGCTGGAAGCGGCATATGGCCCGGATTATGAGGCGAGCATCACCGACCGTCCGGCCAAGCCGCGCAAGGTGACCGAGGTCAAGGCCAGCACCCTGCACCCGAACATCATCGTCACCTATTACAAGGACGGCGGCTACAGTGAGCGCTGGGTGACCAGTGCGCAGTGGCAGGCGCAGCGGGATCGAGATTGTGGCTCGTCTGCGAGCGTGGGGCTGACAGCTGCCGCGCGCAATATCCTGGTGCTGCTCGACGGCGTCGATGTCGCTGCTCACACCCTGGGCGGGCTGCCGCATCTGCCCGAGGAGCCATGGTTAAAGGCCAAGGCGGAGCTGTGGGCCATCCGCAAACAGCTGTTGCAGGCGCTGACCGTGGCCACGCCTGAGGATTTGAAGAGTCTCAAATGGTCGGAGGAGCTGAGCCGATGAAACCAGCAAAGCCACGGCACGGGCGCTATATGGGCGCTGAAATCGTCAATGTCGAGTGCGGCTCCGGCACCTGGATCGAGGGCGAGGAGTTTGCCTATCCAGCTGGCGGCATGACCCGCAGGGCGTTGGCCATGTGTGACGGGGAGTTGCGCCTCGTCCACGCGGGCATCTCGGATACGTTTTGGACCATTCCCGGCTATCGCGTGGTGAAGGGCAAGCGGGTCAAGGGCTATCTGAGCCACGCCGAGGACGAGCGCGGACAGTATCTCAAATTCGAGGAGAGCAAATGAAAGAACCGCACTATCCCGACCGCTGCGGCCACCTCGGCGACGGCGGCTTTGTGGGGACCACGGTAAGCCCCACCAGCGGCCTGCTGGTGGATGTGTATCTATATCACGACCCCGCAGAAGGGGTGCAGAAGGTCTGCCTGCGCTACGGCGCGGAGGACCACGAGTATTCGAGCCCCTATCCGACGGCGGTACGTTGGAGTGACCCACGGCGCACCGTCCACAGTGGCGGCAAGGTGGTGCTGGCATCGGTATTCGATGGCCCGGCCATGGAACTGGTGCGGGCATATTTGGGACGCAAATGAAAATGCAAATCGTCCTTCTCGTCGTGCTGCTGCTGAACCTGGTGCTGGTCGTGAAGGCGGGCTACTACCAGCGACAGATCAATCACGCGGTGATGGCCACGCTGGCCGACCACCAGCGCGAGCTGACCTTTCAGCAGATGGAGCTGGTCGGCTGCGGCTGCATCAAGCGCACCGCCCGCAAATAATATTTGCCAGCTGTATTGACATGCAGCTGGCAAAAGCGGATAGTGGGCGATGGAGGTAACGCTAATGGACACTCAACGATACTGCAAGGATTGCATCGACAGCGGACGCGACAGCAGCCAGGTTGACCTGGGACTGCTGGACGAGAAAGGCCGCGCCATCGGCCTGCGCGTCAGCCGCTACCGCGTGACTTACCGCAACCCTCCCCAGGCGGGCGAGAGCGGCAGGATCGGCTGCTGGTACATCGTGCCCGAGGGCTTCGAGCTGGACGTGACCTACTGGGCCGTCAACTGCCAAGTCACCCGCAATGGCCGGTCTTACGGCGCCAGTCAGCCGCGCCAGTTGTTTAAGAGTGAAGCTGAGCGCGAAGCGTTCATTGCCAAACGGATTAAGACTACACGGGCGCGCTACCAGCAGCTGGGCCAGGCCATCACCCGCACCCCGGAGGACAAATAGATGGACCCTGATATTGCATTAGCCAACATTGCAGCTGGCATTGTGAGCCAGGACACGGCGAAGGTGCGCGAGAGCTGTCAGGCGCTGCGCGGGTGGCTACAGAAGGGCGGCTTTGCCCCTGACTGGAGCCGACACCCCCAGGCGGCCCGGCATTTCGGGCGCAACTATCTGAACGCACGCGAGCGCAAGCTGTGGGGCGTCTCGCGATGAACGCGCGCAAGTGGCTTGCAGGGCGCAGACTGCTGCACTGTCGCTGCGGCAAGGCCGCACGCTGGATCGTGCATTTCGCCTATAGGGAGGCGCGTGTACACGAGCTGATGTGTGATGTACACGCGCAGGCTGCCAGGAGGATCGACGGCTATATCGGGATGGAGGGCATCTAATGAGTGCGCGCGCCAGAGTGGCTAGACCCTGGCGCGCATCAACCCGGAACGAGGTTTACGACCATGAAGAGACTACCGCGCCGACGCCTATGGCGTCAAGCAACCGCTGGCGCGCTGCTGCTCGCGGGCTGCTCCAGCCAGCCACCACCGCAACCGGTGTATCTGCCGCACATTCCGACCGCGCAGGAAATCGCCAGTCAGGTTGAAGCTGATATGGCGGCGCGACAACCAGCACCGCAACCCACACCCGAGGCCACGCCTGCACCGCCCGACCCCAATGAGGAGGTGACAGTGTCACCAGAGGCGCGGGCGCAGGCAATCAACACGATAACCGCCATGAACCACGACCAGGTGATTGACACCATCTGCAACGTGCTGGATTCCTACAGCACCACCACGCGGCGTACCGACCCTGAGATGGCGGGCGCGGCAGCCGTGCTGTCGAATTACGTCGCAGGGCGGCTCAAAGCCATCTGCACGCCGGAGAGCACCGAGTTATTTTATGCGCTGGCCAAAGACCTGCAGCGCTTAGCGGAGACCCCCTGGACCAGGGAGAGTGCCGGAGATTCAGCTGAACAGACCCTGGCGATGTTTGACGCCACCCATTATCTGGCGTCCGGCTTCGTCAGCGCCACTGCCGATCAATGCAGCAAGGTGTTGGCTGAACCACGGACGGCCCAGCCACAGCCACAACGGCATCATCATCCGCACCGGCATGTGGCCACCCCCAAGGGCGTGAAGGAATTATAGTTGAAAATAATTTCTAGCCAGCTGAATTAGCTGCTTGACGTGTACACGCATCATGTGTATTTTGATGGTGTAACGCAATCAATCGGAGGCAACGCTGATGAACACTCCCACTAAAACCCCTCGGCTGGATTCCCCATACTGGACCAAGGCAACCGCCGTATCCTACTGCCAGGGCTGCCGTAATCTCATCCATCGCGACGAGCGCACCCTGGCCGACAAGCAGGCGAAACGCTATCTCGAACTGTGCGAGAGCTGCGGCAACCGCGCGCTGGAGCAGTGGCGTGAACGCACGGTCAAGCGCAACACCGAGCTGCTGAAGATTGAGAATTGCCCGAAGTGCCACACCCCCTATCCGCTCAGCCTGACCAAGGAACCGACCGATGATGAAGCGCTGGCGGTGCAGGCCGCCGTGGCGACCGGCAAACCCGAGCGGGTGGCCTGCACGCTCAGCTACGCTTATCGGTACGACAAGCTGTATCGCTGCGGCTGCCGCGTCCACGATGGCCACATTTCGCCTGCCTGGTCCTTCTGCCGTGCCCATCAGCCAGTGAAGGGTCAGACCATATACACGGGCTGCTGCTACGTCTGCGAAACGCCGCTGACGGCAAGCGCCAGGGCGCACAATCGCGAGTTATTCAAGACGCTCGACGCTGGCTTCTGCGCGCGTGAAGAAAATTTGCAGCCAGCTGAAATAGCTGCTTGACGGAACACGCGCAATGCGTGTACACTGTCTCTTGTAGACGAAACCAAACCTGAGGAAACGCTAATGACACTCAATGCAATCTGCTTCAACTGCCAAAACGATTTCACCCCCTGCACCAGCTGCGGGCATCACCATTGCCAGTCAATTCAGTGCGCTGGCGCACAGCCGCTGCAAATCGGCTACGCAATCACGCGCGAGCAGTGGCTGAACAATCTGGCCAATCAGCTGCGCCCGCTATTTGTAGCGGTCGGCCATCCGCTGCCGGAGAAGGTCCGCATTTCAATCGGCTTCACCAGCGTGGGCAAGGGCGGACGCCGCATAGGTGAGTGCTGGGATAGCAGCAACAGCCGCGACGGCCATTTTGAAATCTTCATCGTGCCGAATTTGGCGTACAAGCCCAGCGCACTATCGGGCGAAATCGCAGCCATCCTGGCGCATGAGCTGACGCATGCGGCGGTTGGCATCCGCGCGAGCCATGGGCCGGTATTCAAGAAGTGCGCGACTGCCATCGGGCTGGTGGGCAAAATGACCGCCACCGTGGCCGGGCCGGAATTCATCAAGGCAATTGAGCCGGTGCTGGCGAAGGTGGGACCACTGCCACATGCGCAGCTGGTGACGGGCGGGCTCAGCACCGCGCCTAAGAAGCAGAACAATCGCCACATCCGCGTAAAGTGTGAGGAGTGCGGGTACTTGGCGCGGGTAGCGCGCAAGCACCTGGACATCGCAGCCCTACGCTGCCCAGTGTGCGATGTCGAAATGACTGAATAAAAAAGCGCTGACTACTGCCAGCTGTTGACATACAGCTGGCAAACGCCCATAATCTGATCATCACATTGGAGGCAACGCTGATGAACACTCCCCCACCACTGACCGTCAAACTGCGCAACGGCGCAACCGTGCTGGCCAAGCTGTATAAGGGCGAGCCCGAGCCGGTGCGCTACAGCAACCGCACCCAGGCGCAGGCTGCCGCTGAGAAGCACGGCGGCGTGGTCGCGCGCTTTCTGGGCCGTCCGTTTTACGTCGTTTTCTACACCACGAGGCCAGTCTAATGAGCAGCAGACATTTTCCATTTCGGGGCGCGAGTTACGATGCGTGGCGGACGCACATTCCTGAGGGCGAGCCCGACGGCTGCACCGAATGTGGCGACGACGCCCACTGCGAGCAGAAGGGCTTCGATCACAAGTGCGCATGTGTCGAGTGCCTTCAAGCCCGAGGCGAATTCGAGGCTGAGTATGAGGCTGACTTGGAGGACAGCGAGTGAGCGACGCCCAGGTAATCACCGTCCTCGTCACGATCATCGGCAGCCTGCTGGTGGTGATCGTGACGATGGTGTGGGCGTTCGTCGGCTGGATCGTGCGGCGCTTTGACCGCTTCGACGCCAAATTCGACAGGCTCGACACGAGGCTTGAAGCACTAACGATTGCAGTGTCACGCCTGGAAGGGGCGGTCTATCACGGCCTGCCCGAGCCACGGCGCGCAGTGGAGGGACAATAATGCGTGTACACGCACAAGCAGATGGAGCCATGACCGTGTTTTACGGTCTCACCGATTGCGATGAATTCAACCGTGGCTGGCCCTGCTCCACGGTCAAGGGCCGTGGCAGCTGGGTCTTCGACAAGGACGGCAATCTGGTGGACGCCACCGGCAGCGCCAGCAAGGGCGCGGGCGAGGAGTGGGTGGCATTCAGCCGTGACTGCCAAGTGTGGGGCTGGCGGCGGCGCTTACCGGGCAGCACCATCAATGACGCTGACAAGGCCGTCAGGATTACGCGTTACGGCAATCCCGAGGAGCGTGTGGCACAGCTGCTCGAACTACGGGAAAGCTGGGAGGCAAAATGAGCAAGGTCACAGTGACACTGACCGTGGAGGGCACCAGCAACGCCATGATCGAGGTGCGCAGCGACGACGGCAAGGTGACACGCTGGAGCCCCTATGCATGGGAGCCGAAATACAACGGGCGGTTTAATGCCCTGCACGAGCAGGTGGGCGGCGCGGTCTGCCGGGCGCTGGGCATTACCGATGTCGTGAGCGCCAGGAATGCCAGGGCGTTAGTCGAGCCCGAGGAGACCGTGCTGTTGTACTGCTACGCTCTCACCTACAGGCCGCCTGCCTACACACACTGCCCTGAGGGGTGGGAACTAATCGAGCGGTCCCAGGGGACAGGCTATGACGCCCGCAGGGACTTGCCGGTCAGCCAGTATCTGTTTGGCGTGATCGGCTACCGGCAGCGGCTGAGCCAGGAAGACGTGCTCAGGTATGAGTTGCAGCCGCTGGGCACCAGGGATGTGGCCAAACGGCTGTTGCAGCTGCCAGAGGAGATGGCCCGCTAGGGTGGGCAGGAAACGGCAAGCGTAACGAAGGTGATAACACTGCAACGCGATTTGAAGCGGGAGCTGGAAATGACCTTCATCGAAGAGCAGATCGCGCAAATTCACAAGCGCAACCGCAAAGAGACCATCACAATCGTTATTCAGCTGCTCGCGGCATCGGCGGCGCTTATCGCCGCTGGCGTCGCACTGGGACGGTTTATCTAGGTGTGGGCAGGAAACGGCACCGCAGTGAAGGGAGTTACCATGGATGACATCCGGGGATGGACCAGGGATGAGGCGATTGAAATCAGCCGCGAGCTGCGGGCGATTCAGGCGCGGCTGAAGGTGCTGAGGAGGCACGCCAGCGACGAGAGCACGGCGGCGATACGCCGCGACGATTATCACCAGCTGCGGCAGATTGGCCAGTTTGAAGCCGCGCTGGAACTGAGCAGCGATGCGCTCAGCCGGGCGTGGATTTCGCTGGAAATCCAGCACGACATTCAGGACGAGGCCGAGCTGCCGGAGGAGCAGGCGTGACCCTGACAGACACACAGGTAATCATCGGACTGACCAGCATTGTCGCCGGACTGCTAGTGGTGATCGTGACAATGGTGTGGGCATTCATGGGCTGGATCGTGCGCCGCTTCGATCATATCGACGGCGAATTTAAACGCATCGAAGCCAAGACTGAGGCAAAGTTTGACCGTATCGAGGCCAAATTCGAGGAGCGCTTCAGCCGCATCGACGCCAAGCTCGACCGCTTCGAGACCAAGTTCGAGTCCAAGTTTGACCGCATCGACGCCAAGATCGATGCGCTGCGGAGCCCGGTGAAGGCATGAGCCGCTGATGAAGCGCGAGCCCAAGACACTGCGAAACCCACACATGGGGCGCGAGCCATTGGAACGGCGAGACCCATCGTCCAGGCGCGAGCCATCGGGCAGGCGAAACCCATGGTCGCTGCGCGAGCCATGCCTGAAGCGGAGCCCGTTTGAAGAGCGCAGCCTTCAGAAGGGCGAAACCCATCACGGGTGCGCGAGCCATGCCTGAAGCGAAGCCCGTTTGAAGAGCGTGAGCCATAGGCGAAAGCGAAAACCAATAACGGGGCGCGAGCCATCTGAAACGCGGAAACCGTGGGTAGTGGCGCGCAGGAGCCCCCAGGACGGCCTGGGGGCTATACCAGCTGCATCAGCTGGCAAACGTGGCGCAGCGGGCGTTCCAGGGGCTATAGTGAACGAATCTGGAGGGAGTATGAGCGACACGATCAGGAACATGACCGCTGTCGATATTCTCGACGCGGAGAAGTCAGACACCGTCAAGGTGCTAACGATACAAGTCCAGGTGACGATTGACGGAAAGTTTGACGGCGGCGACTGCAATCGCGCACTGGCTAGGGCGCTGAGCGACTCCGACTGTCTGGCCGAGGATCGAGACCCGTCGGTGAGTCAGGAACTTGAGCCATCTGACTGGGGACTGCACGAGAAGCTGCATGCGATAGCAAAGATGGAGGCGCTGTTTGAAGTGATCGGCGACATCCATGTGATCGGAGAGGAAACCCACGGGAGGGAGTCATGAGCGAGGCATTTAGGGTCATGGACGCATTCCAGATATTCGACGCGCCGAAGTCAGACACCGTCAAGGTTGTGACACTGCAATTCACACTGACGATTGACGGAAGGTTTGACAGTAGCGACGCCAATCAGGTGCTAGCCGGGGTGCTCAATAAACCTGACTGTCTCGTGGAAGATCGCGACCCGGCAGACAATAAACTCGAAGTGGCCGAGCGCGGCATATTCGCGAAGCTGGAGGCAATCGACCGCTTCGATGCGTTCTGCGAAGACATGGGCGACATCGCCGTGGTGGGGGAGGAGGTCCGCAGGCGCGATAGCCGTCAAAGCTCCGAGTTGTCGTGAGGCTCAGGATCGAAGTGCATGGTGAGATGGTGCGGACCCTCAGGCGTGTGCAGGGTAATGGCGTGTACACGGTGTGTGCGGCGCATGCTGCGGCCCAGGCCACGGTAAACAGTCGAGTGCTCGAAGTCCTCCATGCGGACAGTGTGAGCTGTACCGGGTCCGGTGTCGAGCCGGGTCCGGTCCTCCGTGGTCGGCGTCTCGTGCGTCAGCTTGTGGCCGATCAGATGGTGCGGGAAGGGGTGATCAGCGCTGCCATGGGGGAAGACCATTTTGTGCTGGTGATTGTGGCGGATGATGAACGATTCCTGGCCATAGCGCTCGGACATATCGCGCAGCGTGTCGTGTAGATGGCGGTGATTGTTTTCTTCGATCATGAACGACCGTTCAGGCACAGAGCCATAGCGTCCTTCAGCCGGGGTCGGATTATATCCGCGCTTGCGCAGCGCAGTGTAAAGGTGACGGGTACGCGCGGCGTTCTCCTCGGACGAGAGATGCTCGCGAGAGGCCGAGATATAGCCGGTAGTTCCATGATCGATCCGCTGCTGTATCGAGGGCTTGCGCTGCTGGGCATTGGCCACCCGGCGCAGCTGCCGCGCAGTCGGATGATAGTCGGCTTTGGCCAGATAGATCATGGCCGGAGATTAGCAGACAGCCACGAGGGGAGCGAACCCCAAAATCCCAGCGCGAGCCGACAAATGGCGCGAGACCCATATCAAGAGCGCGAGCCGGACGAGGAGCCGAGCCCATCGGATTCACGCGAGCCATTGAGTAGGCGGAAACCATTCGCGAAGCGCGGCTGAAATACAGCTGGCAAAGGTGATTGACATTTGCCAGCTGTACGAGTACAGTGGGGACATCTAACAGGGGGCCTGACCCCGAGATCAGGCGAAAACAGATGCAATTTTCGACTTATCAGCAGGATTTCTTCAGCGAACTGGAGACCGGCAGGCGGTCCATCGTGCTGGAGGCCGTAGCGGGCTCCGGCAAGACCACCACCATCGTGGAAGCGGCGCGCAGAATCCCACCCACCAAACGCGTGCTGCTAATTGCGTTCAATAAGAGCATCGCGGATGAACTGAAGCGAAGGGTGCCCAAACACATCATGGTCAGCACCTTCCATGCGCTGGGCTATGGCGTGTGGAGAAGGTATGCAGGCGGCAATGTGGAGGTCAAGGACGACAAGACCTTCGACATTCTGGATGAGCTGATCCCGTTTCGGGTAGAAGGCAACCGCAAGATTTACTCACCGCTGCGGCGCGCGATTGGCCCGTTTGTGCGGCGGCTGGCCGGGCTGGCCAAGGACGAGGGGGTCGGGGTGCTGCTGCCGGACGAGCCCGAGACCTATTTCAAGCTGATCGAGCACCACGATTTATACATTGACGTTCCCCTGGCCCAGGTGGAGGTGGAGAGTTACGAGGAGCTGAAGGAGCTGGCCATCGAATACACCCAGGCCGTGCTGAAGCGCAGCCGGGAAATCGGCGAGAACGTGGTTGATTTCTCTGACATGCTGTGGCTGCCGCTGGTGGAAGAGCTGCGCACGTGGTTTCGCAATGACTATGTATTCATTGACGAAGCCCAGGACGTGAGCGCGACCCAGCGGGCGATTCTCCATCTGGTGCTGAAACCCAACGGGCGGCTGATTGCGGTGGGAGATAGAGCCCAGGCCATCTATGGGTGGCGCGGCGCTGCCAGCAACAGCATCGACGCCATCAAGAACGAGTTTGGTTGTGTCGAACTGCCGCTCAGCATCACCTATCGGTGCGCCAAGAACATCGTGGCCCGCGCCCAGGAATTCGTGCCGCAGATCGAGGCGGCGGCGGATGCCCAGGACGGGATTGTCGAGTATGCCGAGAAGTACACGGCGGCGGATTTCGGCGCGCGTGATGCGATTCTCTGCCGGACCACCGCACCGCTGATCGAATTCGCGTACTGGCTCATTAACCAGGGACACGGCTGCAAGGTGCTCGGGCGCGACATCGGCCAGGGACTGGCCAAGCTGATTGACCGGCTGAAGGCGCAGACGATTGAGGAGCTGGAGCTGAACCTGGAGGCGTGGAGCCAGCGGGAAATCGCCAAGGCCGAGGCCAAGGACGACGGCGGCAAGGCCGCGCGCATCGCGGATCAGGCCGCCTGTGTGCAGGCGCTGATCGATGCGCTGCCCGAGGATCGGCGGTCGGTCAAGCAGCTGCGCGACCAGATCGAGGGGCTGTTCAGCGACAGTAATGGGGTGACGATTTGCAGCACAATCCACAAGGCCAAGGGGCTGGAGTGGAGCAAGGTCTGGTATCTCGAATACGACCGCGCGACGCCCTGGGCGCGGCAGCCCTGGCAGCAGAAAGAGGAGCGGAATTTGCAGTATGTGGCCACGACGCGGGCCAAGCAACACCTGATCCACATCAGGCTGGACGACAAGCAATAAATTTGCAGCACACTGTTGATAACCCTGCCAGCTGTTATTGACAGCACAGCTGGCAGGCTCCATAGTAGCCCAACCCACAGGAGGCAACGCTGATGAACACTCCGGAAGACCGCAAGGCCATCTATAGCCGCAATCCACTACGCGACCGCGACCTGATCTTTGAGAAGTTGCAGCCGGGCGACGAAATCGCGCTGACCTTCAAGCGCCGGACCTTCCGCGCCGCCGTGGTCGGCCACGTCGTAAAGCGGACGCGCAAGGACATTACCGTCAACAACGGCTGCTGCCCGCACACGTACCGGTTGGGCGAGATTCAGGAAATCAACGTGATAGAGGGGAATGGCAATGATCACAACTGAGCAACGGGTGATGGTTGGCAAAGACCGGCTGCTGGATGAGCTAACGGATTTGAACGAGAGCGCCGAGGGCTACTGGAACATCGAAGACCGCGCGCAAATCAGGCGGCTCGGGGCCATCCTGGCCATGCCAGACGACAGCGAGGAGACCCTGGAGGCGCTGATCGAGGCCGGATATATCAATGGGGAAGAGCACATTTTTTGGGGAAGGGGGAATTTTTAGATGAGCTACATCGCACAGTATTGGACGGCGGATAACAGCCGCTGGCTCCTCGGGGGCGTGAAGCGCAGCGAGTCGAGCAGATGGAGTCACCGGGAAGACGCTGAGCACTACCTTGAGACGGTTAAGGAGGTCCACGCCAATCTGAATAGGCCCCTGGTAGTCGAGGGACAGGTGGTTGAAAGCGACGCGCCGCCACAGATCAGGCGGGTGCAGGTCGGCCACAACGGGGTGCGGTGGTGCAGCTGCGCCAAGTGCATCAGGCCAAGCTGATGGACGAGTATCAACGGGCCGTCAAGTATTGGCGCGAGTGGTACAGCAGGAATGAGGCGCGCATCGAGCCCCGGCAGCGCTGGCCATTCAGGCGGCTGCTGAAGGGCTCGCTATGGAACGTGTCCACGACCCACGACCGGCGCGGCACCCTGGTGACACTCTGGCTATACAAAAGGCAGCGGGCGTTCTGCATCGTGAAGGACAGCACGAATCAGAAGAGAATTCACATATTAGCCGTCCCTCCTGACACGCATACTTGTACAGCTGGACTAGCTTGGATGGCCGGAATGACTGAGCAGCAGTATGAGCTGCTAAAGATCGAATCATAAGGAGGAAGGGAAATGATCAGGCTCTATGACAGGACGATACGCCAGGGTGACGTGGTGCTGATCCCGGTATCGCTCAACGAATTCGAGGCACGGCACCAGCGCGCCGTAGTGACGGGCGCATTTTACGACAAGCACCATCGCCGCTATGACTGGGGACACAAGGGCGAGCACGGCGACCACGCCCACGTACTGGAGCACGCCGAGGTCTCACAGACCCTGGACAGTGAGATTATGCGGGAGGTAAACCTCGTGCGGATTGACGCGGTGAGCGAGGCGCTGCGCCATATCGCGCTGAAGGGCGACCCGGACGACGTACACGGCACGCAGGAAGTGCCCCAGGGGCTGTACGAGGTCCGCATCATGCGCGAGTGGAAGGCCACGCCCGACCCGGCAACCCGCAACCAGTTCAGTTACGGAGATTAATTTTCACGCAGCTGGCAAAAGCCGCTTGACATTTGCCAGCTGCATCCTCATAATGTAGTTATCACACTTCAAGGGGAAACGCTGATGACACCCAAACAAGCCAACGAAATTCAAGCCGCACTCGCGCGGAAACTAATCACGCCAGCCCAGGCCGAGGCGCTGAAGCATGGCGACACCTGCGGTCAGTGCGGCAGCACCCAGCACAAGACTGACGCGTGCTTCTACGTACGCTGTAGCGCCTGCCAGGACACCCTGGTGATCCCGTCGCACGACCCCTGCTTCGACTGCATCAAGGCCCGCCACAAGGCCGCGCTGACCCACAAGTGCAGCTGCCCCAAGCGGCTGAAGCGGCCACGCACCGTCACCAACAAAATTCGCACCTGGGTATCGTGCGACCGCTGCCTGGGGACCATCCGGCAGATCAGCTAGGGGTGGGCAGGAAACGGCACCGCAAGGAAAGTATATGAAGAAGCTAGACAAGCAGGACATCAAACGCCGGGATGACATCATCTCCCGGCTGCATGCGGCCCAGGAAGAGCTGGAGGCCGCCGTCGCGAAGTACAACGAGGAGCTGCGCATCCGCTGGGCCGACGTGGAAATCGCCAAGGACGCGCTGAACGCGGTGCTCGACGACGCCCGCGCCTACGTGGCCGACATGAAGAGCCAGATCGACGACTTCATCAGCGAGCACGACACGAAGTGGGCGGAGGGCAAAAAGGGCCAGGCGTACAGCACCTGGAGCGACGAGTACGAGGCCGCGTTCCTGGCCGACGCCGAAGTTGAACAGCCCGACGAGCTGCTGGAGCTGGACGAGAACTATATCGAAACCCTGGAAGACCTGCCGACGGAGGTTGAAGAGTGAGTATCGGAAGGACCAGGGAGGCCCGGCTGAAGAAGTCGATACGGGAGGTCATGGACCTCTCGCCGGACTGGCTGTCTGAGACGCTGGAGGTGATGGAGGCTGAGTGTCGGCAGCGGGCTGCGGACATCGACCGCGACCGCATCGACCGCGACCGCTATGCGCTCCAGGCGGCGGCCATCAGGGCCATGATCGATGGGGCCAATGGACAGGGGAATTTACAGCACAACCAAGGGGGTCAGGGGCCTGGCTGAACGCAGCACAGGTTCGGAACAAAAAGATGGAGAACGAGACACCACCATTCCTATTCCCGTCCTGCGGGGTCTGCCACCAGCCGCGCAGCTTCACTCACCTGCACTCGTGCTGTGCAACCGCCATCAAGCACGACGGCGACCGCTGCCCGGTCTGCGGCCAGGAGCTGTTCATAGCTCAGCTGTTAATCGATCTGATTCAGAATCCCTACCGGCTCAATTAGCGGTGTGGGCAGGAAACGGGGCCGCAACGAAAATGGATGACAGGGTTGCACATCGTGTACACGACATCTACCCCGACACCGGCAGGATTGACCCCAAGGTCCGGGGACTGGTGGGGCCGGAGCGGGTGAGTTGGAGAATGCTGTCCGAGGGGTCGCTGGTGTGGGCTCCGACCGGCAAAGGCTGGACGCCTGCAGTGGTGACGCGCCTGGGCCGTCAGCGCGACGAGCGCACCGTGGTTCACCTGCTGCTGTTCGGACGCAACGGCCAGCGCAAGGGCATCAGGTTTGTGAACCAGCTGTTCTGGCGGCGCGAGCGCAATGGGGGCAAGGACAAGCCACATGACTAAAGATGAGCTGAAGAAACTGAGCGAGCTGAATCTCGACTTCGCCCGCCAGCAGCTGCAAAAGTACGGCAGCCTGCTGCCGCTGCTGCTGGTTCACAGCCAGGGCGGCGAGCTGCACGCCTACGCGATGGACACGCCGGGAGTCCACACCCGCGACGTGGTGAAGCATGTGCTGCAATCGTTCAAGGGCAAGGCGCTGGCGTACAGCATCCTGGCCGAGGCGTGGCACGTCGAAATCAAGGACGCACCGAAGGGTCTGACACCGGAGGAGGTGCAGAAGTACGCCAATGAAGAGCGCCGGAAGATGCCGGACGACCTCGGGCAGGTGCCCAACCGCGAGGAGTGCATCATGGTGACCACGTGCAGCTACGACCACACCGTGATCCTGACCCAGCTGTTCAAGCGGTCCTCGGGCGGCTTCTGGTTCAACCCGGAAATTGTCACCCAGGAAACCGGGGGCGAGCACGCGCCGATGGGCTCATTCCACGACATGCGGCGGCTGCTGACGAGGCCACAGTGATGGAATTCAAGGAAATCTATGACGCCCTGGCCGAGTATGCGCGGGAAGGCAAGCCGCTGATAAACGGCGGCGTATCGATCAGATTGCACCGCACGCTGAACGGCAACCCGCTGACGCTGGAGAGCTGGCTCGGCGGCAGGCCGCAGATGGTGACGACCAGGCCGGAGCTGGCGTTCAGATTCACCGAGCGGGCCGACGCGGAGTGGCTGATTGTCCGGTTCGCCGACGAGTTCCAGGACGCTGAAATCGTGGAGTGGTAATGAAGCGGATGGGTAAAGAGGAGCTGGCGTATTTGCAGGAGCACTGGCAGCTGGGCACCGTCTCGGGCCACGACCGCGAGCACATGGTGAACTTCAAGGGCTACGACTACGTCGCCCTGTGCGGGGTCCACTGCCATTCACTGCACGCCTGGACGAAAGATCGGCGCTGGATGTCCGGCCAACTAAAGAGGTTATGTCCGAACTGTAAAAAACTAGCAAGGAGAAAGAGAGATGCTGACTCGGGAACAGGCAATCGACCGGCTTGAAGAGATAGCCGCGAAGGTCCAGAGGATCGTCCACGACAGCGAGCAGCTGGAGGCCGAACGCGCCGAGCTGCTCAAAGAACGCCGGGAGGTCCGCAAGATCGCCCTGGCCCAGCTGATCCCACCGCAGAAGGTGAACCCCAACCCGCTGAACAAGCAGCGCATTTATAACGCCCGGCAAGGCGTGAGCCAGGAGGCCGTGCTGCGCGCGTTCAGGGACAGCGACAAGAACGAGCTGAGCCCCAGGGAGATAAGCGAGGCCGCTCACATCACCATCCACTCGGCCTATGCAGCGGTGGCCGCGCTCGCCAAACACGGCCTGCTGAAGAAGAACCGGGACGGCGTGCTGACGACCTATGAAATGGCGGTGCATGCCGACAATCACGCTCATTAGGGTGGGCAGGAAACGGGGCCACAAGCCTTGAGGTGTGCGGGGTCCAAACACAAGGCGCGAGCCGTGCAGGGCACGAAATCCCTATCGAGAGCGCGAGCCAAGAAAGTGGCGCGGCCCATATCACAAGCGTGAGCCAGGGTACGAGCGAGGAAACCAGCCCAATAGCGTGTACACGAGCCACAGAAAGAGCGGGAACCCCGAACGATGCGCGAGCCGAAGAGCTAGCGGAGCCCTTAATACGCGCGTGAGCCGTACACCGGGCGGAGACCCGACTGATAGCGCGAGCCATATAGCGAGCAACACCCGAGGTGGATGCGCGAGCCATCGCCGCAACGAAATCCAACACCGAGGCGCGAGCCACCCAGCGTGCGCAACCCATAGTAAAGGCGCGAGCCAATGATTGAGCGTAATCCAAACATGAAGCGCGAGGAGAGGAAGATGAGGAAGAAGCCAACAGAGAAACCCGAAGAGAAGAAGCTGACCACCGAGCAGCTGGCCCGCATGGGACCGCAGCTGGAGGACAGCTTCGTCGAAGACGAGACCGACTTGATCCGGCTGCTGAGGAAGGACGTGATCGCGGCGGTCGAGGAATTGATCGAGAAGGGCGAGGACGGCCTGCCGGAGATGCGTTATCTGGTGCGGCTCTACTACCAGCATCAGAAATTCAGGATGCACAGCGGCAACGTGATCAAGCGCTACTCCGAGCGCGGCAAGAGCCACACCCTGGTGTCCTGGGCCTTCCACCGGGACCTCGGCATGGAGAAGAATCTGGTCTCCGCGCTGAGCTACTACGCAGCCAAAGAGAGCACCGGCATGGGGGCATGGGCGCAGCAGGCGGTTGGAATAGGCCCGGTGATTAGCGTCGGGCTGCTGGCCAACATAGATAAGCGGCGGCGGAAGATTAGCCAGCTATGGTCGTTCGCCGGGCTGAACCCCGACATGCCGAAGAAGTGGGGGAGCCTTGGGAAAAGGCCATTCAACAGCCAGCTGAAATTGCTGGCGTTCAAGGTTGGCCACAGCTTTATGATGATGCACAACAAGCCGCATTGTTTCTACGGGCACATATACGCCCAGCGCAAGGCATATGAGATTGAGCGCAATGTCAGCGGCGGCAACAAGGAGCTGGCGGCCAAGATTCTGAGTGAGAAGCGGTTCAGTGACGATACGAATGCAAAGGCCGCGCTAACAGCGGGACGGCTGCCGGACGCTCAGATCGAGCAGCGCAGCGAGCGGTTTGCCACCAAGCTGTTCCTGTGCCACTGGCAGGCCGAGGCGTACTACAGGTGGTTCGGCGAGCCGATGCCGGAGCCGTGGATCGTGAGCGAGCAGGCGCAGGCGGCGGGACTGGGCGTCCATCACTACATCGAGGCACCACCCGAGATGCAGCCGCTTAGCAAAGCGCCGCTGCGGGGAGGGCGGTCGGCGGCATAGCCAACCGGAAGCGGAGCCCGAAAGTCGAGCGTGAGCCATGAAAGGCGCGAAACCCAGCGAAGTTGCGCGAGCCAGCCATGTTGCGGAAACCGGAGGACGAGCGCAAGCCATTAACAGAGCGGAACCCGGAAGGAGTACGCGAGCCAGTGGAGCGCGAGGGCCATATTTAAAGCGCGAGCCGTTAAAGACGCGAGACCCAATGTAGTGGCGCGAACCAACGAAGGGGCGAGACCCGGTGCGAGGGCGTATGCAGCTGGCAAATGCTATTGCGTTTGCCAGCTGCATCAGCTAGGATAGAACCATGGCACAACGATACGTTCCAATCAGCCGCGAAGAGTTCACCGCTGTTATGACCAAGGCCGGGTTCACCGAGGTCCGACTGCAGGGTTGCCTGGAGGCCGTGTTCGAGCGCCAGGTGGTGCGCGAGCCCAGGGTTGGCTGCGGCTGCACCGCACCGGCAGGCGGCGAGCTGCCCAAGCATTACCCGTACAAGGTCAGGATTTATAGCACGATAGATTTGCGCGACGACGCGAGCCGGGACTGCGGCACGGATGCAATCAGGGTGCAGCTGGTTGATATGGAAACCGGCAAGCCCCTGGCGGTCGAGCGCAAGGTGCTGCGGACGAAAAGCGCACTACCGAACACGCTGGAGCGGGCCAGGGACCTGTGGCGCTGGGTGCTTGACCCCAAACACTACTGCCCGCAGTGCAAGCACCTGCTGGTCGAGCGCGAGGGCAAGTTCGGGACGTTCCTGGGATGCAGCCGCTACCCGACTTGCAAAGGGACCCGCCAGCCATGAACCATGCACAACCCGCCAGAGGAGCGCGAGCCAGTACGCGGCGGGAACCAGAAAAAGGGCGCGAGCCATACAAAACGCGAGGACCATTTGCCAGGCGCGAGCCACCTAACCGGCGAGACCCGTTCGGAGCGCGCGAGCCAACGCCTAAAGCGAAGCCCAAGCCTGGGGCGCGAGCCATACAAGACACGAAACCCAATAGAGGTGCGTGCATATGAGATTCCATTACGCTGAACGGAAACTGTCATTCGAGGACGGCCCGCTGCCGCTGGACTTCCCCAAGCTGGAGCGGATCACCGAGCTGACCCCGGCCTACGACCGGCGCAGCCCCGACCCCAACCGGAATTACGGCATTCACGGAGTTGATTTGTGGTTTTGGTTGAAGGGGCCGGAGGGCGCGGTCCAGTTCCACCTGATGACCAACTGGTGGCCGCTCAGCATTCAGAATGAGAAGCGGTCGGGCTTCGACGCCCGGAAGTTCAAGGTAGGGACCAGCGTTGCAGCGAAGATGGTAACGCACATGCGCTACCGAGGTGACGACGCCGACAAGGCACTCGAACGGGTACTCAAGCACCAGGAAGAGATGGCCAAGCAGGGCGTCTCAACCAGCGAGGAAATCACTGAGTGCGTGGACACGAGCGCTCACAGCTACCCGATGCCCGCCGACCTCGGGTATCACAGCCGGACACCCAAGTATGAGAACCACAAGCCAATGGGGACGACCAAGACCTACTGGCGCGAGGCGACCGAGGAGGAGCGCGCAGTGATGCCGAGCCTCAAGAAGGTGCCCGATGTGTTCGACACCGACACCTTCTCGCACTGCGAGCTGACCGACGGCGAGCCCTGCTTTTATGACGGCTCCGGCCTGAACGCCGAGCGGATCTACGCCATCCTGCTGGAGGAGGGGTCGGACGGCGTGTGGGAGGCGCTGGGGCGTTACTACTACGCGATTTTTAGGAGCGAATGAGTTGCCAGCTGCTAGGGCTGGTGCTAATGATAAGGAGCCTGTGCAAAAACTATGGCCAAGAACAAGTCAACACTACCGACCGGAACGATGAAGCTCCAGGGCACGATTGCCGGGAAGCCCTACCCCGAGCGCATCCTGCGCCAGCGGGTCATCCACGACCACTGGGCGCAAATGGGCCGTGAGCGCTGGGAAGGCGTGAGCGCCAAGGAAAAGACCGCCATCAGCCGCAAGGGCGCGATGAGCCGGGCAGCTGCCGCCAGGGAGCTGAAGGCCGAAAAGACCAAGGCCAAGCCGAAGAGTAAGCCGAAGGCCCAGCCAGCCGCGCCAGCCAAGAAAGCGCCTGCGCGCCGAGCGCTGTCGCCGCTTGAGCGGCAGATCGACGAAGCGACCGGCTACGACCAGTCGCCGGACTATGAGGAGAGCGCCCCCGTGGAGCCGCGCGAACAATGGCCCAAAGAGCAGCAAGACGACGCATAAGGTATGAAGGGCCTCGGGGGTCCGGCGCTGGCATCACGGTCCCCGAGGTCGCCTGGTGGCGGCTGCGCAGGCCGTGCCCAACCTGCCCGTTCACGGATTCACCGTACCGAGTGGAGCTGCGGGCCGGACGAATGGAAAGCATCCAGCAGGGGCTGCTCAGGGGAAAGTCGTTCATTTGCCACGAGACCATAAAATACGGAAAGCGAAATAAGGCTAAAGAAAAGCTGTGCTGTGGCGCTTTGGACTTTCAAAGCCAACATGGAATCGTTGCTGACATCGTCCAAATAATGACACGGATAGAGGCAGCCAATGAAATGCACGCCACCGAAAGCCGGGGACAAGTTCAGCCGTCTGACAGTGATAACCCTGCTTCCCATCATGGGCAGAAGCAGAGAGGCACTGTGTGTGTGCAACTGCGGAAAACGCGCGGTCGTCCTCGTAAACAGCCTAAAGAGGGGGAACACTAGGTCATGCGGCTGCTGGAAACACGAACAGCAAATTCGCCTTGCCCCACTGAGGGCACTGAAGCATGGGCAAGCACACACGAGCACATACCAATCGTGGATCGCGATGAAGGCCCGCTGTCTTCGCGTCAGCCATCAAGCATTTGAAAGCTATGCCGGTCGAGGTATTACCATCGACCCCCGCTGGTTAGAATTCCAGAACTTCTACGCCGACATGGGGAACCGGCCATCCGGCAAGAGTCTGGAGCGTAGGGAGAACGACAAGGGCTATTGCAAGGACAACTGCTACTGGGCAACGCCAAAGGAGCAGGCGCTCAACCGGCGCGACACTGTGTTCGTCACATTCCGGGGCAAGCACGTAAAGCTGTTCGAGCTAGTCGAGGCCCTATGCCTCAACTATACCCGAGTGCGTCAGCGGCTGTTTTATTCACACTGGCCACTTGAAAAAGCCTTATTTGAACCCGTTCAAGACAGCCGCTTTAAACACCGGGGTGGGCAGGAAACGGCACCGCAGTGAAATTGCGGGGATGGCCAGTGTGCGACCGCTGACCACCCCCTGACATCATCCGTCGAGGAGGACGGACAATGCTGAAGAAAAGAATATCGTTACTAGCAGCTGGCGCAATCGTGGCCACGCTCGGCACGGCGCGGGCGCAGTTTCAGAGTTACGGCTACACGCCCTGGCAGCATCAGGGGCCGACCTTCGTGCGGCCCAACAACCCGTTTGACCCGAACCAGGGCTATACGATCACCGGCCCAGGAGGACAGATGAGCTTCGCCCGGCCCAACAACCCGTTCGATCCCCACAGCGGCTGGACGGTAACCGGCCCTGGCGGGCATCAATCCTTCATCACACCCAACAGCCCGTTTGATGCCAGCCAGGGCTGGACCATCACTCATTGAATGGTGACTGCCATAATGGCGCTGCACTTCTCAATTTAGGAGGGAATAATGCGCCGACCGAAGGCATCGAAACCGATACTGACCATCGAGCTTTACGGTCCATTTCACGGCTGTGCCTCAATCGTAGCCCGCGACCGCAACGGCAAGCAGATCACCGACCCGAGCCTAATCCTGGGCGATGGCTGGAAGCGCTTCAAGCGCGAAGTGGACGCGTGGCTAAAGCGACCAGACGAGGCATCAACTAACTAACCTTGTGACGGGGTGCCTGTAATCGGCTTCAGGCCGGGCAGGACAGAGCCCACCCCCTAACTCTCCCTGCCCAGCCCCGTCACACCACCAAAAGTTATTGACGTGAATTAGTTAACTGGTTAAGCTGGCTAGCTGGAACAGCACTAAGGTATTCGCCATGTCCAACACCGCCGAGGTCATCGCCCTGCATCAGGGCAGCGAAATGTCAGAGAAGGAATTCGAGCAAGAGTATGCTCGAATCGTGGAAACCTGGGGCACAGGACATCTCAAGGACGGCAACGCGCGCCGGGCGATGGCCGTGGCACGGCTGGCCGCCAACAGCGGCTGGACACAGGAACGCATCGGCAAGCGGCTAGCCATGAGCCATCAACAAGCTGATCGGACGATCCGTTTTGGCAAGTTCCTGAATTGGAAGACTCTTGCACCCATGGGTGCAAAACTTCCACCACTGACCGAGAGGAAATTCAGAGGCCACTGGCTCAAGACCAGCGAGAGCGCCCCTGAGTTCGAGCGCTTCGCCGAAGTCGTCAAGCTGATCGAGGCCGAGCCCCTTGCGACAGAGCCGAAGCGGACCAAAGAGCAGCGGGCCGAAGATTCAAAGCGGGCCAAGCACATCACCAAGCAATTCGGCGACGGCAAATGGCATGAGGCCAAGACCATCGCCAAAGCCCTCGGCATGCCTGTGGAAGAAGTCAGCGACGCGATTAAGGCGGTGCCTGTTCCGCCGCCAGCAGTTGACCGGCGCACATTCAAGATTGAGCAGGGAGGCGGCGGCGCGGTCGCCCGCTATAGACTCTTTAGACAAGATAAAACATTAAGTAGCGATGAGCTACGGGAGAAATTGCTGCCACTTCTCAAAGCAGTCGATGACGAACTAGCCCAACAAATGAAGCACCAGGCGTATTGGTCGCCGGGAAACATTCGCACTGAGCTAATCAAACTTCGACGAACATTTGACCAGTTGACGGCGCAATAGCCGTTCTGACCGACGGCGCTGAAATCGGTCCTAACCTGGAGTGTCTATGAGCTACAAGATTCTTGAAGCGATAGCGACGGACTTTGACAAGAAGCTATCGGACAACGGCAAGCCAGAGGTTGAGCTGCCCGAATTCTTCCGGGACATGCAGCCCTGGGCCGGGGAACGCGAGCGGCTGGAGAAGCGCGTTAAGTACCTCAAGGAGAAATTCGAGAAAGGACTCACCGTGCCATTCATCTGGTCCTATGCCACGCTGCCGGACGGCACAAACCTGCGGGTCAATGGCTCGAATTCGTCCGACGCGATTTGCCGTATGGACGGCAACCGGCCAAAGGACGCCGTCGTCTATCTCACCCACTACGCAATCGACGCCATCGAAGACATGGCGCTCATCTTCCGGCAGCATGACGACCGGGCATCCGCCCGATCCCCGCTGGAAGTGTCCGGCGCGTACCAGGGGGTCATTCCCTCCTTAGGGAAGGTCGCCAAGCCCACGGCCAAGCTGGCAATTGAAGGGATCGTCTGGCATATGCACCGGGTCGATGGCTTACCCGTGCCAAAAGGCGACGACATTTATGAGATGTACTGGAAAGCAATATACCAGCCGTTCGTCGAGTGGCTCGGTACGGTCGTCAGCGTCAAGACGAAAGAGCTGAAGCGCCCGGAAATCGTTGCCGCGATGTACGGCTGCTTCCTCGCAAACGAGCACGAGGCCCGCGCCTTCTGGCTCGACGTAGCCCGCAACGGCCATGACCCGAACGACCTCACCGACCCCAGCACAGCACTGGACGCATGGCTCCTTGTAGTCCTCGAAGGGAACGGCCCCAAGCCGCTCCAGGAAATCAAGCCAGCGCAGGTGTACCAAGGCTGCGTGAATTGCTGGAACTCCTACCGCCTTGGCAGGCCGGTCAAGGACGTTCGCTTCGACACGCGCAAGGGTCTCGCGCAAATCGAGGTCTAACCAGATGGGTGACGGAGTTGCCGCTCTGTCACCCTCAGTATCCCACCCAGTATATCGGATCACCCGGACGCTGATCGACATAATGCCAGCGCACGCCGTAGTTGTGCGCTGGCATTTCTACTTGACGCCAGTGACAGAGATAGAGCTTGGGCTCCAGGCCGCAGGCGCGCGGATTATGGGGGCAAGGGTCCACCAGGAGGGTGTCAGCCAGGGAATTGTCAGGGCAGAGCGGTGGCATGACCGTCACGCGGTACGTGGTCACGCACCCAGGCAGGGTCAGGAGCAGGACAAGGCTACTCCACCTCGCCGCCGTCAGATTCGTCCCCTGGCTCGTCTGGCCAGTCCGTCAGGTCGCCCAACTCCGAATCGGGGCTCATATCGCGATTCTCGGGCGCTGGAGGGCTATCTGGAGGCAGATAGCGGTCGTCGATGGGCTCGACCGGCTTGGGGCCGACCGGCTCGTTCGACCATTCGACCTTGTAGCTGCCGGAGCTGTTGGGGAGGTCGGTCATCCCAGGGATGGTCAGCGGCTTGGGCGCATCCAGGCCGTAGATCGACCGGATGTCGGCGAGCGCACCTCGGGCCTCGGCCAGGAAGCGATGATCGCCAATTGATCGCTCTACAGTCTTCTTCGTCAGGTCCACCTCGGACTCGCCGCCCTTCCCGGCCATGGTGCCGGTCTCGCGGACGACCTTGGTGTTCGGTTTTCGGGAATCCTCGAACGATGCCAGGGCGAGGTCGGCCACCTGTTCGAGCATGCGGACCTGCCTAGCCTTCATTTCCGCGACCGAGGCGATAGTGATTTCGTTGTACCGGGCCTCGACCCGTCGGATGAGGGCATAGACCGAGGCGACCTTGTAGCCGAGCGCCTGGGCGATATAGGCCACCGACTTACCCTGACTGATGAGAGTCCAGACGCGGGCCTCGCGCTCACGGGCCATGGCCACGTCCTGGCGGGTTACTGCGCCACCGGGCACCCGATGCTTACCCTTCATCATTTGCGCGGCTTCCTGGTGCGCTTGGCTTTGGTGGCGGCCTTGGGTTTAGCCGTGCGGGTGGCCTTCTTCGGCAGCTTGCGCTTCTTGCCCCGGATCACGGTGCCAATGCGCCGACGGAGGCGGCCCAGGGTCCGGCTGCCGCGCCCGAGGACACGGCCACGCCTCGGAGACGCACCTGTCCGGCGCGCTCGACCGGCCCGCGCCCTGGTCGGACGCTTGGCCTTCCGCCCTCCGCGCTTACGACCGGCGCGGCGGGTCGATTTGTCCTGGCTTGTCGCCTTGGCCATATCGCTCTGGTGTGGGCAGGAAACGGGACCTCAACGAAGGTATCTCGATCACCCGCTCCTTGCGCGTGTACACGGGCTCTGGCTTCCTCACCTCAACCTCATCCTCTGCCATTCTGGAACCCCTCCAGTTGCTGCTTCCGTACTACCAGCCGGGGCTCGATGAATTCAACCGGAAAAGCCTGCTTTTTACGGAGCACTGGAAAGGTCTGGAGCTTCTTCTTGTCGGCGTAGACCCACAGCCGGGCCGGGTGGAAGTCGAGAATGGCCTCGATCACGCGGGTCTCGTCGCGGATTTCCTTCTTGGTGAATTTGCCGTACTTGCCGCACAAATTGATGCTGAGGGGTGACCGGCCCGGAATACCGTCGAACGCCCAGTCGAGGTCCTGCAGCGCGACGCAGATATCGGGGACGACCATCATCCCGGCTTCCTGCATATAGCGGCCCACCCAGCGCGAGCGGAAGGTGTTGAACAGACGCCGGGCAAAGGGCCAGAAGGCGAAGACCGAGAAATTCGGAGTTACAGCGCGAGTGGTGCCACGTTCCAGGAACCGCCCAACATACGTGTCGGGCTGCGCCCACCAACAGTCGATCTTGTGATCGGCGGAATGGAAACAGAGAATGGCCTGCTTCCAATCGAGCCCATCCGAGCTGTCCGCATCGAAGTTATAGGCATACGGCGGGGGGCCGTTTGTGATTCCTGTGCCAGCCCAAGTGCTAGGGGCTGGGCAATCCAGCAGACGGTCAACCCGTAGCGCGGGGAGGTCGTACTGGCCCACACCCTCCCAGTCCTGGTCGGGATCGGGGACCGGGTATTCGCCCTTCCTCCGGTCCAGGGCATCGTCGTCCGTTGTCGTATCATCTGCCAGCTCCAGCAGGGCGTTAATCTCGCGGGTGTCGAAACCGCTGGCAGCAGCGAGGTCGTCTGCGCCATCGGCCTCCAGCTGCTTCAGTTCCTCGGCGAGCAGGGCTTCATCCCAGTCGGCGGCCTCGGCCATGCGGTTGATCGAGATGCGCAGGCCACGCACATATTTCTCGGTCGCCGTCGGCGGGATTATCACCACCGGAACTGTGCGGCGCTTCAGGAGGCAGGCTGCCTTAAATCTGAGATGCCCATCAACGATCTGCGCTTTGCCATTGCCCAGTTCCTGCACCACCATCGGCACCGTGAAGCCATACCGTCGGATGGCGTCGGCCATTTGCCCGACCACATCGTCGTTAATCCTGGGGTTTCGATCATAAACCACGATGTCCGCCACCGGCCACTCAACAATTTCGAGCCGGGGCTCATCGGTGTGGGCAGGAAACGGGGCCGCAGGCTTGGGACGCCGCCCCGGTCGGACCAGGGCGGCCTGTGGGGGAAACGGATGGACCCCTGGCGGGAGGTCCTTCACACGGGCTGAGGTTCTAGGCATGTGCCCTAGCCTCCTCTGCACGTGCAGCTTGCATGCGGAGGGCTTTAAGCCGTGCATGGAAGATGCCCGAGCGGTAGAGGCCGAGGAACAGCGGCAAGCTAACGCCCGCGCGCTGAGAAGTTATGTGAAGGGGGAGCCCTAAGAGCGACAGGCGATAGATTTGCTGCTTTTGTTTCGCATCAATCAGCACCTACGAAGTGCTTATCATGGGGAGGAGGGCTTTACAACTGGGGAGGTTGGAGGCCGGTGGAGGGAAGGGGGTAGCTTCGGGCCACCACCGGCATCACATGCCACATCGTCTCTGGCAAACCCTGGCCGGGTGAAACAGCTTAGAGATTATGTGGCCACGGAGTGAATGTCAATCAAACGGCTTCCACCAGAGCCGGGGTTTTATTTCTTCCGGTACTGCTGCATACCACAGATTCCAGACCGCGACCCAGTCATCCTCCTCGACGCCGATGCGCTGGCAAAGGAAGACGAAACTCCAGCCGCTGATGTGGAGCCAGGGGCGGTCCCAGCCGCGCTCCCACCTCCTAATCAGCTCGGCAGTGTACGGGTGACGCAGGCTGGTCTTGCCCTGTCTCGTCGCGTCCTCTTTAAGGAGTTCGATCAGAGAGTTCCGGCTGATCCCTCGAAGCCGCCGCCACTTCCACAACGGGTTGTTCAGCAGCCACGTTTCCTGTTCAGGCGAGAGCGCCCTTAGCTTTCCCTTCATTGGAGCCCCCAAACCGGCTGTCGAGCCAATCCGCCCAGTGTTGCTTTAGCATCGTCTCCTCAAGACCTGTCCACTTAGCCAGTCTTTTGAAGGCCGCCCCACCAGCGTGGTGCCAGGGAAGGCTCCGGCCTGCAAACCAGCTGCTCACCATTCCCTGCGTCACATAGGATGCCTGACTCGGCGTGACCGGGTTCCGGCTGCCAATGCCATTCAGCTCGTCAGCAATTCCACGAGGGCTGAGGCCGTCCTTCAGGACGAGCAGCCGGTACACGAAGTTCTTCTCAGGGTCGGGCTTGTACTTCCTCGTCCGCTCCAGGCTTATAGCGTCGATGCCAAATGAGATCCGCTCCTCGGCCTCCGGGTAGTGACTCATCACGCGCTCGTCCAGATCAGCCCTCATGGCTACCCGCTCTTGCCGCCAGCCTTCCCATGCAGCGCGAGCCTGCTCCTGAGTCAGGCCGCAATAATCAGCAATGGCCCTGCAATAACGGCGGCTGCCCTTCGGGGCGAACGGATTGCAGGAATCCTCCAGCCACTTCTGGAGAGTGGACCGGCTGCATCCCAGCAGATGCACAGTAGTGCTGACGTTGTGGCCCCTCCGCCGCTGGGCCTGGGTAATAATGTTGCGGGCTTTGAGCCATAGCTGCTGCTCCACGATAGTCATCCTCAACGACCTCCCATCTTATCTATGCCCACACAGGGGCACCTCTATCTGTATGAGAATAGTGGGAGCCTACAACAACAGAGAGGGAAAGGCAGGTAAATCAACAGGAAAATTCACAGCCCCCTGCACGTCGAGTAGCGCTGACACCCCTGCTTCCCCGTGGTTGTTGAGGAATTCCGCCAAGAGGAGGAGGCCCCTATATATTTCGCGAGATGGTGAGGGACCTTGCGTGCAAGGGTAAAATGCCCCGGAGGGCATTCTAAAGAATAGGAGCAAGAGCTGTGCCAAAAAGCCGCGCCTCTGCAATGGTTTTCGCTGATTGGTCGGCTCACGCGTCTTGCTTGGGCTTCGCCACGCTACTGGCTCACGCGCCTTCATCGGGGCTCGCAGGATTATCGGCTCGCGCTTAGCTTGTGGGCTTCGCGACGTAGCTGGCTCGCGCTGTTGCTGTTGGGCCTCGCTCCTTCCACGGCTCGCGCAAGTACGCTGGGCTCCGCACCTTCCACGGCTCGCGCGTAATGAATGGGCTTCGCTTAACGAATGGCTCGCGCGCTACGGACGGGTTCCGCGTCTCCGTTGGCTCGCGCTTCTACAATGGGCCTCGGCCATCCCACGGCTCACGCTTCAGTTTAGGGTCCCGCACTTTTCACGGCTCACGCATCGTCTTTTGGGCTTCGCCTCTTATATGGCTCGCGCCTCATGTACGGGTCTCGCCAACATGACGGCTCACGCGCACCAAACGGGCCTCGGTTTGTCCTCCGGCTCGCGCCCGCTCTTGGGGTCCAGCTTGTTTTTCGGCTCACGCTCAACCAATGGGCTACGCAGATACCACGGTTGCGGCCCCGTTTCCTGCCCACCCCATGAACACGCGCTTCGTCTGGGCTCCGCTTACGATCTGGCTCGCGCTCAACCAATGGGCTACGCCGTTAATGTGACTTACGGCCCCGTTTCCTGCCCACACCGGGAGCGGTTTACCTGCCTCTCGGCCCGCATCCAGCTATTATTTGCATATTGGCTGTGAGGATTGCTAGCTGTATCATCGAAGCCAGCTGAAGGAGAGGGAAGTGGAAGAGAGCAAGGCCGAAACCATCAAGGCGGTGATCGAGCGCATCAAGTACAGGTCTCCCGACGGGTTCGCCATTGGTATTGCGCGGCTCGTGGACACGGACGACAACACCAGCTTCGCGGTCAAGGGCACCATCGGGACCATCTCACTGGACACGCCCTATGAGTTGCGCGGCGGCTGGGAGGAGCATCCGCGCTACGGCCTTCAGTTCGCCGTCACCAGCTTCGCGATGATTCATCCCACCGACCTCGACGGCATCAGCCGCTATCTGCGCAACAACATTCGCTGGCTGGGTCCCGTGCGCTCGAACATGCTGATGATCAAATTCGGCGAGCGCACGCTTGAGATGCTGCGCAACTATCCGGTCAACGTCGCCGCCGAAATTCCCGGCATCTCGGTCGAGAAGGCGATGGAAATCTCCATCGAGATGAAGGCCAAGCAGAAGGCCGAGCGGCTGCTGGTCGAACTCGAATCGATCTTCGCCGGGACGCTCATCACGCGGCCCATCCTGAGCCACGTGGCCTCCGACTGGGGCGACGACGCCCCCAAGCTCATCCGCGAGAACCCCTACGCGCTGATCGAATTCTTCAAGGGGGTCGGCTTTCAGATGGCCGACAGCGTCGCGCGCAAGCTCGGCATCAAGCTGGACGACCCCTTCCGGCTCAAGGCCGGGATTATCTACACCATTCAGCAGAGCACGGCGCAGGAAGGCCACGTCTGCTTCACCCGGCTGTACGTCACAGCGATGGCCGCAACCACGCTGAAGGTCGAGCAGTCCAAGCTCATCCCGGTCCTCGACGGGCTCGTCAGCGGGCTTGAACGCTCGCCAATTGTCGAAGAGGAGGGCCATGTCTACTACAAGGAAACCCTCGCCGACGAGCACTATATCGCTAACCGCGTGCGCTTGATGCTGGAGCGGCCCTTCACCAAGGTGCAGCCCTTCTATGGCTCGCTGAAGGAGGACCAGGCCGGGGCGCTTGAGAGCATGGCGCGCGGCCAGACCCGGATTTATGTCATCACTGGGCCGCCAGGGACCGGGAAGACCTTCCTGGCCAGTCATATCATCCAGTCCTACCGCGCCCAGGGGCTGCACATTACGCTGGTCGCGCCCACCGGCAAGGCCGCCAAGCGCATGCAGGAGCAGACCGGGGTTGAGGCTTCGACCATTCACCGCGCGCTGGAGCCGCTGCCGCCCAACCTGACCGGCAAGGGCCACTGGGACTTCCGGCGCAACGCCGACAATCCGATTATTACCGATGTAATAATCTGCGACGAAGCCTCAATGCTGGACAACTGGCTATTCGCCCGGATGCTCCAGGCTATCGCTCCCAGCACGATGTTGATACTCATTGGCGACGTTCACCAGCTACCCAGTGTCGGGCCGGGCAACATCCTGAAGGACCTCATTTCAGCGGGCGTGCCGACAACTGAGTTAGACTCAATCAAGCGCCAGGACGCCGGACTGATTATCACCAATTGCCACCGCATCAAGAACGGCCAGCCGATTGAAATCCCCCACCCGGACCCCGAGCTGGATTTCATGTTCATCCCGCGCAGCAACGAGGAGAGCATCGCCTCCGCCGTCGTCACCCTGCTCAAGCGCATCCCGGAGTACGACCGGCTGAAGCCGCTGGACCCGATCAACGACATTCAAATCATCGTACCGCGCCGGGTGTCGGTCGCGCTCAGCTGCGAGAAACTCAATCCGATATTGCAGGAGGCGTTGATCGGCAAGCCCGAGCAGGGCGTCTTCCAGCAGGGCGACAAGGTCATCCAGTGCTGGAACGACTACGAGCACGGGGTCATGAACGGCGACATCGGGCGGGTACTCGACATCGTCGGCAAGTCGATTTATGTGCGGTTCGAGACTCCCATCCGGGAGGTCGAGCTGCCGCTTCACGGCAATGACCTGGAGCTGGCCTATGCCATCACTTGTCACAAGTTTCAGGGGAGTGAGGCCCCAGTCGTGATCGTGCCGGTGCATGTCTCGGGCGGTCCCAGAGTCTGCCAGCGGCCCTGGATTTACACCGCGATCAGCAGGGCCAGAAAACTCTGCGTGCTGGTCGGGCAGCGCCAGGAAATCATCGAGATGATCAGGCGCAAGGGAAATACAACCCGGTTCACCCGGCTGCAACAACTATTGAAAGGATAGAGCATGAAAGTTCACCGCCGAAGCCTGAAGGACCGGCCCAAGATGTTTGCCAGCCTGATCGAGCCCGTGGACACACCACCCGCGACGCCCCGTTTCCTGCCCACCCCGAAACCGAGGACCGCCGAGAAGATGGGCAGCCGCTATATGAAGGAATTGGGCCGTCGAGGGGGCAAGGCCAATGTCACCAATAACGGCCCCGAGCACATGGCCGCCATTGGCAGAAAGGGTGGCCAGCACCCCAGGAGGGTATGATGGACGCACCCCGGATGGTCAACGCCGACCAGCTGATCGAGATGATTGTGAATTACTACCGCCAGCGCTGTCATAGCCACGGCTTCGATGAGGACGGCCCCGTCTACAACTGCAACGCCTGCCACACCCAGATCATGCACACCGACGGGGCCATCAGCATCCACAGCGTGGTCGCCCAGGTCTGCGCGGGCTCTGGCGCGGTGCTGCACCTCCAGCTGCCCTACTGCATTCAGTGCGAGGGGCCGCCCAGGGAGACTTCAGGCTGTGTCCACATCACCAACGGCCACCGGCTCTAGGTGTGGGCAGGAAACGGGGCCGCAAGGAAGGTGTATGGCTGTAAAGTATGACAAGTCGCTGTTCGACCGGCTGATCAACGGCCTTGGCCAGGGACAGGTCGTCAGCTTCCGCCAGCTGCGCGAGATCTACGGGGATGACTACTCGCCCAACTACCTGAGCACGGTCCTGTCGAGCTTCGCGGAGGAGACCGGCGACTCCGTGCGCCAGGGGCGGCAGCCGCGCTTTCGCCGGGTCAGCCCTGGACGCTACGAGATTCTGTAATGGCGAGCGAAGTTAATTTCAGTGATCGAACGAAGAAGCCACCGCCCGATCCCCACTGGTGGCGGCTGGAGCAGGCCGAGGTCCACCTGCCAGGCCGCCATCTGATCCTGCGCCGGGATTTCCCGGTATGGGTCTGCTTTCTGTGCGGGGACTGGTCATTCGAGTCGCCCCAGTTCCACCACCCGGCGTACCACAACCCCTGCGTCACTCACCCTTAGGTGTGGGCAGGAAACGGGGCCGCAGTGAAGGTGAGCCATTTTCGTCGCGAAGCCCGTATGAAGTGCGCGAGCCATAATACGCACGAAGCCCGAGGAGTTAGCGCGAGCCAGCTTACAAGCGGAGCCCATGCTTGATGCGCGAGCCACTCTCAGCACGAGACCCAATGCCCGAGCGCGAGCCAACAGTAAAGCGAGACCCATCCGTGGCGCGCGAGCCATTGTGGGGGCGAAACCCATCTGGAGAGCGCGATTATTTTCCACCAGCTGAATTAGCTGCTTGACAATTTTGCCAACAGCTGGCAAAATAGGTCATATGAAAAAGCCAGTCGCCAACGAAAACGAGATCGCCGAGAGGCACCTCAAGGCAGTCACCAGCTCCAACATCAACCGGGTCGGTTACAACCCGGCGAGTGAGACGCTTTTTGTCGAATTCCACGGCGGGCGGCTCTACGCCTATGACGGCGTACCCGCCAAGGTTTATCGGGAATTCGAGGCCGCCAGCAGCCTGGGCCAGTTCCTCAACCTGATCATTAAGCCCGGCTACAGCTTTCGGCAGATCGGCGGGAAGGCCGCGAAGAAGGCCAGCAAGTAGCCATTGGGCCAGCGAAACCCATTCTATGTGCGCGAGCCAAACCTTACCCGAAACCCACTATACGAGCGTGAACTAATATGGCACAACTACTCCAAAGCCCAATCCTTCTGGTCCAGGACCCGGCCCTCCAGGCGATCATCTGCAAGCTGAAGACCCTGGGCATCAAGGGCAGCGTGACCACGGTTCACACTGGCCCGACGGTATCGACTGCACTCTTCACGCCCGAGGGCAGGACCTGCATCGGTGAGCTTCAGCACGTGACCCAGGACCTGTCGATTGCGGCCCGTGGGCAGGTGCGAATCTTCCCAGCGACTGACGAGGGGGCCATCGGCATCGAGTACCCCAATAGCAACCGTCAGATCGTCAACTATGCAGGGCTGGCAAGCTGCCGCGAGGTCCAGGCGATTCCACGCAGTCAGCGGCTGACGGTGCCTCTCGGGGTTGATACCCACGGCAAGCCAGTGCTCGTGGACCTTACGCAGCTGCCGAACCTGCTGGTCGCCGGGACCACCGGCAGTGGCAAGTCGATGCTGCTGCACTCGATCATTCTGTCGCTGCTGGCGCGCAACGAGCCTGGACAACTGGAGCTGGTCCTGATCGACCCCAAGATGGTTGAGCTGACCCCCTACCGCAAGCTGCACAACTACTTGCGCGACTTCGTCACTGACTCCGCCGAGGCCCTGGAGACCCTGGAAGACCTCGCGCTCGAAGTCGAGGAGCGCTATGAGGAGATGGCCGAAGCCGGGGTCCGCAAGGCAAGCGCGCTCGGGCTGTCTAATATCGTGGTGGTGATCGATGAGCTGGCCGACCTGACCACGAGCAGCGCTGACCGCAAGGCGTTCGAGCGGGTGCTGCGCAAGTTGACCGGCAAGGCCCGCGCGGCTGGCGTCTACCTGATCGTGGCCACGCAGCGGCCCTCGGTCAACGTCGTGACCGGTGTGGTCAAGGCAAATTTGCCAGCTAGACTGACTTTCCGGTTGCCCAGCATCTTCGACAGCCGTACTGTGATTAACGAGGGTGGTGCTGAGAACCTGCTGGGCAGCGGCGACGGGCTCTTTCGAGGAGCTGGCATCCAGGTCCGGCTGCAATGCGCCTACGTTTCCGACAGACACATCGCCAACGCCGTCGCCAACCACGCGCCCCCACCAGAGCCTGAACCCCAGCCCCAGGGCTGGAGGGTGGCCCAGTGGATCACAAGGGTGCTGGAGTGGTGGAAACGTACAGCATGGGGAACGGATCAGACAGCCATAGCATGACGTTAAAAATGCAGCATAACTCTCAAAAGGATAGGAAGATGAAAAAGCAGGGAAGGGTAGAACAAACCAAAAAAGGAGTTGGCACAGGCAAAGGCGCAACTGTTCGCCCTTCCCCTGCCAAAGCCAAACCCTTGAGCGCCAGCGAGAAGAAGGTGCTGGACAACCAGCTGCCGCTCGCGCTGGTCCCCAAGGAAGCCCGCACGCCAGTTAGGCAGGCATATGACCTGGAGGTGGTTGACCGCGCCACCATGCAGCAGGCCACCGACCTCATCGGCGTGTTGAAGGCGCTGGTCGGCAAGATTGAAGAGGACTATGAGCCCCAGCTGAAATCGGCCCGCGACACCCTGGCCAAGATCCGGAAGGCCAGGGATGACAAAACCGGCCCGCTGGCCGACGCCATCGCCATGCTGCGGGACAAAAACGAGCAGTGCGAGGACAAGCTCAAGGAAATCGCGCGCAAGGCCGCCGTCAATGCCACCAAGGCCGCCCGCATTGCAGAGGAGCGCGAGCGGCGCAAGGCGGCAGCGGATCTGATCATTCAGGGCAAAGAGGCCGAGGCCGCCCGGCTGCTGGCCGCTCCGTCGGACGTGCAGGAAATCAAGGCCCAGCCGATTCAGCTCAATGGCCGGATTCAGCAGATCCGCTGGAAGTGGGAGTTGCGCGACATCAGCAAGGTCAACCCGGACTACCTGACCACCAAGGACGGCGAGATTACCGCCCTGGTCCGCACGTTCGGAAAAGCCGACCCGGCCCGCCGCGAGGAAATCAAGCTGCTGCTCGGCGAGGGCATTGATGTGATCGAATACCCGGTGGACAGCTATGAGACCGCCGAGGAGGCCGAGGCATGAAAAAGCAGCCCAACCCGATTGACGCCACCGTGCGCGCCACCGCCTCGCCCTGGTGCGCCGCTATCAAGGACGGCCCGGTCTGGTTCTCTGTTTCGAGCCAGCATAGGTTTGACGACCGCAAGGCCGCCGAGGTGTGGATCGAGGAAAATCAGCCGCGCTGGATGGGGAAGCTGGTCGCGAAATTGGCCCTCGAATGCGGAAGAAAGTAATCACCATGGATCATGACACCATAGTGCTCAAAAGCCAAGCCAAAGCGAAGGTTGAGAGGTTCGATGCCGTCATGGAGGCCCTAGTAGCAGAAGGATACATTGGCGACGACATTACCGAGGGGAAGCACAACGCCATCATGATCGTAGCAGCGATCCTGGCTGCCAGTATTCCGGAGCCGTAATCACTCGGGAGGTGGCAGAGCCTGGATGAATGCGCCGGACCCGAACTCCGGTCGGCGGGAGCCCCTGGAGGATGCGCGCGTCCTCGCCAGCTCCCGCCGCGAGTGTTCAAATCACTCCCTCCCGACCTCATTTTCGCTTTCCTACGAGAACTTATGGAATACGAATCTATAAAACGGCGGCTAGCCTGGGGGAAAATTTCACTTTGGTGTTGAAACCGTGGCCGGGGTCAGGGATAATTCTCATCAGCACGGCCATCGCGCTGTCCCTGACCAGCTGCCCCCAGCAGCCCCCTTCGACTCCACACCCTGACCCTTCAGCCCAGACCGGCTCGATCAACCCCTTTCCTGACTGTGGGAAGCACCCCAATGCGGACGGCTGTCACGTCGGCGACATGATCCGCGACGGCGGCGCGCTCTGGGTCAACATCGGCAAGGCAAGGTAGCACCCCCTTACTTGCGGCCCCGTTTCCTGCCCACACCTAATAGGCCATAATGACGAACGGGAGCACTAAGATGAACGAAAAGGTTCTTCAGTTCACCGATTGGCATACTGGCAGCCCGATCCTGGTGAAACGCCAGGGCACTGAGCTGGTCTCAGCCGTGCCAGTCCATAGCGGTGCCACTGCGCTGAAGCTCAATGTGGACGGTGTGTCCACGCTTTACGATATTAAGGAACCAACGCCCGAAATCCTTAAAATCTTCGAGGAGCGTTCGGCCACGGCCCCCGCAATCGTAGGCAGCGCCGCAGCCGTGACCTTTGAAAAGAAGGCTGCCCTCGGCCCAGTCGCCCCTCCAGGCGAGGCGCTCGACATCGACGAAATTCTGAAGAATCCCGGTTAGATGGTCGATGTTGGCCGCCCTCGCCGGGGTGCTGGCCGCAAACCTGTCCGCTGCTCCCACTGCCGTCAGTATCTCCGCAACCACCCCATCCTGCGGGCCGTCGCCCGCCGCTTTGATTTCGACCCCATCGCCTTCCGCTCACGTATCCAGTGCCGCTACCACCCACGGCAGGCGTTCGCCCGCCAGATCGCAGCATACCTGCTCCGCCTGGAGGGCCACACCTTCCGTGCCATCGGCGGCGCGATGCGCCGCAGCACCGACATGGCCGAGTACAGCTACAAGCGGATTTGCCAGCTGATTGCAACTGACCCGCGCGTGGCCACGCTCGTGAAGGAGCTAAACAGTTTGTCAACCTGAGCGTTTTCCTTTGCTCAATGTGGGAGGGAAAAATGGCGGCTGAAAAAACCGGGTTCCAGAGCCTTCCGCAAATCCTCACGGTGGAGGATATCGCCTACTACCTGCGCATCCATCGCAGCACAGTCTATCGCCTGATCAAGAAACGCGCTCTGCCAGCGTGGAAAATTGGCGCTGACTGGCGATCTGACAAGAAGTCAATCGACGCCTGGATGTTCGCTCAGAGCAACGCCGGGTTATCCACAAGCAAATGATCCAGGGGATTCGCGGCGTTCAATCGCACGCGTCGATTTACTTGACATTCGGTATCTTGGGGAACAATAATCCCCCTTGCGCCGGAATTCGGGAGCAGCGTCTCGGGGACAAGAGTTGCGGTTTCCGGTGCTCGTGTGGTGGAAGTGGAAGGGGAGTAATGCCTGAATGCCTGTTTGTACCCTTCTAAAACATAGCGACCGTTAATTGACCGCCCGCGCGGTCGAGGTATCGGTGTGTTTTATAGAACTGGTCCAGAGCGATCTGGATTCCGGGACGATGGGGTTTTGCTCGTCTCCGATGGTGCGCTGCACGCTGCGCAATGCTCGACCCTGGTAGGACTGCGCTACGCCCTCAAACTGGGAATTCAGCGCGAGGCCGCGCCTGCAATGGCCGGAGTCGGTGGCCACGCTTCGCTCGAAGCGTACTTCCGCACCCGCAGCAAGGCGATGGCCATGCACGCCTTCCGCGAGAACTACAAGGACTGGGCCGACGACAACATCAACATCGGCGAAGAGCGGCTGAGCTATCACAACACCAGCCGGGTGCTGAGCCGATGGTACGATGAGCATCCGTTCGAGGCCATTCCGTTCGACGTGATCAGCGAGGACTTCGTCGAAGTCCCCTTCTCCGTACCGCTCACGCCTGACGGCGACATCGTTCTGATTGGCCGCATGGACCTCGTGCCGGAGGACACCAAGGTCGGCGCATGGCACGTGGTCGATCACAAGTTCACGCGCTCGATTACTTACTGGTGGCAGAGGAAGTTCAGAAGCAATAGCCAGATGTCGGGCTACTACTATGCAGCTGCCACACAGCTGGACAAGACCGTTGCGACCGTCATCATCAATGCGATTGAATTTCCCGAGCCCAGCCGGGAGCCCGAGGCCCGCTGCCGGGAGCACAAGGAATATCGAAACAAGGATGAGTGCTATCCGCTGCATGCGGGCTTCCGCATGATTGAGCTGGACCGCTCGCAATACCAGTTAAATTCGTGGCGGCGGACGGCCATCAACCACGCGCGCAAGTTCGGGCAGATTCTGCAATTCGTCAAGGACCCCGAGCATATTCACGCCCTGCCTCAGGAGGGCATCTTTACCGGGCACTGCCAGTTCTGCCCATTCGAGGACTTCTGTGTCAAAGGCCGTCCTACCGAGGCGCTGGAGAACTACCTGATCGACCAGAGCGAGTGGCAGCCCGACCAGCTGGAAATGATAGAGGCCGCTGCATGACCATCATAACTTTCGCCACCGGCTGTATCGCGTTCGGCCTGACCCTGGCCACCGCCGCCCTGCTTACCTGCTACAGCTTTCAGCTGGCAGCGGTCCCGTTGCAGGCAGTCATCCATGCCACCGTATGTGCGCTCGACGCGTGGCTCGTCTTCGCGCTGCTGCTCGGCATGAGCGCGCTCATCAGGCCGACCCGCAGGAAAGAGCCGGACCTTCACCCGCTCGAACAACCTTCCCGGCTTTACCGGGCTCGTTAATCATCATGGCAGAAGAACATCCCACCATCCGTCTGCTCGATTACGCCGACCCAGGGGCCGGGAAGAGCACCTTCGCCGCGACCTTCCCCAAGCCCATGTGCGTGATGTTCCTGGACACGGCTGGCAAGGAGCAGCCCTATTTCGACCGGGGCCTCGACTATGGCGGCGATGTCAGTGAGATTCTCGACCTCAGCGAAGTGACCGGCATCAAGGGCCTCACTGGCCAGCAGGTATTCAACAAGCAGGGCCAGCTGATCATTCAGATCGAGCACTACCTGGACGAGGACCCCGAGCGGCCCATCGGCTCCGCACGCTTCAAGACACGGCTGGCTGGGCTGCATCACCATTACAACCAGTGGCGGACGTTCGTGATCGACCACATCTCCGGGTTGACCCGGACGTTCACCTACTACGAGCAGTTCCTACGCAATCCTGGCGCTAAGGACCCCCGGCAGTGGATTGGTGAGACCACCTCGATGATCGAGCGCTACATCGCCACGCGCATGGCCAACCTGCGCAGCCACAACGTGGTGGTGCTGGCGCATATCGACGAGCAGAAGGACGAGTTCAGCGGCAGCATGGTGCGGACCATCAAAGCGCCGGGCCGCATGCGCAAGGGACTGGCGGACGCATACTCGGAGATTTACCACGGCTACGTTTCGCGGGATAGCCACGGCAACCGGGAGTATTGGCTTCAGACGCAGGGTGACGCCATGTGGATGGCTGCCAGCCGTCTGCGTCCGATCCCGCCCGACCCCTGCCCCGCGTACTATCAGGCACTTTGGAGCAAAAACGGCAATGGAAAATGAGAAGAGGTGAGGTATGCCAGAACAACAAAGAGCACAGTCAGGGTTACTGGTGAACTGGGATGACATCCCGGATAGCGGAATAGTTCCCAGCGGTTACTATCAGGTGGCCATTGACGCGCTCGAAGCGAGTTACTCGAAGCAAAAACACACGCTCATGTACAAGGGCACGTTCATCGTGCAGGAGCCCCAGGAGTACGTCAATTTTTACATCTTCGATTACTTTTCCCTGGGCAGCGAGGAAGATCCCAACGCCCAGGACCAGGAGCTGCGGCGGCGGTCGTTTGGCTTTCAGAAGCTGAAGGGGCTGTTCAAGGCGCTCGACATCCCGCTGGACGAGAAGCTCGACACCATGTGCAGGACCGCCGAGGGCCAGCAGGTCATGCTCAAGATGACGCTCGGCAAGGACCGTGAGACCGGCAACGACCGCAATCAGGTGTCGCGCTACATGCCCCTCGGCGAACGCGAGCCGGGGCTCGACGACAGCGACAAGGGCGGGCGCATTACCCAGCTCAAGAGCAGCCCTGGTCTGGCCTTCCATGACAGCGGCGACGACGTGGCCACGTCCAACGGAGCCGCACCAGCTGCAAGTGCAAGGCCGCCAGCAAACGCAGCACGGCAGGCCCAGCCCGCTCAGACGGCTCCCAAGACCAGCACCGCCCAGCGGCCCCGGCAGGCCGCAGCACAGGTCGATGAGGGCGACGTGCCAGCTGAGACCAAACCGAAGGCGGCCCTCAAGGTCGAGGTGAAGAAGTGCCCCCTCTGCCAGAAGGACTTCCCGATCAGTGGACCCAATGATCTTCGCGCGCACATGAACGTGTGCGGGATTGAGACGGCGGGCGGCGACTCCGTCGGCGATGGCGGCGCTGCCTGACAAACGTGTGGGGGTGGTGGGGTTGAAGAGGTGTGGGGGTAGTGGAGGCTGACGAAGGTGAGGGGTTGTGGGGTGCGCGAGGAGAGTGGAGCGGTGAAGTGCTGCTGGCGGGCAGCGGAAGCTGCTCTCCTCGCGCGGACATGCCCGGTGTGGGCAGGAAACGGCACCGCAACAAAGGTGGGTCATGCTCAAGAAAGATGAAGTGTCCGATCCGAACAGCTGCCTGAACAAAGCCACTGACGACATGCCAATCTTCGTGCTGAAGGCCGCCGACCTGATCGCGGTCAAGGCACTGTCGGCCTGGATCGCGGAGGCCACCCGATTGCAAGTGAACCAGGCCAAGATTACCGGAGCGTGTAGCGCGCTTGAAAAGTTCCTTGCCTGGCAAGGCGAAAATCCCGAGCGTACAAAAATTCCGGACTGATCTTCTCGTGGTGGGCAGGAAACGGGGCCGCAAGGGCAGGGGGTTGGCCGATGTCAAACTACGTTCCGGGAGTAGGGCCGCTCGACGCCAGCATTGTGGCTTTGGGCGAGGCCCCAGGCAGCAGGGAAGATGAGCTGAAGCAGCCCTTCGTCGGGCCAGCTGGTGAGCTGCTCGACAGCTTCCTACGCGGCGCTGGACTACTGCGTCCACAGATAAGAATCGACAACCTCCGGCCTTACCGGCCACCTGACAATAATTTAAAACGCATCCCCAAGGATGAGATCGCGTACTGGACCGAGGATCTACATCAGCGGATCGCGGACCTGAGAAACCCCGTAGTCGTCGTGCCTCAGGGCAACTGGGCACTCAATGCCTTACTCGGGCTCGACCGCATTACCAAGCGCCGGGGAAGCATTTACAAGTACATCGACCGCAAGAACCGCCAGCTGAAAGTCATCCCGACCATTCATCCGGCAGCGGTCTTCCGCCAGCCGTCGATTGAACGGCGGATAAGAATCGACTGGCAACGCATCGCCAGCGATAGCAAGTTTCATGACCTCAACATTCCCGAGCGCCGCTACATCATCCATCCGAGCAAGGCCGTCATCAAGGACTGGGTCCGGGAATGCCTCGATCACTCCATGGATGAGGACTTCACCCTGGTCTGCGACATCGAGACGCCCAAGGACAAGATGGTCTGCGTTGGCTTCAGCTGGCGCGAGGATGAAGCCATCAGCATCCCGGTGGACGACAAGGAGTATTGGCCGAACTCGCACGACCGGCAATGGGCGCTCGGGATCGTCAAGTACCTGCTGGAGGAGCTGCCCGGCGCGAAAGGTTTTCAGAACGGCCTGTTCGACAATTTCTGGCTGCGCATGTACGGCGTGAACACGCAGCGCTGGGTCTGGGACACCCTCTGCCTGCATCACTGCCTGGACTCGACCGATGAGCACAGCCTCGGCTACATGGCGTCGATTGATTTGAGGCATCAGTACCATAAGGACGACGTTCACGCCGAGCTGAAGGGCAAGGGCGTCATCCGCAACTGGGACACATTCTGGCAGTACAACGCCACTGACGCGGCAGTCACCCAGGATCTGCTGAAGCTCTACCGTGCGCGCGTCCGCGAGCGTGGCCAGGAGCAGTTCTACTTCGACCACTACACAGCCACCTTTCAGCCGCTGCTCGACATGATGCTCAACGGCGTGATGATGGACGACAAGAAGCGCCGCCGCAAATTAGCCGACCTGATGATCCATTACCTCGACATCCAGGAAGAGCTGCAAGAGATGGCGGGCTTCGCGCTGCACGCCAAGAAGACGCTCAGCACGGCCAAGATTAAGAAATACTTATATACCACCCTGGGCCTGCCCAAGATGATCAACCGGGCGACCGGCGAGCCCACGACCAAGGAGGTCGCGTTGCGCAGGCTGCTGATCCGGCTGACCAACCGCATCAAGCAGCAGCAATTCCAGCTGCACTCCGACGGGCTCGACCGCCCGCTGATGCGCGAGAGCACCCGGCTGCGCACGATAGAGGACATCGCCAAGGGCCAGCAGGGGGTCAAGGCATTAAATCTAATTCTTGACCACCGCCGCACCTACCAGCTCTCCTTATTCCTGCCCGAGACCCGGCTCGACGACGATTCCAAAATGCGTACGCAGTTTGGCTACTCGACTGAGACCGGACGGCTGACCAGCTCCAAGAGCCCGATGCGGACGGGCGGTAATCTGCAGAACCAGGACCGTGAGATTCGCCACATCTTCATGCCCGACCCCGGCTACATTTTCCTGGAGATCGACCTCTCCCAGGTGGAATGGCGCATCATGACCATGTTCACCCACGACGAGGGGTTGATGGAGCTGGGCCGCTCCAAGCCGTGGGAGTTCGACATCCACAACTACAACGGCGGTATCATCTTCAGTGTCGATGACGACAAGGTCAGCAAGAGCCAGCGCTATCTGGCCAAGCGCACGGTTCACGGTACGTCCTATGGGATGACCGGCATCAAGCTGTCCGAGCTGCTGCTGCTCGACGGCATCATCCGCGACCCGGTCGAATGTCAGGCCATGCTCGACACCTACGTGGGCCGCTTCCCGGCCATCCGCACCTGGCAGGATCGGGTGGCGGCCAAGGTCCGCGAGACTCGCACCCTAACCAACTCCTGGGGGCGCACCATCAATTTCAAGTGGGACAAGCTGGGCGACGACCTCTACCGGCGTGCGTACGCATTTGGCCCGCAGAGCGAGAACGCCGGGCTGCTCAATCAGTACGGGCTCATCCCGGCCTATCACTACATCAAACGCAACCGGGTGGACGCCCACCTGAACGCCCAGGTCCACGACAGCCTGCTGCTCAGCGTCAGGCCGGACAGCTATGAGCTGTGCAAATTCATCTGCGAGTCGCTGGAAAGGGTGCGGGAGTACGAGGGCGAGCCACTGAGTGTGCCAGCCACACCCAAACTCGGCATCAGCTGGGCCGGAGATGTCGAGTTCAAGAAGTTCCCGACTAAGCGCGAGTACGAAGAAGTCGCCTATGGACTTCATGGGAAGCTGTATAAGGAGGCAGCATGAAGAGGGAAGGGGGTTCCAAGCTACGCAACTATCAACGCCACAACGTCACAATGAGGGAGGCCGCCGACCAATGGGGAATCAGCAGGCAGGGAGTCGATCAGCTCGAACGCCACGCGCTACGCAAGCTGTGGCAGATGGGCCTGCCCAAGAATATGCACTTGCGGGAACGGGCACTCAGGATCTTCATCAAGAGGCAGTACGATGAGCAGCAAACTGGATTCCACACGTAACTTCATCGAGCTGTACCGGCACATCAGCATGTCCGGCGAGATCGAGGTGCCCGAGGAGTTCCTGTTCTGGAGCTGCATCTCGCTGATTTCCGCGAGCGTGCAGAACAACGTATGGGTCAGGAAGATGGGCAACCAGCTGTTCCCGAACCTGTATGTCTTCCTGATCGGACCCTCGGGCCTGGGCAAGGGCGAGGCCATCAACTCGGTCGGCAAGATTGGCCGACGGGTGAAGCCGCTGCACTGGATTCACACCATGCGATCCTCGAAGTCGCTGCTCGACCTGATGACCCGGCCCGACAAGAGCACCAGCCGGGATGCGCCGAAGACCTACAGCTGGTCGAAGCTGTTCGTCATCATGCCCGAACTAAGCATGGCGATAGGCACCGGGCCAAGGGCCGACGACTTCGTCAAGCTGATGACCGGGCTCTACTCCGGTAGTCCCGAGGAGATCATCGACGAGGGCACCCGCATGAGCGGCGAGCATTCGATGCCGATGCCCTGCGTCAACTGGCTCTGCGGCAGCACCAAGGAGTGGATGCTCGACTCCATATCGAGGGCCAGCCTGTACGGCGGCTTCCTGGCAAGGTGCGTTTGCGTGATGGGCGACTACAACCTCAACAAGCGCAACTTCGAGCCGACCAGGCCGCCCGACCATGACGAGGTGCTGAATCATCTACGCCAGCGGCTGCTCGAACTGACCCAGCTCCGCGACGTGGAGATGAAGCTCTCCAATCAGGCGCGGGATGCAATGGAACACTGGTATTACAGCCGTGAAGCGCCGGACCCCGACGACCCGCTAACGCCCAGCTGGAAGCGTGAACACGACTTCATCCTGAAGCTGGGCACTGACTTGGCGCTGGCCGACCAGCGCAAGGTCATCACCAGCGACGACTTCGCGCATGCCGCCCGGCTCAGCCGGGGCCTGATGAACCGGCTGTCCGAGCTGGTAGTATTCGCCGGAGCGACGCCTGAGACCGAGGCCGTTCACCGGGCGCGGGCCATCCTGCGACGGGTGAAGAAGATGCGGACGGACCACCTGATCAAGCACCTCGACATCACCGCCGAGCGCATGGACGAAGTCCGCGCCACCCTGGAGAAGGCCGGACAGGTCGAAGTCCGTGTCGGCAGCGACGGCGGCACCGTGATCAACCCGGTCTTCATCTGGAAGGAAGACGCCCGCGCGATCACGCTGAGCAAGGATGAGCTGTCAATCGAGTCGCCCGAAGTCGATGAGGAAGACCCCTATGGATGGCACAAAAAGTAATGGTGGGCAGGAAACGGGGCCGCAATGCAGGTTTACGGATGGCGAGGCGGTCGCCCGCTTTGCGCTGGACAAGGGCTGCTTCTGCTATCCCGACGACCGCGAGCAGGACCTCTGCCTGCACCACATCGTCAAGGCCACGCCCCTGGGCGGCATGAAACTGATCGTGGATTACACGCTCGATGGCAGCTTCACGAGGTGGTGGCATGAGCTTGTCGAAGGCTGAACTGAAGGGGCTGTTTTCGACCGGCGACGGCAAGTGGCGGACGCCGCGTGAGCTGTTCATCCGGCTCGACGGCATCTTCCATTATGACCTCGACGCCGCCGCCGACAGCGAGGACGCCCTCTGCGAGCGCTATATCGACGAGGAAACCAATGCGCTAATGGTGCCCTGGCAGCCCGCCCGCGCAATCTGGCTCAACCCGCCGTTCGGCGATGGCCTCTATGACTGGATGATCAAGGTGGTGATCGAGGCCCAGCACGAGTCGCGGCCCGTGGTCACGGTGCTGCTGCCGGTCAGGACGGAGACGAATTGGGGGCAGTTCATCCTGGCACACTCGCGCATGGTGCTGTTCTTCGACAAGCGCATCAGGTACGTCCACCCTGACCCCGAGCGGAGCCAGCGGTCGCCGGGCTTCCCTTCCATGCTGTGCGTCGTGCATAAGTGGGCGGGCCGCAACGCCTGGAAGCAGCAGCTGGGGAAATTGGGACAGGTGAAAGAGTGATGCCCAAAGTAATTCTTTATCCTGCCGAGGACCCGACCGACGAATACGTCGCGGCTGATGTGCCAAGCAGCAAACAGGCTTATCAGATCCTTCGCGACTTCATCGAGCTGGCCAAGAAGAACGGACTAAATACCAAAGGAAGAGTCGAATAATGCAACCTGGAGTATATATCCACTACAAACTCAATAGATATCTATTCATCGGGCAGGCCACCTTCACCGGCAATGGCGAGTTCAACGGCCTGCCTATGGCACTATACTACCCAATGCACAACGACGGGCTGCCCATCACGACCATCCGGGTGCGGCCCGAGTTCGAGTGCAACGAGTCGGTGGACTGGGTGGACGGCATAAAGCGGGCGCGGTTCTTCCCCGAGAAGGACCTGCCCAGGGCCGTGCTCGACAAGGTCAAGGCGTACCGCTGATGGCAGTCTGCAAGCGCAAGCACCCGTTGACGGCGGACAATGTCTACGTCAACCCCAACGGCAGCCACCAGTGCCGCACGTGCCTGCGCTTGCAAAAAGCCAAGTACCGCAGCGCCCACCGGAAAGAGCTGGCAGCAAAGCAGCGCACCCGTTACTATGGTGCCGTTTCCTGCCCACCACAGAGCTAGATTGCGCCGTTGTCCATGGTGAAGTCGAGCAGCCGGAATCTGATGGTTGCCGCTCCGGGGGCTGTTATTCCCGCCCCGTTCCACCTGAACTGATAATAGAATGAATTGTACGCCGCAGCTGGTGTCGGCACGTTCGGGATGCGCGCGTCGAACAGCACCATGAAGCCGCCATTGGCCGTGGTCGCGGTGCTGGGCACCCAGAAGGCGAAGCTCTTGACGTAGCCGAACTCACCGTTGGGTGTGGCATAGGGACTCGTCATGATGTCGATGAAGCCCGACTGCACCGCCCCGGTATCGTTATTGATGTTGATCTCACCCTGGGCGGTGAACTCCATGCACTGCTGCGGCAGCACATAGACGCCGCCGACCACTGGGGCCGGGGTATTCGAGTACGAGCTGGCCAGCAGGATGCGGTAGGGATTGTCCGGTCCCTGCAGCCAGGCATGATTGTTTCTGACTGTGGTCTGATACAGGTGGCCGTTCTGATCGACGATCAGCGTGCATAGATAGGCATAGTGATTGTACGGGAAGGGCATGATCGGCCCTTTGATCTTGCCTCTAGTGGACGCCATCAGGCCCGGCGCAGCGGGATAGCCTATCTGGTTGGAGGCCGACACCATGAAGACATCGATCAGCCCGTTGCCGTGGCCGTCCCAGGGCGTAAACGGCAGCGCCTGGTCGCGGCCATTGATCACCGGCCCTGCCTTTGAAATGTCGAGCAGCCAGGTCTGCGGTCCCTGCCCGGTGTAGGCCGGAATCCGCATGACCGAGTCGTCAATCGGATTGCCGGTGATCACCAGGGTGGAGGTGATCTGATACCAGTAATAGTAGGGGTAGGTGATCCCGAACTTGTCGCCTATCAGGTAGCGCTTCTGCGTGTAGATGGTGTCAACCGTCATCTCCGGCAGGGTGGTGCGCGGCTGCTGCCAGAGCGTCATCTGGGAAGTGCCGAACATGAAGAGATCACGGCGGGTCTGCGCATTGGGGGCCAGCGGCAGGGCGGTGACAAGGAAATAGGAGACGTAAATCTGCGTGGTCGGGGCATTGGCTGGAATGCCCAGGGTAATCGTGACCGGACTGGCGGAGCCGTCCGAAGTGAAGGTGAACGTGGTGCGGTTAAAGCCGCCCAGCAGGGTATCGCCGCCGAGCGTCCCGCAGTAATTCGTCATCCCTCCTGACACCGGCCCACCGGTCGCCGCGCGGTTGATCGAGACGAAGAACCCGTTGGCGTCGGGAGTCAGGTCGGGTTGGCCGTACTTGGTACGCAGGTCGAGATAGACATAATAAAGCGTGTTGGGTTGCAGCGAGGGGGTGACGCTGAGCGCGGTCTCGACCCCATGGGTATGAAGCAGCTGCATTCCGTTGCCCCGGCCCATGCCGTAGGTGTCCCGCGTCGCCTCCTCAGCCATGCGGAACGCCAGCGGGTCGCCGCTTACTATCGTGTAGGGGCCGAATCCGGAGGAGCTGACCGGCACCATCGGGCGACCGGGCAGATTGACTCCGCAGGTGGTGTGCATGTCGCGGGCATCCAGCCACGCGCCCCAGCCCTCGTTGATGACATCGCCGCCGATGATGCCCGGCCAGTTGCCAGCAACGAGCCTGGCACCGATCAGCTGCACGTCAGCCTCCAGCCGGTCCTGTACCGGGTCGCCGGTATTGGGGTCCACCAGCGTCGGGTCGAGCGTACTGTCAATCTGCGAGACCGTGATCCGGGCGATGACGACGCACTGATCGTCCAGCGGACTGAATGTCACCGACTGGCCACCGACCTGATATACCCTGCCCCCGGTGACAATCGTGCCATCGGTGAAGGTGACGGTGTTGCCGGAGATGGTCCGCTGCAACCCGCCGCCGACCACGCCGTTGTTCCAGATCGACGAGCCCAGATTCTGGCCTTCGAGCGCGAGGAGCGCCTGCTCCTGGTTGCGCGCGTAGTCCATGTCAGTGTAGCCCGCCGCCCAGACCACCCTGCCATATTTACGATTGTAATAACTGCCACGTTGCGGAGTCAGCATTGATTAACCTCTACGTGGTGGGCAGGAAACGGGGGTCCGCCCAAAAGGTAAGGCCGTGTACACATCTTGGTTGCGGTGCCGTTTCCTGCCCACCCTTATCTTAGTCTAATGGGCGTCCATCCTCCCCAGCCCAGCAGGCAGGAGAAAGCGTAGAGCAGGAAGACGAGCACGAATATCAGCCGCAGGATGTTGATTATCGGCGGCTGCGTGGCAAGGCCGACCCAGACCAGGCCCCACTCGACGATCTGCTCGAAGACCAGCAGGAACAGCAGGACGATCAGGATCGAGATAAGGCAGGCAATCATGGGCTCTCCTCCTCAGTTGCCATTGCTCTGGCAGCTATAGTGGATGTTGGCGCTGTGGAAGTCGGTCGGCACCTTGGCGATCAGCTGGGTGCCAGCGGCATTCCCGCCGCAGGCGATGAACTGCTGGGTCGCGTCGCCGATGTCCTCCGAACAGGAACAATGCGGCTGCGTGCCGTAGGGTAGGGCAAACGTGATGGTCGCCGAGGTGGTCGGATTGGTGCTCACCACGGTGAACTTGCCGCAGGCGTCGGTCGAGGTCGGCGTGATGCTGAGCGCCCCGGTTGAAAGCGCCGGAGGCCCGAGCCCGATGCAGTTGTAATGGCCTGCCATCGCGTTGGCGAAGACGAATGCCCAGCCGCCATTGGCGACGCTCAGGTTGCCGACATCGGCCAGCTCCTGCACCGTGTTTTGCCCAACGGCGGGCATGAGGGCTGAGGCGAACGGGTCCGAGTTGGCGTAAAAGCTGTGGTAGCTGGCACCGACTGGCTGGCCGAGGGTGGCGCTGCCTACCAGATTCGCCCAGACGAAATTCGGATAAATCGGCGTGCCCAGTGTGTGGTTCAGTTCAATGTGGTCAAGGTCGAGGAAGCCGCCATCTCCCCTACCAGTGCCGGTAATCATGATGGGAAAGGAGCTGTCAGGCTGCGTCACCGCGTTGCCGATCCAGTCGGAGTCCTGAATACGGAACAGCATGTTCACGACCCCGTAGATCTCCGCGAGCTTGCCGCCATTCTCGTCATATGCGCCCTTTATCAGGAACTGCTTGGCCGAGCCGAGCAGGAAGATGAACGGGACGCCATTGGGCGGAGTGAGGCTCGATGAGTTCCCCCAGCCGTTCAGGTTGTCGATTTCGATTTCACCGGAAAAGTACGACGCCCAGCCAATTGAGGAGCAGGTCGGGAACACATTCTTGAATTTCTCCAGATTGGTCTGTCCAGCTGCTGAGAGGTAGCTGTTGATGCTGATGGCGCTCTCGCTCCAGCCCATGCCCTGGGTGGTCAGGCCGAAGCGGCAGTGCATCTCCAGGTTGGTGAACAGGTGGTTCTCGACGTTACCCGTAGGGTTGGCCCGCGAAATGTCGATGACGTGATCGCCTGCCGCGCCAAAGCTCATGTCGTGATAATTGTTGGCGGTGTTCGTGACACCCGAATAGCCATAGCGGTCGTCATCGATCCAGAAACCGGGCAGCGACACATCAGCATTGTTGCCGCTGTTGTTCGACAGGTTCATGTGGTCATATTCACCGTCGCGCGCCATATCGACATCCAGTGCCACGCCACCCGGAGGCCCGATATAGTTGATGGTCGTCGCGCCCGAGCCGGTCCCCATCGCGCCGCCCGCGCCATAGACGTGGGGGCCATTGCAGCCAATCATTTGCAGCGGCTGCCCCAGGAGCCAGCCAGCACTGGCCGGAAAGTAAACCGAGGGATTGCCCGCGCTCTTGATCCGCTCGACCGCGCAGCCATAACGGACTGCTGCCTGCGCGGCGGGCCAGTCATCCGACATGACATAGACCGGGCCGGAGGTCGTCATTGGCGCGGAGAGCGTCAGCGAGGTGCCCGACTGCGTGACGATATAGACGCCATTGACGTTTTGCGGCGATGGCAGCGTCGCCGGGACGGTTATCTGACGCGTCCCCGATGGATCGACCCTCGTGCCCGTGTCGTAGTTGGTCATGTCCCACAGCCAGTTGGTCAGGTTATCGAAGCGCGTGGGCACAATTGCGTGGATGGTCGTCGTCGGCGTACAGCCGGAGCCTTTGCAGCGCGTGATGATGTTGGCGTAGAGCATGGGGTCAGGCGGGTCGGTCCACTGGAGGAGGATACGGTTGTCAGTGCCGAATACCGCTGGCCCGTCCGAATTCATGACCGGCTGATGGGTGGTGTAGTAGATCGGGCTCGGCGTGCCGATACGCCCGAGATGATCGACCGGGTAGAAGCGATAGCCGTAGACCTGAGCACAGCCGGTGTTCGCCGTGTTATTGGTTGAAGGTGCGGCCAGGCCCACCAGGGAAAGGTGCGCTGTACCAGTCAGGACAGCGTTGCCCCATACGGTGGGCCAGGTCGGTGCGCCGCTCGTCGCCGAGGTACCAGCTCCATTGGCTGGCACATAATAAATACCCGTTGCTGGGTTGCTTTGTCCTGCACGGTCAGTGATCGAGATCGCCGCGCCGACCACATCACCAGCGGCATAGGCATGATTATTCTGAAATGCAGGCAGACTCGCCGCCGCGTCGATAGTGCATCCCTCATAGGAGCCGTAGTCGTTGCCCGCGCCCTGGGCAGTGTTGATCGGGGCAAAGAACTGCGGGAAGGTAATGGGGACGCGTGTCCACGTCTTGGGCGAGACAGTCGGGCCAAAGGTCACGGCATAGGTGCCATTCGCGCCCTGCGGCGGTGCGTTAATCGTGAGCGAAGTACAGGGGTTGCAGTTGCCTGTAGTGAAGGTGGTAAGAGGTCCGCCCACAATGCCATTGCCAGCAATCGTGATGGGCTCGCCCTTCGGCACGACTTCCGACGTTGTCAGCGTGATGGTCTGGCTACCCGCAACGATTGCCGCCGTGTTCGGCGCAGGCGGTGTGTAAGTGCCCCAGGGGTTCCAGGCGGCATTCGAGCCGCCCCCGACGACCTCGACGTAGCGGTTGGTCACGAGGTTGGCGGGTATCGCTCCGCTACACGGCAGCACCGCGCTGCCAGCTGTCGCGGTGCATCCGATGCCGTTGCCGCTACCCACTGCACCCCACGCGGTGACGTTGGAAAGGCCCTGCATCTGTCCGACATACCCGGCGATCTGCGTCGAGGGCGGCATCGCGTAGGTATAGCTTATGGTTATGGCCACGCCGGAGCCGACTACGGCTGTGAACGTGCAGTTGTTCAGCGTCCCCAGCTCGTAGTCAATGCCACAGGAGGTACCGGAGATGCCCGAGCCCGTGATCTGGCCAGCTCCCCAATAGTCCGTGCCCTGCGCCACGCCGTTGACATACAAGGTGACAGGCTGTGCGGCCCCCAGGCCCCCAATCACCGCAGTATGCGCGAGCGTAAGGTTGTACGGTCCAGCCGAGCCGGTGCCCGTCCCGATCCGCTCCGCCTTCGAGGTTTGCCAGGGATTCCAGACCGTGGTCGAGACCAGGCTCGGCGGTACAGGAGGTGCTGCAGATCCGGTGCAGACCCATACGCCATTGATGCCCTGCGCGATTGCACCAGTGCCGCCACCTGTGCAGGGCGAGCCGACCGTGCCGTCATTGATGTAGTACATCTGGCCGTTGACCACCGTCGCTGGCAGCTGATTGGCATACAGATGCACCAGCTGCGGCGAGGTCGCCCGCGCGCCCGAGCCGTTGCCGTTCACGTCGGAGCGAAAACAATAGCCTGCATTGCCCGGCTGGTCGGGCAGGATGGTGCAGTTGTTGCCGTAATTCGGGATGTTCTGGTACTGCGCATGAGCTGGCACATGGAATGACAGCAGGAGCACCGCCGCGATTATCAGCCGCTTAATCATTAGACCCCTCCTCACTTCCACGCGGGCAGAAAGAAGCTCGCCCCAGTGGAATCCGTCATCTTCAGCCACGTATTCTGCGCGGCGGTCGCCGGACCAGTGCCACCGATTGTGCCGAGGGTCGGCGCAGCGCCGCCGCCCAGGGCGGTCAGCGGATTCATCGGCTGGAGGAAGGTGGTCGAATTGCCCAGCTGCACATTCGATCCACTCTGCCCAATGATGTTCCCGGCTGAGCCCCAGCTGTAACCAATGGTTGCGGCGTTCGACCCAGTATTGATCGGCAGCCCAGTCGCCACGTACCAGGAACAGGCCCCCGAGATTTGGCCATAAGCGACATAGCCAGTGGAGAGCCAGGACTGACCAGCACCAGTGTTCACCAGGTTGGTAGCGCCGTCGTCCTTGAGGGTACAGCTGGTCGTGTTATTGCAGGCCGCCTGAGGGGTGGGGACGGTAAAGGTCGCGGTAAAGGTGCCCGGTTGAATCACTACGTGGCCACAGCTGCCGTTGTATGAGACCCCGACAGGACCGCCGCCTGCGTTCACCGTGTCCAACTCGCCGGAGACGGTAGTGGAGCCAAACGCCCGAACCGCATTGGTAGCTGAAGCACTCAGGTTTGAGAGTTCGAGGCCGCTCGCGTACCAGGGCGGGACCACGTTCCCGGTACCGTTCCTGAAGTTCAGCCCCGGAATGCCAAAGTCACCCCAGTTCTGGAGGTTACAGCCGGAGTTGACTATCCCCTGGGTGTAGTTCGCGATCATCAGGAGCTGGGAGCCGGTGCATTGCAGCGCACCCTGAGACAGCAGCGACTCCTCCAGCACCGTGGAGAAGGTCCCCGTGAACTCGACCGTGTCCCCAGTGCAGGGGTTCGTGCTGCAGTTCGATACGCCTCCATGGACCACGTTGACGATGCTGTCCTTCAGCTTCAGCTGCATCCCGTGGTTGGTATTGGACTCCATGTCATTGATGCGGATGTCCCACGACACCGCGAAGGAGGCCATGGTCATGGAGATGCCAGTGCCATTGGACTGTATCAGGCCGCCTAAAATCCGGTTGCCGTAGTTGGTCGCGGTGACTGACATCCCGGTGTTATTGCCGTTCAGCTCCAGCGCGGGCAGCGTATTCTCATTCGCGGTGGTCTGCGCCCACAGCATGCCGACGTTGTTGCCCCAGAACACCAGATGGTCAAGCTCGTTGTCCTCGCCATTGAAGGCGTAGCCGACCGCGCAGTTGACGAAGCCGACGTGTTCCTTCTTCCCGAAATTATCCGACGCCGCGCCAGTGGAGTTACCGTCCTGGAAGCAGGTCGCCGTGCCAGTACCAGGCCCCGTGAACACGATGCCGCGAAAGACCAGCGGCGCTCCGTAGCCGCCAGGGGGCTCATAATCGAGGCAGGTCCCCGAGGTCATGGCACAGTTGATCACCGAGCCTTGCACATTGGGGGTCTGGCCATAGCCAGTCACCAGGCCGGTCCAGTCATCGCCGACCGTCGGACAGACGCCAGTGCCCGCAGCAGTTGGGATCGTCACCTGGGAAGTGATCTTGTAATTCCCACGCGGGAAGTAGACCCGCTGGCCCGAGGCGCACGCATTGTAGGTTGCCTGCACCGCTGCGGTGTCATCCGCAGTGCCATTGCCGACTGCCCCAAACGCGGTCACCGGACAAACGCCATCGCGGCAGACCTTGTTGATGTGATCGCTGCCATTGCCCGAGTTGCCAGTGACTCCGACCGCTCCGGTGAAATTGCCGATGCCCGCACCACCGCCGATCTCAGCCCTGACTGGGTGAGGGTTTAGCAGAACGCAGATCGTGACTAGTATCGCCGCAAGGTATCTCATGACCTTCCCCTCCCGCTCACTTCCAGATCGGTACCCAGACGTTCGCGCCAGTTGAGTCCTTCAGCTGAAGCCATGAATTCTGTGCAGCCGTAGCCGGGCCGCTGCCGCCAATCGTGCCCAACGTCGGAGCCGCGCCGCCCCCGAGCGCAACGTCCGGGATGCCCCATTGCAGCGGTGTAGTCGAGTTGACTGTCGGCGGCGTACCCAGCCCGATATTGACCCACGAGCATTCGCCATCTGTAGTGGCAGCGGCAATAACCTGCGACCAGGTCGGCTCCGTGGTGGTGCTCGAACGGCAGTACGGATTGACCTCTACATAAGTGAAACCGCCCGCATTGTTGTTTACAGGCTTCATGACATCGTTGATTGCATGGACCGTACTGACCACCCACGGCGGCGGCACTATACGGGCGACCGGCAGGTTGAACGAGCCCCCGGTATTGCCATTGCCCCCGAAGGTATCGAGCGGCGTGATCACGCTGAGTGCTTCCGCGTTCGCGGCACCAGTGGTGGCGTAGACTCCAATTGAGTCAGGCCCCTGCACGACATAATTGGTGAAGGTGATCGCGACCCCATAGGTGGTCGGGACACCAGTCGTGGCAGACGGAACCTGGGAGTCAGTCGGGCCACAGGCGACAGTCGCCTCAGGGCTCGCAGTCGTCTCCCCCGGCAGCGCGCCAGTCCCAGCGCGCCAGGTAGTCTTGACACGATATAGCCCCGCAGCCCCAACGCCGGGACTTCCAGACGCACCGCTGCCCACGTTCGTCCAGAGATTGCCATTGTCCGATGTCGTGCCGCCAACGGTCTGATTCCAGGTGGCCGGTTGAGTCGTGCCAGTAGTGAACGTCGCCCCGGTCTGGTTCTGAAAGAAGTAGGCACCAGCGTTGCCAGCTGTCGGCTTTATCACCCAGCGGTTGAAGACTGGAGTGCTGGCAACCCAGGCCGGGACCATGCAGGTGCCCGATGCCGGAGTAGTAGGAGCAGGCAACTGATTGAGCGCGAGCGGGCCGCCGTTTACGTTGACCTTACCATTCAAGTCTCTGCGGTAAGTCTGAAAGACCTGACTATTCCCTGGTATCGTCTCCTCCGTGACCTCTCCTGCCGCCGATGCGCCATAAGTGCCGCGCCGGTAGATGATCTGGTTCTGCCGGTTGCTCGTGCCGCTGTTGTCCAGACCAGTACGGATGCGCAGGACGCCGGGCTTGCCAAAGCCGTACTGCGACCCAGCATAAAGGGCAGTGTGAGGCAGGCTGGAGTTGCCGTTGATCGGTGTCATGTCGATATAGGTCTCGGCCACCGAGGCCGCGTCGCCAGTCCCTCCACTACCCTGAGCGATACCGGCATTTGCCATATCCAGCACGTTCGTGGTCGTGGCGTTCGTGCCTTGCCAGATACCATTGGTAAACACTCCGCCGTAAGTAGTGACCCAAGAGCAGCCGCCATCAGACGTAGTGCCATTGAGCGCCTGAGAGAACGCTGTGGGCGGAGTCGAGCCAGTAGTACAGGCCGCCGAGGCACGGAAGGCGAACAGGCCGGGATTGGTCGGCAGCACGCCGATGTTGAGCCAATTGGCTGTCCCATCGACGATTGGTGACCCCACCGCCTGCGGCCATATGGGCGGAGCAGTTCCAGTCGTCCCACTGCCAGTAAGCAGAAAGGCGAAGCGTCCAGGGTTGCCGACGCTGGGGACTACAACGTACTGCGGTGGAATCGGCCCGTAGTTGGTCCATGTGATACCCGCATGGCCAGTCTGTGAGTCAGTACAATTCATGCCGATGGTCGGACAGATGCTGTTCCAATTCGGCTCAGTCAGGCCGGTGATGCCGATGGGGCTGGCGGAGGAAGGGATCGGATTGACGATGAAGTAATCCAAGTTGGGGTTATTGTTCACTGGCAGGATGATGGTCCGGCTGCCGAACGGACTCGACGGCCACCACGCCTCGAAGCTCGGCAGGGCAGCGCCCAGGGAAGGCTCCCAGTCAGGCCAGTTAGGTGCCAGCTGAACAACCTGATTGGCCACCACCGTAGCGCTGTTGCCAGGATAAACCGGGAGAATGCCTCTGCCTGCGGTGTCGATTGTGACGCCATTATCCGGCGTGTGCGAGCCGGACACGGGTGCCTGACCATTCATACCGACCGTAGCTCCACTGTCAAAACGGAGCAGCTGCAGGCTGAACGGTATCTGCTCGCCTTGCCACGCGGGACCGGCCTGATAAGTCGGCATGTCAATGAACACCCTGACACCGCCACCGAAGGAGTAGCTCAACCCATTGCCTAGACAGGAATTATCGCGGAAGGTGATTTGGCCTCCGGCATCGTCCACGAAGCAGGTATTGCTCCCCGCCGTGCAGGTGCTATCCATGATTACGTCGGTATCGATCTGCTGCTGTCCAACGAAGAAGCAGGTCTCATCGCGCCCAGTGCTCAGCTGGTTGATCTGCAGGCGGTCGTTCTGCCCTGTACTGTCAGGGTCGAACTCCAGGCCATAGGTGCCATACTTGAGTGTCGGCAGGTTGTTGACATACCCCCAGTCCGGCTGAGGGCCATAGTCGGGATTGCAGTTGATGCGCTCGATTCGGTCGAACGCGTTCAGCTGTGTGTCCTGCAACGTGTCAACGCAGGCTGACCATCGGTTGTTGGAGCTGCTGTTGGGAATGAAGTAAAAGTCATGGACCCACAGCCCAGTATCACCATGCACCCGCATGGCCGGATGCCCACGCGGGCCATCCCACACCAGCGTCGCCAGCGCCGAACTCTGGAACGACCCGATGCCACCGATCTCGCCACTGCGCCCTCGCAGCTCAATGGTGTCAGTTATCATGCCTACACCACTGCTGAAAAAGAGCTTTATGGGATAGACTGCGTTACTGCCCACAGGCCCGACCGACAACACGGCGCGCATTATGGGCCACAAGTCGTCAGTGCCAGTCTGCACGTAAACGCCAGTCTGCGACGTACCGGGGTAGGGCGCCTGCTGACAAGCCCCAGTCGAGCCCAGGGAGGTCAACGTCCACAACACTGACCCGTCAGTGGTAGTCGTCCCCTGCGTGACAGGCCAGGTTGGTCCCCACTTGGAGGTTCCCGTAGTGCCTCCTGTAGTGGCTGTCTCAGTGTTCCCATTGGAGTCCTCGATGGTCTTGCCAGTCGCGATCACGGAGGAAGGCGTCCAGTGAGTGATCACACCATAGACAAAACTTGCCACGTCGGTGACTGAGGCAATACACGGCGTGAGGTTACCAGTACCGCTACCAGAGACGTTCGCGCCATAAGGCGAGCCTGGCCAGACTGCCCGAAACGGATGGCCAACGTCAGCGGAGGTAAGGGCCAGCACGGTGCAGCCAGTAACGGTCCCCGGACTGCCGCCGAGGTTATTGATAGCACACGTAATGTCACTGCGCGCATCGGTCTTATAGCCAAACGCCTGCATGTTCAGCGCGTTGGGTAAGACGCCGTTGACGCCCGAGATAACATCCGTACCATTGGCCGAGTTGCCAGCTATGTTCACCGGGCCGACGTAGTTGGTGACGCTCGGGTACGTCGGCGAGGTGGTCGAACACATGACCTGGGCGTTGTCATTGCCGTTGCCAGTGACCGCGACGCTGCCCGTGACAGGGTTGCCAGTATAGCAGGTGAATGCGGGATTGGTCGTATCGCGGCAAGAGCAATAGCTGGCAGTGCCCACACAGCTGGCAGTATAAGCCCCGACCCCACTGACGAGCGGGATGTTCCCAATGCAGGGGACCGGCATCGCACCACCACCTCCCCCTCCCCCACTGCAGGACCACTGGCCACTTATGCCAGTCGCGATTGCACCACCCCCTCCCCCAGTGCACGGGCTGCTGCCCGGCATGCCGTCGATCACATAGTACATCTGGCCGTTTTTCTCAGCTGGCAGATGGGCGAAATAGAGCTTGACCAGCGCGGGCTGGACGACATCCGGGCCTGCGAGCTTGCCGTTTATATCATCGAGCAGCTTCTGCCCGGCCCCCACTCCGGTGTAATTCGGGATGGGTTTGTACGGCTGAGGAGTCTCAGTCTGCGCCCACGCGAGCGTGGCCACGAGCATGAAAAGGAGCGCGATTAGTTTCTTCATAGAGGACCCTCAACCCAACCCAATCTCATCTGCGCGCGTAGTGATTCGCGATCTGCGTCGCAGTCAGCTGCTTGTTGTAAATCGCCACCTTTGCCAGCGAGCCCGCAAACCAGCCCGCGCCGCCAGTGTTGATGTTGCCGAGCATGCCCGGCGTGCCGAAGCCCGTGTAGTTGTTGCCTGAAGTGTCGGAAGTCGAGCGGACGAGCACACCGTCGAGGTAATAATCAAGCATCCGCTGCGTCGTGTAGTACATGACGAAAGCGACGTGATGCCAGTTGGTGTCCGGCAGGCCGAGGTTATAGGTGGCATAGCTGACATAGCCGTACTGACCTGCCGGGTAGTTGCGCATACCAGCGCTAGAGGGGAAGGTGTCAAAAATGCCGATTGGACTCGTCGTCGAGCCTTTGACGAAGAACTCGACAGTGATCGGCAGCAGAGGAAATTGATTGCCTCCCCACAGGTTGGGGATCGTGATCTGACTCGTCGCCCCATCGAATGATGCAGCTGTAGCGCCGTCGCTGGTCGCGCCAGCTGCGCCGAAGGTGATGTTGGTCGGTGTCCCGGTTACATTGCCGACGAGTTCCCGCGTCGAACTCGAACCAGCTCCATCATCCAAAGGCCAGAAGGCGGCAGGACCGTCATTGAGCACGACTGTGTTGTAAGGTATCGGGGCCGTCGTGACGGTCATGCTCACGCTGGCCGTACTGATTACCGGGGCGGTGAACTGCAACCCCGGAGGCCCCGGAGGTGTAATCGGCCCGACTGGCAGCGGGGTCAGGATGAACCATGGATAAGGCACCAGCGGCGCGATATTGGTCAGATCGCCAAAGTTGATGGAGACGCCCCACTTATTGGCCTCGCCGACCGAGTCGAAGATCGGACTCAAGCCAGCTGGCGCATCAGCTGCGGCATGGAAAATGTAACCCCCATAGACCACATAGGAGCCCGCTGGCCACACCACATATGGCAGCCAGGGAGTGACCGGCAGTGTGCCCGCCATGCGGTTGCGATTGAGTATCGCAGGGAACGCCTGACACTGCGCAGGCGTCATGGCCTCAGTGACTGCCTGGTCGATATTGACGAAGAACACCGTCCGGCAGTGAATCCGGTCGCACAGGATCTTGCTGCCGACCTTGGTCTGGCCAACGACGAAGACTAGCGGGTAAAGATTGCCGGAGACGGTCACGGACCCGGCAGGGAAGCCGAGGTCCTGCGGCAGGATTAGCTCCAGCGCGGCGACCGTCAGCCGCTGGCGCACGACCTCCTTGATGATGCGGGTCGAATAGACATTGTCGGACTCGCCCGCGTTCCTGATGACGTTGCCGTAGGTGCTGCCCCAGACATCGACCCAGCGGCCATCCGCCGTGGCCGGTTCGAGTTCGAGCAGGCCGTTGACCAGGTTGACGTAGGAATCCTCAATCGCCCAGGCGACGGCCTTCATAATCGACCACAGCACCGAGGTCGAGACGAACATCCTGAGCGCCTGCGTCCCGATGTTCTGCCGGTCCATCTCGATCAGGCGCAGCGGCGAGGCATTGGGGTCGGCCCCGGCATCCAGTTGAGCTGAATAGCCAGTGGTGGCATTTATCTGCGCCACCAGGGCTGAGAGGGTAGGGATGACCGAGAGGTCGAGTGAGAGGTTGAATCCCGCCGCCGTTGAGGTAATGAGGTGATAGTGCCGCACGGTCACTGTTGCCAGAGTGTCGCCCGTGTACACGAGCTGAATCCCCGCTGCGATGTTGGTGAGCGGATCATAGCCCTGCATCGAGAGCAGGGCGTTGACCGGCAGCATCATGCCGTCGCCGGAGGGCTCCTTGTTGAGCGCGTCAGTCAGGTGGCGCGGGTCGAGCAGCCGCAGCAGCACCGCAGGAGGCACATAACCGCCAGCTGCCACCGGAGCGGCCAGCATCGGAGCGGCAGAGACCGGCCTGACCCTGGCTGCCATCAGGGCATCAACCATGCGCTGGTTACCGATCAGTGTCGAAGCCATCAGGACCCGAAGCTCCCCACCACGACCACAGTGATGACTCCCGGCGTGATCCGGTAACCGTTGGGCGGAATCACGTTCGTGGTCATCACGATGCCATCCGGAGTTGCCAGCTGATCATCGAGAATCCCGCCGACACCGATCACCACCGCGTCGATCTGGTTCAGCACAGCCTCGTCGTTCACCCGCAGGCTCATGAGGTAGTTGATGACCGCAGTCTGCACCAGCTGCGGAGTGCCGACCGGGTCGGCTCCAGGCAGCAGGATAATGCCGACCGTGAGGGACAGCAGCATCGGCGTCACCGGCAGCACCTGAAAATCAACCCCCGCGCCAATCGACCCCAGGTGTTCAACGCCCTGCGAGTCAGTATAACCCGCCAGGTTGTTAGTCACCGCCGCCACCAGGGCCGGTGAAGCACTCCCAGTCCCATTATCTATGTAGACCAGGACATGGCCGAGGAAGGCTTGCCCCTCCAGGAAGGGCTCTTCCACCAGCGCATTCTGCACCCCCTCGTAGATGTTGCCGTTGGCGTCAGTCAGTGAGGTGGACAGCGCCAGCGCCCGGATCGCGGGCAGCGTGGCTTGAGTCAATCCTGCAATATAATTCTGAAAACGGTTGAAGCGCTGCTGATCGGACTCCTGATCCTGGCCACTGACGACTGGTTGAAGATTGCTGACCAGCTGGATATTGAAAACTCCACCCTGGAGCGTGATGGTGTTGGCCGGAGTGTTGCCTATCGACCCTGGCACCGAGGCCATAATCGGCAGGTCGATGAAATTCGGGGCCGGAGCGGGATTGATCACGCCCTGCTGCGTCACCGTGTACTGAATCGCCGAACCAGGCACCATCACCGGAGTACCGACCGGGATGGTGACCGGGACGATGATGCCAGGTATAGCCACGAAGCGCTCGATCCCCAGTGCATAGGAGGCAGGCTTGCGATTGAAGCTGAAGGCTTTGTAGACCGCCGTGTTGATCGCCTCGCGCAGGCCCGCATAAACCGCCTCGTCGAGCTGTTGCAACTCATCGGCCACGGTCTCGGCCAGCGAGCGGACAATACCACCCTCGGTATAGTCCGTAATCTGCGGGGCCATCGCCGTGATGCGCGCGATCATCTCCGCCGTAATCGTCGCCGAACTCCTGAATTGAAAAGCCATCTTCCTCTCTGGTGTGGGCAGGAAACGGGGCCGCAACGAAGGTGATCACCCGCCCGTCGGCACGGTCAGCTCCAGGTTGGTCGGAAAGGCCAGCACTCCATTGGCCAAGGCGACGTTGAATTCAATGTTGACCGCATCGGCGATCAGCAGCGATTGAATTTGGGCGAGCCCGGTAACGCGCGGGTCCGCCAGCGCAGTCTGGGTGGCATCGACCGTGACCAGGAAGGCCGACCCCGGCCCGATCACCCTGCCGAGGTAGCCCCTGAGGCCGGTGCCATAGGTCGGGTGATGGATGAGCATGCCGCGCTCGACCTTGAAGCGGTTGATGAGCGCCTGCTTGAGGTTCGGCACGCCGGTCACGGTGGCGAGGTCGCCGTTGGCGATGTTCAGATTGCCGTCCTGATCGGTCGCCGCGTCGGTCCCCAGCCGCTGGGCATCGGTGTAATTGTTGTCGATGATGAGCGCGGTCGATTGCCCGAGCACATTGGGCACCAGCAGCGTGTCACCGGTCCCGAGCACCACGCCGCCGTCATAAGTGGACGGATAGAGCGTGACCACGGTGTTAGCCGCAGCGTAGGCGATGTCGGTCGGCGGCGAGACCTGGATGGTGAAGTTCAGCGCCTCGCGGTCGTAGTATTGCGGCGGCACCGTGTTCCAGTCGAAGCTGCCGATGTTGATAATCCCGGCCCCGGTGTCGATGTCGGGCAGCTCGTCGATGCCGCCGATGGCGTCCCACGAGGGCAGGCTCGCGACCGCCCATATGCCCGTGATGGTGACCACCTGTATGTGGCCATCGTACTGAAACAGCAGGCGGTCGTCCTGGGCGAAGTTGGAGACGTTGGTGATGGCGAACCTGCTGCTGCCCTGCACCACGTCAGCCGCCAGCCGCACGCCAAGCTGCTTGGGCGGCCCGAGCTTGGCAATCGGGTCGTCGGAGACGTAGGGATAGACCAGCCCGTTGAAATCCGCCAGCTGCTTGAAGAGATCGGGGTTGCCGTAGATTTGCGCGGCCAGCTGTTGCAGACTGGCATTGGACGGCATCCGCAGCGAGGTGATGGTCAGGGCCGAAGTATCGACGTAGCCAGAGGCCACCGCCGCTCTGATCTGGGTCAGCACCGCCTGCACGTCCGGCACCAGCGGCCCGATGCCCAGGAACACCCGCCGCGCGTCCTCGACGATGTTCTGCACCGTGGCGTTGGGACCGTAATAGATGGTCGGGTCACTGCCGATGACATAGTCGATCACCAGCAGGCGGCTGAGCGATTCCACCGCCTCCTGCGTGGTTGACCAGAAGGTCTGCACCGTGAGCCCGGCCAGGATGGGGACATTGAGGAAACTCTCCAGCCTGACATCGACCGCCGTGGCCACGGCCCGCGCCTGGGCGCTGAAGAGCTGGGCCGAGGGCGAGGTAGTGAGCAGCGAGCTGACGTTGGGGAACTTGTCGTAGAAGGCCACATTGCCGGTCACCGCGTACAGCTCGGCCCAGGAGACCGCCGCCTGCGCAATCGAGTCCTGCATGGCGAGCGGCAGGTGCGGATAATTGGGGTCGTTCATCATGTAGGCCGCCACGGTCTTCATGACCTTGCAGACCGCCTGCTCAAGCAGCACGACCGGCCCCACGACCGGCGCGAGATTGACCGGCGAGGAGGCCACCAGCTGGAGGATGGCTTGCAGCTGGGCGACAATTTGCGGCCCTCGCACCTTCGAGCCGCGCAGATAGGCTTCGACCAGCGGCGGCGTGATTTTGTACGCCGGGGCGCGCGTGACGTACATTTGCAGCGCAGCCAGCGAGCCGGACGTGGCCTGGACGACAAGCCCAAGCACCTGCTGCACCTGGGTGCTGACACTGGCGCTGGACCCGCTTTGCGCGGTAACGGTTACGTTGAAGTTGGCCATCAGGTGTACTGCACCTGGCAGGTGAAGGTGATCGAATCGTTAAGCGCCAGGACCTCCGCCGCGAAGTCAGCCTTGAAGTACATATTGCCGCCCGAGGGCGCGGCGCTGAGCGCGGTCGAGGTGCCGATGTTGTCGAACAGGCCGACCTCGGCAATCGCGCCATTGAGCTGCCCGGCCACGCCGTTTTGCGCCTGTGCCGCTGCAATCGTCGCCACCACCTGCTCAGTGTCATTGGGCGTGGAGATGTTCTGCTGCGTCATGACCCCAATGATGCGCTGGTTGCCGGTGCCGTTGTTGAAGGTCGAGTAGGTCTCGGCAAAGAGCGTGGTATCACCCTGCCCGGTTGTACCTGGCCCAGTCCCCCAGCTCATGTACTGTGGTGACGGCTGCGTCGTGCCGAGCAGACGGCCCGTGACGACCGCGCGGCCCCCAGTAACCTGAAACGCGGCCAGGAAGAGCGGACCCAGCGTGGTAATGAGGCCGCCGACCGGGTCAGCCGCCAGGAAGAACGCGCCCGAGCGGGCTTTACGCCAGCGCCATTGCAGCCGCTTCAGCAGGCTGGGGTCCCAAAAGGCGATCTCGCCCAGGTCCTCCCGGTAGCCATTAGCGCGCACAATCACCGCGCTCACTGAACATCTGGGTGGGCAGGAAACGGCACCGCAGGCAAAGTGTTTCATCTCTTGTTCCTCAAAGCAGGTTGCCGAAGGAGACCTCCAGCGAGCCCAGCGTCTTGGCCAATCCGCCCAGAGCGGGCAGCAGCTTGTTTCCCCCACCGATTAGACCGCCAAGGCCCGCGTCAATCTTGGTGGCGAGCCAGCCCTCAAGCTCGGACAACAGGTCGTCCAGGCCAACCATTTGCAGTTGGTAGTAGACCCACAGCGGATGCTCCTTGCTGCGCTGGACCGTGAATGACATGGGGTAGACGCTGAACGCCTCATAGTTGAGCGCGTCCAGGAACCAAAGCCGGATCGCATTGGGGTCGGCTCCACTGTTGCGCAGCGTCTGACGGCGGGAGTGATACTCGATAATCAGCAGCTCGATGAGCTTGAGCGCCGGGAGGCCGCCGCCCTGGCCATAGCCGGTGTGCCCGGACATCGTAATCGTGGCCACGCCCTCGCCGAAGTCGTCGAGGAAAGCCCCCTCAGCGGTGTTGATGACGGTGCCCTTGGCAGGCCGGGTGAATGAAATTTCCTGAGGCCGGATGACGCCTCGGCCCTGCGACTCGAACACCACCAGCATGGGCGCAAAGGTAGCGAGCGCGCCCAGCACGCCCTGCAAGGTAAAGTCAGGCAAAGCAGTGCTGAACAGCAGAAAGATAATGGGCCGCTGCTCAGCCGTGGTGTCCGGTACTATCCCGGCCAGCGTTGTTGCTAAGGCTCCCACCTACCTCCTCCTCACACCTTCGTTGCGGTGCCGTTTCCTGCCCACCCTCAGGGGATCGGCGTAGTCGGCGGCCCGGTTACGCCTCCCTGCGGATCGGGGTGTTGATGCGTGTTAAAGATCGAGATGATCTGGTTCAGCGAAGTCGAGAACTGCGGCGTGTTAAAGAGGATGTCATCCGAGGTCACCTCGATTGACGAGCCGTCTGAATTCCCTGCGCTCAGGGTTGCGCTATCGTCAAGGAGCATTTCCGCGCCGCCGTCCGAGGTCGCGTCAACCGTGCCGCCGCCATTGAGGAGCACCTCTGCGCCGCCAGCTGATGTCATGTCGATGGTGCCGCCGCCGTTGAGCGTGATGGTCGCTCCGGCCACGGTTGAGATGACGATCTGGTTCTTCGGCCCGTCGAGCAGCACCTGGTTGCCGTTGCAATCCTCGATCACTATCGACGGCTTCTGCTGTGTATTATAACGGAGTTTGTAATTGCCATTGCGGTCCTGGCCAGTCAGGTCCAGGCTATTACCGACTGGGCGGACATCGCTGTCCTGGCCGGAGCCGGGCGTGGCATAGTTCTCCCCCATGGTGATACGCGCCCCACTGGGGTGCTGGATCGAGGTCGTGCCGAGGTAGTCGATGGTGGACTGCACGTCGCCGGTCGTGCGCAGGATGATGAAGCCGCTGAAGGCCGGGGTGCCACCCCCTCCAGCGCCTGTTGGCTGAGCAGGAAAAGCCTTGTCGAAGTCACTGCGAGGGAAAAGGTACGTAAATTCCGGCCAATCGGAAGCTGGCAGTCCATTAGTCAAGGCCCAGAGTATGGAATTCGCCTTCACCCATTGCTCGAACGAGAGGATGAACCCTCCCTCACCCGCCCCACCAGTAGTAGTGGGCGTGGCCCCAGCCGGGGCTGCTGTGGCAGCAGCCGTTGGAAGAGTCCCCTGGGGGGTCTGAAACTGGATCGGTGTCATAGTTCCACGCCCAGTTATGTCCAACTCGAACTGAGAGAGTGGACCGCCGCTGCCGCCACCGCCAGGTGATGTGCTCGCCAGCGGCTTGCCTACATCGAAGTTGACCTCGGAGTTGGGATGGATGAAGCCCAGGCAGACCCAGCCCGCACTGAGGTTCTGGCCGCCTTCGATTGGCGCGCAGACGGCGTAGACATCGCGGTGCGGCGGTATGTCCGTGCCGTTGGCGAGGGCATCCGCGCGGGCCTGCGCCAGTACGGGCGGGTCATAGACGTTCTGCTGGTCGTCAGGGTTCTGGGAGCTGTCCCACGGGGACCCGAAGGTCTTGCGCGGCAGTGCTTTTTTATCAACCGAAGCAGCTGGCGGCATCATCGTGAGGCCCGCATCGGTCGTGAGGTAGTGGCCCAGCACCACCACGTTCTGAATCTGGCCGCCTTCAAGGAAGATCACGTCGATCAGCCGGGCAGCTGGCGTCATGCCGACTACTTTGCCGACCCTGATCGTCCCGCCCGTCCTCAGGTGGTACTTATGCTTGTAGCCGATCTGTCGCGTCGATAGTGGGTTCATGGTCCTGTAAGAGTTATCGGCATGCGGGTCAGCAGACGGCTGCGCCCGCGTGTCAGACTGAGAGTTGTGGTGTACGAGCCCTGGGAGCCGGATATTTCCCTGGGATAGTTGAAGGCGTGCTGGACCCCCGCGACGTAGTAGAGCACGAAGAGCGGAACCCCGCTGGGCCACGGCGTGCCGGGCTCCTGAATGCCGACATAATGTCCCATGTGGATCAGCGGGTTGCCCCGGATCACGCAGCTGCCGCTGTCCAGCATCTCCTGATGGCCGAGGGCATCGACCAGCCGCTGGTTCCACACCTGCGTCTTGAGCCCGATCTTCTTCACCGCGTCGGGCTGCTTGGTGTTATCATTGCCGCCGTTCAGATCGAAGTACGCGGTCCTGAAATCATAGGGCTTCCATGTGTACAGCTTGTAACTGCTGGTCTCGAAGGCGTTCTTGAGCCCTCGCACAGCCGGATTGGTGTTGTCGCCGAAGGCCAGCGACTCCAGCGGGTGTCCGAAGACCTTGGCCGCATCGGTGAGGTTCGTGAAGATGCCCGGATAGGTGGCGATGAAGTTGATGACCTGAGAATCATCAACCCCGACGCTCATCTCGATCAGCTGGTCAGATGTGATCCTCCAGGCTTGCCCGCCATTGTAGGTCTTCAGCCCGGTCAGCGAGTCCACGCTGTCGAACTGGATAATGCCGCCGTCTATATTGAGCCACGGCGTCGGACGCCAGATGAAGTAGCTGTTGATGTCGCCGCCCTCGATGTAGTCGTCGAAGAACATCTCGCGCCAGGGCGCATGGCCATACGCCTCGAAGATGTCTTTAAGCCCGATGAACGGCTCCGAGTTTGTCAGATTGATAGCCGGGTCGAAGGTTTCGAGGTCCGAATCGCGCGGGTCGCCGTCGATGGCGGCGAGGTAGAGATTGGGGGTCTCCACGTTGAAGCCATCAGTGTCGGTATTGATGAAGTAATTTGGCAGCTCATCGAAGATTGCCGCGTAGAAGTCGTAAAGGATCGTCATCACCTTCTTGGCAGTGATGCCGTCCCTGTCCTGCACATCCCCCTGGCCGCGCTCGGTATTAATTTTGTCGAACTGGGCCTGGAGCTGGAGGAAGTCCTTGTCCCAGCGGTCCATAATCGCCATCCCATTGGGTTGTCCGCCTGAGGCGAAATAGACCTGGGACAGCAGGATTCTGTGATAGTCCCTGCCCGCGATGATGATGGTCCGCTGGGGGCCGCCTCCACTGTAATTGGCCATCATGCCGACGTAGTCGATGAAACCCCGCATGATGACCTCGCCCACTAAGCCATTAGGAGTATCGACCTCGGCCACGATCTGCACCGCGTCCATCGGCAGCAGCACGTCCTTCCAGGTGCGGGCCTTATCGCCGTTGGGTGTAAGGTAGCCGGTCGGCGGCGGAGAGAGGTTGAGCACAATCTGGAAGCCCCCAGCATCACCCATCTGCCGGTTCGTGGTCACGCTGATAATGGCGGGCGCGAGGACAGCCGAGGAGATCGGAGAACTCACGGGGTTATTGGTCAGCCGCACGTGCTGGATGATGGTCACATCGACCCTGGGCTTGCGCAGAAGTACAGAGACCGCCATCAATGCGCCCCCAACCGGTGTCCCGTGCCCCAGTGGAAGGTGGCCTCCTCATCAGCTGACAGCGGTATCATGATCTCCTTGCCGCCCTTCTGCCTGAAGGTCACATTAATATCACGCCCTGTAGGGCCAGCTGCTCCTACGGAGAAGCCCTCGACCTGACTCCCTGGCATTGACTGCAGCTCGTGCTGGATTGCAGCCGCGAGGTTAGTCTGCCGCTCTACTGACCTGTCCCGGAACCCCGGCGCTACGTCCGCACCGCGCCGGGAGTCGATGAACGCCTGAAGCATGAACTCGGCTCCCTGGCCCGACCGCCGCGAAAGGATCTGGGGATTCACCTTCGACCAGGTGTCGTTGAAGTGAGCCATCCCCTCCCCGGCCTTCGCCATGTCCCCCGCCTTGATGGCAGCTGTTATCGCGCCGCCAAGTTTGCCGGTAAGATGACCTCCCTGGTAAACGTAATCCGTCAAGGCCAGCTGCTCCGCGACCGTCAGCTTGTCCCAGGCGGGCCGCCCGACGCGCCGGATCGCCTCTTCCCGCGCCTTTTGCTGGTCCTTTTTGCGCCACCACATTATCGTTTCGTAGGAGGCACCCTTGGCATAGAGCTTCTTCTCCTCAGGGGTCATCGTGTGGCCGAAGCCGATGTCCATGGCCTTGCCAGACCGATCTAGGTACGGGGTGTAACGCAGCCCCTCCCAGCGCGAGAAAGGATCAATGTCGTCGGGCGCGGTTCCACCATCTCCTGACCTGATTGTCGTTGGCCCCAGCGTTGATGGAGGGCCTCCTGACCTGATTGTCGTTGGCCCCAGCGTTGATGGAGGGCCTCCTGCTCCCACGCCCCCGCCTCCTGCTGGCGTCGAGGTAGCTGTAGGAGCTGGCGGCAGTGGGCGCGGTGTCCCCGGCGTGTACAGGACTCCTCCCGGAGGCGGAGGTGACAGCCCTGGACCTGGGGCTGCTGCATTTGCGGGCGTGAACAGCAGCTCGAAGGCTTTCACCGCTTTGGCGAAATCCGAGGTGGCAAGGGTGGCGAGCTTCTCGGCGTCCTTCTTGGGCATGAGCTTCTCCAGGAAGCCCTCGATGAAGCCTTCGGTCTCACGCCCGAGCCAATGCTTCGCACCACCGCCGAGAATCCACATGGCGGCGGCTTTGGTCATCGCCCAAGCGCCTGCCAGCAGTGCCTCAGCAGCCTGGCCCAGCACTTCGCCCGCGTTCTTGCTCTTGCTGCCCGGCCCGCCCGCGCTCAACAGCTCGGCCCCGAACTTTTCCAGCGGCGCGAGCAGGTTGTTCAGTGCCGTCCCGATGTCACTGATAGCCGTAATGAAGTTGGCCCTGATCGTTCTCAGCTTCTCGTTATCCGCGTCAGCCGCGTCCCGCGCGGCCTTCTCCTTCGCGGCTCTGTCCCTGAACATCTGTTCGCGCTGCTTGTCAGTGGATGCCTCGAACGTCGAGATGACCTTCTTGGCCTCCTCCTGATTTGGGGCGAGTCCCATAGTGACCAGGGCCGCCCGCTGGAGCATCGGGGTCGGCAGCGCCAAAGCCCCTTTTACAGCCCCTACAGCGATCTGAATCCATCTGTCATCGTTCCAATCACGGGTCTGCATGGCTTCCTGACCCTGCGGGAGGGTCATCTTTCCCGCAGCCACCGCCTGCAGCATCGACCTCTGATACAGCGCCGCAGCGAACTGCGGTGGCAGCTGGAACGGCTGCCCGGCCCCCGCGATGTCCGACATATTCTGGAGTAGCTGCGTGGCTCCGGCACCCTGCAACGAGGGAATCCCGGTGGCGTTGAGGCCACCCATCAGGAAGGCGAGCCTGCCAGCTGTACCCATCGCCTGGGCCTGAGTCTGGCCGAGCCGCGCGCTGGTCTGCTGCGTGGCAGTGAGAATCCCCTGGAGGGCCTCGCCCTCCATGCCCTGCATGCGGCCCTTGGCGATGGCTCCAGCGAGCAGCTCGGCGAACTGCTGTTGCTCCTGCCTGCTGCCGCCCACCTCGCGGGCGGCGCGGCCAAAGAGCTGCCCTCCCTGCTCCGGCTGGAAGCCGAACAGCCGGGCATTGGCCATCGCCTCATCGAAGCCCGCAAAGTTGCGGCCCATGCCTCGGCGGCCTGCAACCGCCCCATAAGCCCCCATCATCTGGGTGGCTTCCATGGGGGTATAGCCGAAGCGCCGCGCCGTCGCCCCATAGGCGACGCCTTGCAGCTGGTTCAGGTTGCCCAGGCGCATGGCGATGTCGCCCATTGCCAGCTGCTGCGGGAGGGCCATGGCCATGGCCTTCTGGGCAAAGTCAACGACCGCCTTGCCGAGGCCAATGGCAGTCCCGGCGAGCAGCCCTCCTCCCAGGCCCATGTGGCCCAGGACGCCGCCCGCTAAACCACCAGCGAGCCCGCCGATTTCCTCGCCGAGAACCGAGCCGACAATAGTGCTGACGATGTTCCGGTGACCGCCACGGCCCCCACCACCGCCGCCACCGCCACCACCTCCGCCGCCACCAGGAGGTCTGACCCGGCTGAGCGATCTCGTGGCCGCCTCGGCAGATCGGCGCAGGTCCTCCAGCGCCTTGACCCATTGCCTGATCTGCTGCGTGCTACCCGTCGTGACCAGCGGGATTACGATCTGTCTAGCGTTTGCCATTTAACGGTGGTGCCTTTACGTCGATCAGTATGTCCCCGAAATCATCGCCGATGCTGGGCGTTTTCCTGGCCGCCTCAGCTGCCAGCCGCTTGTCAAGTTCAGCCAACTGCTTGTCGAAGTCCTCCGATACCATCAGGTCGGCCAGGGTATTGACCTCGCGCCCCTCCTTCTTCGCTTCCTGATACTTCTCCAGCAGCTCATACCGGAAAAACTCGGCGAGCATCTCGCCGTGGGTGGCGTTCAGGTAGCGCGGGTCGGTCGGCGCGAGGTGATACTGTCGCCGGAACCAGAAATCAATGCCGAAGAGCGTTGCCCACGCTTCCTCGCGGAAGACCTCTAGCCCGTCGCCGGGCTCTTTTCCCAGTGAGGGTCCCGGTCCACACCGTTGGGCTTGGGCTTGCCGTATTCCTGAACGCCTTCCGTGTATGCCTGATAGATGGCCACCAGATCCCAGGGCTCGAACTGCTCCTCCCAGTCCCAGCCGGGTGGAGCAGCATGAACCTGATAGGGCAGCACAGCGCAGACCTCGACCAGCACCTGGGTCTGCACGTCGAGCCCCGGCGTACCTGCTATAGCCTGCGCCCGACGGAGGCCGATGTCCCGGAGGTCGAGCACGCTCGGGCGCTTGAAGGTGAAATTGCCGAGCGTGTGATCGACCAGGGTCTCGCCGTCAGGGCCTTTGATCTCTGTTTGGGTATCGGGGTCCCGCTTGGGGACCGTGACCGTTTTGGTGAAATAACGGTTCGAGGGGAGTTCCGTTTGAGGTGTGGGCATCTTGGCTCCTCGCCTCCAAAGCACCTTGGAGTGTCTTGTGCGTCTCGTGCAGTTCGACCATGACGATCTTGCCGTCGCGGAAACTGATCTTCAGCTCGCCGAAGTAACGCTGGAGGGCGAGCTTCTCGACCAACTCGTCACAGCTGCCCATCAGTAGTTAATCGCCGCTGGACCCTGTCCAGGCGCGGACTTCAGAGCAGTCGTGTCGATGCCGACAAAATTGGCGTCGCTCACCAGCACCCGATGGGCGGTGACCGAGATGTCCGAACTGTTGTTCTTGCAGCGCAAGTATTTCTTCATCAAAGTCGAGCCGTCCTTGCTCATGACTTCGATGTCGAATTCGAGGTTACGCATGGCGTCGTCGCCATTGGCCAGGATGATTCCGGCGTTGATCGCCTGATCGAGCGTCATCACGAAACGGCTGATGGCAATCGAATGCCGGGCCAGGGTCGGGGTGTATTCAGTGACATGAATGTCGCCGATGCCGCTGGCGGGCTCATGGCCATAGTCGTCGGTCGCCCTGAGCGTCTGCATCAGGGGGACCTTGACGTTATTGATGACGATGGTGCATTCATTCCCGGTCACCACAAATTTCGCCATGCGTTTAATCAGCAGGCAGCCTGCTGCCTCCTATGAGTCCAGTGGTTTTCGCCCCGAGGCCGTTGACTCCTGAAGAGTTCAGGATTCCTACGGACCCAGTGATCATCACCGCAAGGCTGAACAGCTGACCGAGCCAGTCCCGAAAGCATCCTACCTTTCCGAGCGGCGTCATCCAGATTCTGTTGCTGTGTACCAGCGAATAGGTGATCAGGATTCCAACAAGGAGGGTTATCACAGGAGTGACAGACGAACTTTCCAGGTGGAATTGGTCCTTTGAAAATCTTGAAGGACTCGACGTGTACACGTACCGTGCGCCAACCTTCCTCAACTTTTATATTGATCAAGCCATAGGGCCACTTGTCGTTACTGTGCTTGGCCCCCTGCCACACCCAGCAGCCGTTACGCAGCTTGATGGTGTTGGCTTCCAGCTTTTCGAGAATTTCTGAGGCCGCCATCTTGGGTCGTTTCCTCATATATCAACCTGCTACTTTTGTATGCTAAGTTGTCGCGACCTGAACGGTGCCGGAGAACACGTTCAGGGTCATAGTTACGTTGATGAAGTTCAGCGGGATGCCCGGCTGACAGACGAAGGTGACCGTGGCCACGTCGCCGTTGATGGTGACCGTGATGTTGGCGTAGGGCGGATTGAAGGTGCCGTTGGCCTCGGGCGCGGCGTCTCCGACCAGGATGCCCGCGACGAACTCGGCCTGAAGCGCCGACTGCGTCTGTGATGCCAGCGAGACCAGCAGCACCTGCGAGGCTTTCTTGCCGAGGAAGGGCTGCAGATAGGTCAGCACCGTCAGGACAATGTGGTCGATCTCGTCGGCCACCGAGATTTCCACGTTATTGAAGCTGTTATCGATCAGCCACGTGGTCACGCCTCGGGAAATCTGCGCCGCCAGCGCCCGCACATTGTAGTACGAGATCAGCAGGCCGCCCGCGATGGCGGTATTGATTTGCGCCCCATTGGGATTCCATTCGAGCGCTACGCCCCGGACGAACTCCTGGGTGACCGCGTTGCCCACGTTCTGCCCTGAGATCAGGCCCGCGATCTGAGCCGCATAGATATAGGGCGGATACATGGTCAGCGCGCCGCTCTGATCGTCGTAATCCTGTATCCCTTGGGGCACAAAGACCGCGCGGTTGGAATTGAAGGCAGCTGCCAACGGCAGATAATTGCCGAGCGAGGCAGTGAAGAGGCCAAGGGCCGCGCCAAAGATGCAGCGTCGCGGCAGATAGCCCGAGGACGAAGTTGTCACCGCATGGCTGAGCGCAATTGACTGCACGCCCGGATCACTGCTCAGCGGGACGACATAGCGCACGTCCTGGGTGTCGAGCAGGCCGATGCAGAAGGTCCAGTCCGCCGTGGTGAGCGTCTGGGTGCTGTTGGTCGTGCCGTCAAGATGGTTCGTCGCGCCATTGTCCGAGCCGCCTGTCAGGAACAGCTGGGTAATAGAGCCGTTCGTGCTGGGCGGCTGGCCCGCGCCACTGTGCCGCACGGCAGTTACCAGCGGCTGCACATTGGCATTGAGCGCCATGACCACCGCCGCCAGATTCATGGAGGCCGTGTACACGGCGGTCTTGATGTCCTGCGTGGTCACGAAGTCGAGATTGTTGGCGGTCGCGTCATTTGGATTGGGCGACAACACCGTGACGGTATATTTCCCGGTGTTGTTGATGAAGCTCACCAGCTGGGCGATGGTCGTATAGCTGGCAAACGGCAGGCTCAGGTTGTCCGCTGTCGCCCCGGCGCAGGTAGTCGTCAGCTGAGTGCCGGTGATCGTCATCGTGCAGGTGGTGCCCGCCCCCTTGTACTGAATGGAGAAGGCATTGCGCGCGATGTTGTCGAGCGTGAAGGACGAGGTGGGATTGGCGACGATCACCTTGGTGCCACTGACCGTACCCGGCAGCACCGTGACGTTGATCAGGTTCTGATTCGACCCCCAGTCAGCCGAGGTCAAGTCGATGGACGGCTGCGGCGTCGGTGAGGCAGCGTCGTTTATAGTCAGCTTGGCCTGCGAGGCCGGATTGCAGCGGATGGCGTAGATGGTCGAGGGGCCGTTGCCAGTCTTGCCCGGATTGAAGGCCCGGAAGATCGCCTGTAACAGCTCACCACTGCCCAGCACCGGAACCGCCTGACTCGGCGCGGAGAACTTCAGCACCGTGCCGGGCTGGCCATTGGTGGACTGTCCGACGAGCGCCACGATACGCGGCGCATCACCGAAGGTGCCCAGGCCCGCCGCCTGGACCGCCACTCGGACTGAGGGGTTCAGCGTGAAGGAGCCGTTGAAAGTATTTCCGTCAGCCATCTAACCGTCTCCAATTCCGCTGTAATGTGACGGCGGTCGCACGTAGTAGGGTCCGACGCGAGTCAGCTGCGGTGCCTCGTTCACCGTCCCCAGCACTGGGACCTCAATCGTCGGAACGACGATGATCTCATTAAGGATGGCGTACTCGGTGAAGTCCTCAGCCGTGGCCGGAACCGTCCCTGAGACTGCCACGTCACGCCGGAAGACGAAGTCCGGGGTGTACCGCGACTCGGGCGAAAGGTCGCGCAGCGAGAGCCGCTGCTTGACGAAGCCCAGCTGATTAAGGTTGTAACGCGCGCCAATCAGCGCCCACAGCACCACCGAACTCAGCCACGTCGAGAGCGCCGCATTGGTTGACAGGCAGCTGATGCTCACGGTGATCGAAAGCCAGGTACCAACCAGGCTGGTCACCTCCAGCTCAGTGCCTGACGGCTGGTCGTCCGGCAGCGGGAAATCGCTGCCTATGACCTGATCGTCCTCGGCACCCGCCGCAATGTTGATGTACAGCCCCGGCAGCTCGGACACCTGCCGTGGGAAAGCAAAACGGCAGTTGATGGAGTTATTGCCGAAGAACTTGATAATCTCGGCCAGCTCCGCCGCCGACTTCTGCTGAAAGATGAACTGCAACGGCGTCGGATCGGCCTGCAGGGCCGCCAGCGAATTGCTCAGTACCTGTTTGACCAGGTCATCCGGTTGCACGATCATGGTGCCATCGACAGCACGGTTACGATGCTGGCCGTGCCGGTGCCAGCTGTCTTGTTGGCCCGCAGATAGGTGAACATGCCAGTGAACTGCGTAATGCCGTTGGCGGCAATCGCCGAGCCCACCGTGTTCCAGTTCACTCCGTCGAGCGAGCCCTCAATGTTGAATGAATCCGACCCCGCAATCCCCGTCACCTGCACCGCATGGTAATACCGCCCGGTCACATTGAGCGGAGTCTGCGGCCCAGTCGCGCCCGCGCCGCCCGCGTTGTACAGCTGGCGCGCGGCCAGCATGTTGTTCGCCGCCTGAGGCTCGAACAGCGCCGGGTTGCGCCGCAGCTTGTCGTCCCGCATCAGGATGTCGAGCGACGTGCGCGGATGTGGAGTCGGGGTCGCCAATTAGCGCTTTCCCCCAGTGTGGTGCGAAGGCGCGGCCTTCTGCTCGGGCTCCGGCTTTGCGGGCTCGGGAGCGGGCTCAGGCTTCGCGGGTTCTTTTTCAGGCTCTTCCATTGCAGTCACCATGTACTCCATAGGGTTGCGGGCAATACTTTGCAGATATTTCCCGACGTGGTCGGGTAGTTCGCCCTCGAAGCGCCCGCCAGGGACCGGCTCCAGCTCAACCACGCCGGAGGAGACCAGCTCCTTGGGCACCGCGATGGCGCGGCTAGCGGCGTTGACGCGGACCATTACTGGAGCACCTCAGCGGTTCGGTAGCCGATGTTCTTCACGATGATGACGCGCTCGGGGGCTTTGACCGCCAGCGTGTGATAAAGCATCAACATGAACTCGATGGTGGTGCTGACTACTGCCAGCGGGAACTTGATGAGAGGGGCCATCTGCGCAATCGCGAGGTCCGGCTCCTCCATGTTGAGCAGCAGCATGATGCCGGTCTGCGGAATCCAGGTGTTCTCGTCAGTATAGGTCGCAGCGCCGCCGACTACCGACGGAACCACGTTCGCGATCCAGCCGGTGTTCGGGTCAGTCGCACTATTCACCGTGCCGCGATAGACCCGGTAAACCGTAGCGTACTGCGTGGCCGGAATCGCAACGGAGGCCGAGCCACCAGTCGCGATGGCTGCCCCGGCATTGCCAGCTGTGGCGAGCGACTCGCCGCCGTCACCGGCAGCTGTCACCCAGTAATAGTAAGTCCCGGCAAAGGAGGCATCGAACAGCGAGGCCGGGTCAGAGGCATTGACCGTCACGGTCGCGCTGGCCGGAGCGGCAGGAGGCGAAGCGCCCTCCGCCACGTTGTTGCCGTTCTGATCGACCGCCACTTTGCCGTCGTCCACCGGGTCGAGGAAGATCGACTGCTCGAACGGGATGTAGCCCTGCTGCGAGTCGTACCCGCGCAGCGGCGTGCCCGGACGATAGCCCGGAGTATTGGCCCCGGTGCCGAGCATCTTACGTTCAGCGTGAATCTTCAGCTTGGCGAGGTCGCTCAGCACGCGCGGCTTGGTGAACATCCGCAGGCTGTCGAAATTGACCAGCTTGCCGACCCGCACCAGACGCTCGGTGTAGTTCTCCAGCGCCTCGAAGTCGAGCGGCTGCCCGTGCATATCGAAGATCGACGACGGATAGGACGCCTGCGTCTGCTTGAGCAGGCCGTCATAGTTGACGGTCGTGCCGCTGGCGTCGGTAATGAGCGAATCGCCGAAGAGGATATTACGCTCAAGGCCAGCGAGCAGCTGAAGCGTGCCGTCGCGGTGCTCACGGGCGACCGGATCGACGAATGCACCGCCCATCAGGCCGACCTGCATGACCTGATGCGTAAACCCGCGCTTTACGCCGAGGTAACGCACGGTCGCGTTGCCACGTATCCAGCTGGAGAGGCCAGTCTGGGCTACGCCGCCCTCGCGGAAACCGAGGTTTCCGCGCTGGGTGCCATAGCCGAGCGCCCTGATCCACTGGTACAGGATCTGAGCGCTGGGCACCCGAGGAATTGAGTTGAAGAGCTTCAGGTGCGAGGCTTGAAAGAGGACGCTGGTCATGGTCGCGTCCAGGTTCTCAAGCCGCAGCGGTGTCTGATCACCGAAGCCCGCGCCGCCCTGAGTTGCCAGGGCTTTGCGCAACTCGGTCAGCTGATCGACGATCATGTCGCCGCTGATATAGTTGCGGCCCCCGGCATACTCACGAGACAACGTCTCGAAGGACTTTACCAGCCTTCGACCGTTACCCTGCTGAGTCTGAGGTTCCATCCGTTTCCCTCCACAAAGTCCCGGTATGCCGGGTAAGAACTACTGACGAGGATTCAGGGGAATCCCGTACTGCTTGCGTGTGTCGTCGTCCATGCCGAGCCCGTTCAAGCCAGCTGCGTCGAAGCGCGCCAGCTCCATCGGGTCGGCCTTGCCGTCACTGATGGCGGCCTCGATCTTGGACGCGATCTCGGACTTGCGCAGCGCCCCCACCGAGGTGCCATTGGACTTGCCGAGGCCGCTTGGGTCATTGCCATTGACCGTGAACACGCCCTCGGGGCCTTTGCCGTCAGTCGTGCGGCCAATGATGCCCGGCGAGGTACGGCTGCTGCCATCGGGAGCCGAGACAAAGGACTTGTTGAACTGCGCCTGCGAGCGCATCAGGATCGCCATCGACTTGCCGAGCATGTTCAGCTTGGAAGTGATGCGCTCCTCCAGGTCTGCCAGCCGCTCGGCCACCACATCCGAGAGATGGGCTAGGGCCGGGGAGGCTTCGAGAACCTGTACGAATTCGTCATTATCGGCCAGGGAGCGATAAAACTGATCGACTGACTCCCGTCGGGAGCTTTTGTCAACGCCACCCTCATGGTCAGGGAGGGCGATACGACGGCCACCGCCCTGGTCATGGAAGTCGGCATTGCGCTTTCCTGCACCGCTGACCAGCGTGGACCCGTCCATCTCGTTTTCGGCCTCCTCGATGGTCTCTTCCTGCTCACGCTCCTGCTCCTCGTAGGACTCATTGTCAGAGCTGTTCTGAGACGCACCGCGCTTGCGCTTCGCGAGCTTCTTGTACTCATGGGTCATCCGGTACTCGGGGTCGTTGCCGGAGTCTTCACTGTCCCCGGAGGAACCCGCACCATAGCCCTCGGCCTTGCCCAGGAAATCGGTCAACTCCTTGGCGCTGCGCGCGAGGTTCGAGGTGAAGCCCTCAATCGCGTCGCGCAGGCTCGGGCGGCGCTCGCCGGTCTGCTCTCCATGCAGCGTCTGCTGCAACTCACGGCCAGCTTTTTCAAGCTCGTTCATGCCACCACCTCGAAAGGACTTCTTCTCGTCGTCCTCTTCGTCCTTCTCATCATCGTCATCCATCCAGGGGGGCTTGCCGTGCTTCTTTTTCTTGTCCTTGTCGGCCATCGCTAAGCTCCTGCACCCGCGCCCATGATTCCTGAGCGGATGAGCGCTTGAAGATAGTCCTTCGAGTCAGGTATCGACTCGTCGTGACAGTAATGAAGGTGCGCCAGGGCACCCCTAACGCCTTTGTAAAAGCGGCCCTTGTTGTCGAAGCACTGCCCCGACTTGCAGTAGCCGTAGAGAGTCTTGGTTAACTTGCCGTCGAGATTTTCGAGGAGGAGAGGGCTGGCACTGCCTGTTGTCATCACTCCCATCGGGGTCGAGGCCGCGCCGAAGGACTTTGCGATGTCGGCGAAGCTGACCTGGAGGATGGGTTGATGGGTCAGCGCCAGCTGCGTCACAATGGATTTAAGAATCTTAGTCCCGGTTGGATCGCGTTCGACTACCCGGCCCTGCACGGACCAGGAGAGATGTCGCGGGGTTCCCTGAAGGGCCTTCGCTAACTCCCACGCCTCGTCGGCCCCATGGTGGCGACCCGGCTCCCAGAGATTGCCTTCAGCCCAGAGCACGAGGCCGGACTTGCCCAGCTCGGGGTGATCGCGCAACTCGGGATGGTCCTGCGAGTACACAAACTCGCAGCGGGTCGGGTAGCCGATGATGAAACGCGGCCCCTCCATGTGGTCCCAGTTGATAAAACCGCGCTCGACCGCAGGCCGGGGGTCCATGCCCTTCTGCAGCACGGTCTCGCCGACGGCGTCCTGACAGTTGGCTGAGGCTACACCGGAGAGGCGGCGAACTTCAGACGAGCCCGTGCCCTCGCTTTTCGCGAGCACGTCCATCTGAAAACGGAAGGATTCGCCTATGCGTTGCACAAGGGGCCACGACCGCCTCAACTCCCTGCTTGCGCAACAGCCCGAGGTGGGTAATTGCGACAGGTCTATAGGAAAGCAAACAACAATGTCAAGGGGTGGGCAGGAAACGGGGCCGCAACGAAGGTGTGGCCACGGCGTGGGTGGGCAGGAAACGGGGCCGCAGGCTTGGGTGGTCTTGGGTGGGCAGGAAACGGGGCCGCAGGCTTAGCGTTTGCGCTTGGGCGGGCTTGCCAGCGCCCGTTTGAACCTCCGCAGGCTCGGCTCATCCATCATCATGCCGAGCAGCGTCACCAGCCCTCCGGCCTGCTCCGGCGCGATCTCGATTGAGCCATAGGCCACCTCATCGACCAGCTCCGTTATCTGGCTGGTCAGCATGATCGGGGGCACTGCCTGCTCAGCGCTCAGCTCATATGGTCCGGTCCCTGGCTCGGCCTGCTCGGGGCTCAGGTCAATTGGCTGCTGCTCCAGGGTGATTGGCGGGATGGCCTGCCTGCGCCTGAGCGTGATTGGCGGGATAGCCTGCCTGGAGGGCAGCGCAATCGGCCCGGCCTCGCCCTCGGGTTTGACGCCGGGGTGAATCCACTTGTAGGAGGCCGTGCCGTGCTGACGGCCCTTGTCGTCCTTCCACTGCGCGGACAGGCGGCGGATGTCGGGCTTGCCGGTGACCGACTGCCGGTTCATCATCGGCACGTCGATGTAGCGCTGGCCCTGCTTGCCGATCTTGGCCTTGGGCGAGCGCAGCAGGCCGGGCTTCATGTCGAAGGCCGGGAAGCCGTCCGCGAAGGACTCGGCCCCCAGCTCGCTGCGGCTCTCGCCATGGGGACGCTGGGCCTGCGGCTGGCCGATGGGACCGGGCACCGTGAAGGACGGCAGCTGCGCGGCGCGGTCGAGCTGGTTCAGCTGGGCGATCAGCTCGTCGATGCCGCTGACTTCAAGCTCGCTGGCCATTATGCCCGGTTAACCGTGAGCGCGACCGTCGCCGCCGAGCGGGAGGTCGCCTGCGTCCGCGATATGCCGCTGCCGATTTGGCCGGTGAAGATCGGCACCGGCACCTCGCGCTTGCGCAGGATGGCCTTCTGGCCGAGCGAGTGGCCGACCTCGAAGCGCACGCTCGCATCCACGTACACCTCCCAGTCGTAGCGGCAGTTGTACTTGATCTGGTAGGGCGCGCCGACGAGCGGACCCTTGCCCGGCAGCCACGTCAGGTTGCGGCTGGAGATGACGAAATCCACGCCCTGCTGATAATTCACCATCGTGTAGTTGTTGCTCTGGTCGATGAAGAAGCAGGAGAACACCAGCACCGGAGGGTAGCTCAGCAGGTCCGGGCCGGGGTTGGTCCGCTTGACCGTGTCGCCCTCATATGGCTCGCCCAGGATATAAGTAAAATTAATGACATCGTAAGACGAGACCAGGTTGGACTCGAATGGCGAGAGGCTCATCAGCAGGTCGCCGGGAGCGGCCACGCCCGAGTCCAGCAGCTGCTTCTGATAGGTGATGTTGACGATGGTGACGATGATTGGGGTCGGCGGCCCATAGGTGAAGCCGAGGCCGTCGCAGACCGTGCAGTTGACCGAGGCCCGGTTGGCGTCGGGGTCGTCGCCGGGGTTCATGGTGCAGGAGCATTTGAAGGCACGGCGATAAAGGACGAGGTCGCCTCGGCGGCGGACGAAATCAGCTTCGCGGGCAGGGTCAATCAGCACCATGGGTGGGGCCTCCTACCGGCCACTACTCTGTACGGGCCACTACTCTGTACGACCTACCGGGGCAGGGTGGTGATGTCCTCAATCGGAATGCCCATCAGGACCGCCAGCTTCTCCAGGAAGTCTATCACCACGTCGGCGGCCAGGGGCGGGGTCTGGCTGGCCGCGATGGTGAACCAGGTATTGGCCAGGGCCAGGAACCACTTCTCGGCCTCCGGCCCCATCCAGCCGCTGGACTCCTCGGCCTGGAACCTGATTTGCACTTCCATCGCACTCTCATTGCCGTCATAGCCATCGTTTTGGATGTTAACTACCTTCATTCTCCCCACCGTTCCATTTTATGTACTTTCGGGTGTCCGGCCTGCTAAGATCAACCCGTTCGGCAGAACTCCCTTCCAACACGAGCCGGGGGTCCGGAATCCCGAGCTGGACTCCCGGTATCTACAGCCATGATTTACGCGAGCCCCAAAGGTCGAGCGTGTCACAGGGTGGTGAAAGCGAGCCCGCGAAAACGGTTCCTGAGGCTCTTCATCATCTGGTCCTGGCCATCCGGCGTCCTGCCCAAGTCCTGCTCGTACTGATCGATGTAGGTCTTGTAAACTCCGGCAAGGATCGAGGTTGACTCACTGATACCGTCGCGCGAGGTCGATTGACCGGCCATGCCTGCCGGGTAGCGAGCCTGCCCGGCAATGTTGAGCAGGTCGATGGCGACACGTTTGGCTATATAGTCAGCGATGGCAGCTGGCAGGTTGCGGTAGCCGCACACCACGTAATAGTTCCAGAACTGGGGCACGTATATCTGGTTGAAAAACATGATATAGACGCCCGGCCCGATGAAGAACGAGTTCACCACCGCGAGGTTGGACGGGACAAATTGAACCTCAGCGCTGCGCTCGTCGAAGGAGATAAGATGCTCCTCGTCGATGTCGATGGCCTTGGTCTTGTTGAAGTAGCCCGAGAGCTGGAAGAACTTCAGCAGCGGCATGTAGGGGCACTTGAACTCCAGCCACTTGAGCCAGTTGTCAGGCTTGTAGAAGTTGATCGCCATCCCGATCTTCTCGACCACGGTCGGGATGAGTGGCTCCAGCTCCAGCATGTTCTGGGTCGTGATGTAGGTCGGCTCGAACAGGATGTTCATGAACTCCTGGATCTGCGCCGTCATCGAGATGATCTCGCGGATGATGGCCTCATCGGTGATGGTGCCGAAGCCGACATAGATGGTGTCGCTGGCCGCAGTCGTTGGCAGCTGGGCGAAATTGACCGTCGCCGGGATCGCGCCCCGTCCGATCACGTCGGGCAGGATGTAGGTCCCGCTGGCCGGAATCGGCACCTGGGTGCCGGGCATCGCGAGGCCGCCGAGCAATGCGCCGCTGGTCCACGAGATCGAGGGCGTGGGAGAGGCCGAGAATTGCAGCTGGTACGGGCCGACGATGGAACCGAAGGAAGGCTGCCCCAGGGTGACGCCGGTCACCTGGACCGGCTGATTGACGGCCTGGAGCTTCTCATAGGTGATGAGCGGCAGCCCAGCGCACCAGCGGGCTTTGACCTGATCGACCGTGAACGGCAGCACGCTGAAGTTGGTGGTGGCAAAGGTCAGCGGGTCAGTCGCGTCCGAGGCGGTGACGGTGTAGTCGTTAAATTCCTTCGAGATACTAGCCGAGCTGAAGCCGTTGGTGTCCTTGACCGTGCGGAGATCGATGGTGTCGGTGAACGCGCCCCCAGCTGGGACTATCACTGTTGTGATAAACAGCTGGTACTGCCCAGAGAGCACCGTGCGCGAGAGCGTGATCACGACCTGCTCACCGCCGACCGCGCCCGCCGCCTTGCCGGTGATTGTGACTATGGGGAAGTCGTCACCGTAGCGGCTGTATGATGTTCTATCAACCGAGACAGTTATCCCCGTGATCATATATGACTCCACGTCTGACGACGGAGAGCCCGGTTGATCGTCATCGCCGTAACCCCAAACTTCCGAGCCAGCTGATGCTGCGACAAATGGTTCTCCTGCCCATACAGCTGACGTATCTCTAGAACCTGCGCTGCCTTCAAACCGTTCATCCCACGCTGCTCTCCTCGTGCGATACGGTCGGGCCGCGTCCTTGTTCCATGCCGCGCACCGCTTGCCACAAGCTCAGGGTGTCTTCGAGACCAGTGGCGATCTCCTACAGCTACGCGCTTGCGCCCTTTCACGACACAGTCCTGCTGATTTTGCTTGTGAGTTCCTTTTCTCAAGTGGAACGGTCTGACGCAGGGCGGATTGTCACAGGAATGGAGAACCAGATCAGACGGCAAAAGGGATTTTTCGACAAAGAGGTAATAAGCAATGCGGCTAGCTTTGTAGCTTCCCTTACCCTCTACATGAAAACGCCCGTAGCTATTAGGAGCCGACTTTGGCCACAGCCAGCAGCCGCTACCCTTCTTGATCGTGTCGAAGATGGCGAGGAAGCGCTTAACGTCCTTCTCGCTCAGCACGATCTCTTTTGCAAGAACGGCTGCCATAACTCACGGATTAGGCACCGGGTCTCCAATCGGCTGAATCGTACCCGCCACCGCCGAGCCCGCCAGCACCTGGACATCGAACAGCGTGGTGATGTTGGTCGTGCCGCTGCCCATGTCAGCGTCAGCGACAGCAGAGGCTTGCGCCTGTCCCACCGGGCCAACCGGCACCAGCATGACCACACCGCCTTGCGGGTAGCCAGCGGGCGGTGAGGCCACCGGCTGAATCGTCATGATGGTCTCATCGGAGGAGGTCCAGGTCACCGCGCCGTCAACCACGGCGGGATTGCCCTTGGCATCCACATACGAGATGCCGACCTCGATCTGCTTGTCATTGGGTAACTGGTAGGCCATATCGCCAACTCCTGTTAGGGACAATCCGTCAACCTTCGAGGTCACCCGCGCCCGCAGCGGCGGCGGCACGGGCACCATCTGCACCTGCAGCGGAGTCTTGAAGACCAGCTTCAGCTTCATGCGTGCGGCAGCTGCTTCAGCTCCTCGGGCACCTGGCCCCCGCTCTGCTCCAGCCGCTTCATGACCTCGGCGTGCAGCCAGGTGTTGAGCACATAAGTGTCATTGTAGTCGTTGGTGTAGCCGAACTCCTTGGCCAGCTGGAAACGCGCCGCCTGACTGCTGTCGAGGCCGAGCGCCTTCAGCAGATCGACGATGGATTCGCGCCAGACCAGCTTCTCGCCCGAATCAGCCGCGAGCTTGTCGAGGATGGCCGCCACGTTCACATCAGTCAGGGCCTTGTGCGGCGTGTCCGCCGAGGCCGCAGCACTCTCATGCGGCGGCGGATCGGAGGAATGGGGCTGGCGCGCGGAGGCATGGCCGAAGATGGCGCTCTTGATGGCGTCGAACATATTCACGGTTCTCTCCTAGCCCGTGGCCACAGCCGGGCGCAGCACAGGGGCGGCTGCCAGGAGGAGGGCCGAGCGCAGGGACTTGCGCATCCCCTCATCGACCACCACCGACCTGCCGCAGTCATTGCACACGAGCACAAGCTGATTGTCAGCGCTGCGCATAAGGATGCGCCTGGAGAAGATCGTAATCCCCTCCGCCGTCGCCTTGTAGAGGCGATGATGGCATCCCGGACATTTCACGCGCGCTTAACCAAGCCTGCGGTGCCGTTTCCTGCCCACCACGAAATCAGCCGCCGTTGAGCCCGACCACGATGGCCGTGGCCCGCGCCGCCGAGCTGGCGATGCTGCTTTGCACCGCGACCGCTATCGAGGTCAGCTTCTTGGCCGCCGTAAACAGGGTCGCGAGGCTGGCCGCCGTAAAGGCCCACGCGCCATTGGCCGTGATCGCCAGGGTCGCGGTCTTGGTGGTCGCGTCCTCGTTGGTCGCGGTGATGCGGAAGGTGACGGTCTCGCCCGCCGCGATGCCCGCAACTGCACCGTGGACGCTGAAGGGCCGCACCGTGAGATGAGGCGCAGCTGGGGCCAGGGTCAGCGCGGTGCCATAGGTGGTGATGGTCGCCGACGGCAGGATGGTCCCTGTGGCCACGCAGCTCAGCAGGTTGTTCATGTCCACGCTGCGCACGGCCCAGTTGTCGCTCAGACTGTTTAGGGTAGGGTCGAACACGACCCCTGGAACTCCTTCCAATACCATTGGGTCTCCTCCTAGCAGTGCAAACCGATCATGGTGACATTCGCAACCGCCGTCGAATTGGCGATGCTGCTCTGAATCGTGAGCTGAAGCCCGGTCAGCCGCCCAGCGGTCGCCGCCTGCATGTTCTTCAGGCTGGCGTTGGTGATAGTGAACGGCCCGTTGCCACTGACGGTCTGAGTGGTGGCCTTGTTGGCGCTCTCCCCTTGACCAGTCAGATTGAAGGTAATGACCTCGCCGGGGGCCATGCCAGACATCGTGCCGTGGATGCTGAAGGGCCGGATGGCGTAATGCTGGCCGCTCGGACTGAGCGTCAGCGCCGCACCGGCAGTATTGATCGTCGCGCTAGGCCGCGCCGCCTGCTGGAGCACCGTGGACAGCAGGTTGTTCAAGTCCTGGACATGCTGTGCCCAGCGGTCGGTTGGGGAATCGTAGACGGGATTGAACAAAACACCCGGAATTGCCTCAAGCGCCATCACACCACCTCTGCCCCGGATTAGGGCTTATATTTGCAGAACTGCCTTTTCTGCGCTAGTGAAGCTCTTCTCGGTCTAGCGCCTTGCGACTTCTTTCTTGCCGCCCTTCCTGAAGGACTTCTCGGTTTCCTCGTCCCATTCATGACCAGCTATCGACTCAATCGCCGGGTGACCTCCAGTCAGCGGGTGCCACTGGCCATGAATGTGGATTTCCAGGTGCTGAGGGTGAACACGCGCGCCTACGAACTCTCCCCTACCCCGGTCTTCCAGGCCCTCGACGTGCTTCTTGTTTACCCGCAGCATCGGCACATAGGGCTTGTACCCGTAGTTGTTTGCATGGTTCCTTGCAGCAATCTTGCCGTAGTAGCTGGCCCCCGAGCGCTTATCGGCCAGCCACACCTTGTTCTCAGGATTATCTGAGAAATGCCAATTCGATCTCGGAGCGCCGAGGCCGTCCTCACGAGGCCGCTCCTCCTCGCCCAAAAGGCCATGCTTCACAATGCCGCCCAAGTTGGGCGAGAGGGTCGCGTGATACAGGAAACTCTTAATCATCTGCGGCTGATCCTCAGTCGCGAAGACCTTCTGGCGGAACTCACCGAGGGGCATCGCGGTCATACCGCCGAAGAAGCGCGGGTCGTCGTAGTGATCGAGGTAGATGCGCTGAGCCTCAGCAGCTGAATCAGCTCCCAGTATAACCTTGTCCTCATCGAATGTCGTGAAGTCGGGGGCCTTCAGCTGGTGGATGATATAGGCCGTCGGCGACTGCTCATTCGGCCCGAGGAAGACATCGACGTGATCGCCGTCGAGGCCCTCGGAATTCTTGATATAACCATATGGTCGGCGCATCAGGGTCTTGCCCGGCCTGCCGTCAGGATGGGTCCAATGCCGGTAGCTGCCAGGCCGGTTCTCAATCGAGATGTCGAAGCCCTGGAAGGTCTTGCGGTAGTGCAGCTTGCGGCGGGCAGACTTATTCCACACCGGCTTGATGTTCTTGTAATAGTTGTCGATCTTCTCAGGATCGCCGACGTAGAACTTGTGGACACGGGCGTACTCCTCAGGCTTCGCCCCGTATTTCTTGGCCTCGGCCTCGAAGGGATGCTTTGTCGGGAAGGGGATGATCTTGGCGGCCTTGGCCAGGACGACCGCGAGTGACTTCTCAAACTTGACCGCCTGCCCGTCATTGAACTTAATCCGCTGCCCACGCCGGATTCGGTTCCACTTGCTGTGCGCCTCCATCCGGTCGCCCAGCTGCTCGTAGTTGTAATAGAGCCCGTCGTGACCGACGTAGCCGCCCTCCCAATCCTCATGATCGAGACCGTGCTGCTTTGAGAGCCGGGCGACGCCGTCGAGGTGGGTCTCATGCTCCGGCAGCTGCCATACCCGCCCACTCGGTGTGTGCTTGAGCGCCCGCGCCGCGATGTACGGGTCGTTGAGTGATTTCTTCACCGAGTCGTTGTACCAGGGCGTGTTTTCGAGTTCGTCGGGGTCGATCATCGGATCGCGCGCCCGACGGCGTTTCTCTTCCTCAGTGCGCGAGCGGGTATTGACCCCGGACGTGTTCACGTTGCCGTGGCCCTTGTACAGCTCCAGCGGCTTATCGGGGTGAATCTTGACGCCCTTGCCCGGATCGGTGCGGTCGGCGATGTACTGATAATCGGACATGCTGACCTTGACCTGCTTGCGCTTCTGCGGCGGCTTCATGCCCGGCGCTAAGCTCAGGTCCTTGACTGCATCGGCCCCGATATGACGGATGTCTTCCTTGCCCTCAGGCTTGATCAGCTCGGCCCGCGATGCGCCGCCATAGCGCCGGACCAGGTGATGGTAATAGTTCTGCACCCGGCCCGTGCTGCCGCTGGCAACCGGCGTACCGTGCAGCTCCGCACGGTTGCGGGCCGCGTGATGCACAATGTGCTTCATCAGATCGGCCCCGGCGAAGGGCGAGGACGATTGCAGCGAGGCGACGTGAATGCCGCTGCCCTCCTTCTCCCCAGGGGTCTTGTAGTGATCATAGTGCAGCGAGGCGATGATGTTGTGGTCCTTGTCAGTCCCGATCATCATGCCGTGGTGCTCTTTGGTTGTCGCCCCCGGCAGCCTGATGCCCGGCTGCTGGTAGTGCAGGACGTGGGCGACCTCGGACTTTTCGAGCACAATCAGCAGCGACTTGCCGAGCGTGGTCTCCCCGGCCTTAACCTTGTCCTCCATCTCGCTCATGGTATAGAAGCGGTGGTCGTGGCCGATGAAGCCGTACTGCATGTTGGCCTTCTCATGGCCAACAGCTGGCACTGACATATCCATCTGCCGGGGGACTTTGCGCTTGATGCGGTCGGCGATGAACTCGTGATGATCAGAAGGATGGTTCGCGCCAAGGTAGGTGACACCCTTGTGGCGCACAGCCTTGAGCTTGTACCACGGGTTGGAGTAGCCCTGCTCGCGGGTCATGTCGAACTGGCTAAGCGCCGGATCGCTGTACATCATCCGGCTCAGGCCGCCAGGGGGTTTACGGGCCTTGGGCCGAGGGGCAATGGATTTGCTCAGCACCGTTAAAGGAGCGGAGGAAAAGAAGTCGGCGGCGCGTCCACCCGATTTTTGGACCTCGCCTTCAACCTCTTCCTCCGCGTCCGGCAGTAACCATGACTTCAGCACCAGGGTGGGCAGGAAACGGGGCCGCAAGTTTAGGGTGTCACGCGTCTCGTCTGGGCTTCGCCCCCACATCGGCTCGCGCGGCAGATTCGGGTTTCGCGTGCTGAGGGGCTCGCGCTCATCGTCTGGGTCTCGCACATTGGATGGCTCGCGCGCTTCGTTGGGGTCTCGCGTAGCGAAGGGCTCCTCCCCCTCGACGCGTCCTCGCGTCAGCCAGCCCCAGGCCCGTGCCAGGGCCGCTACTTTCTTTCTGGCTTTCTTTTTTGGTTCTTCCTCGCCAGCACTATACGCGGACGGGAGGTTGAGCGGGACCCCGTGCTCGCGGGCGTACTGCTCATAGACGGGTCTAAGGAGTGGAGCGTGTTCAGCGAAAAACCTTCCCGAAAGAGCGGGTCCGAGGGAGGCAACGGCCCTTTGTCGATGACCTTCACTGGTATCCTCCAGACGTTCGCCGGAAGCATAGAACCGTCCGGCGTCAATGTCGGGCCGCCGCCGCTGACGGCCAGCAGCGCCGCCGATGGTGCTGACTTGCGGCTGGTTCAGGACCTCATTGGCGGTGGCTTTAACTGCTTCATGAAAATCGTCGTTCGGACGACCTGAATGGTTGACGACGTAAACGCCGTCCCCGTAAGGGACCGGGACCGTGGGAGTTCCCAGCTTCTGCGAGATGGCTTGCTGCAGGGCGTGCAGCTCATGCGGGGCCAGCTCGCCGGTCTTGAGGTTGGTCCCGTTCAGGTCTTCCTTGCGAAAACCCTGGACATTAATCGGGCGATGGAACTCGACTGACTTCTGGCCAAGAAGATGAGCCAGCCCATGGGCCATGCCACGAATGCGCCGCAGCGAGTTCGGGGTGATCTGACCGCGCATCAAAGCCAGATCACCAGACGGGACGCCTTCCTGCGCGGCCACGGAAATCAACGACCGAGGCATCACGGCACCCGCGTAGAGGTGACCGGAAGCCCCGACCTTGGCCGGAGCGCCGCCGACACCGAGCAACTCAGCGGCCCGCAGCCGCTTGTCCTGGTGGAGTGCTTCCAGCAGCCGATTGTGAAGCTCCTGCCTGTGCTCATGGGAGTGCTGGCTGGTATCGAGCATGCTCGGGTCAGGAGTCAGATCGGAGACCACATGGCCTCCCAGCTCATGCAGGCCGGTCGCGAAGCTCTCCTTCGAGGCCGTCATCGCCTTGGGGTCAATCTTGATGTTCTTCAGCGGGCGCGCCAGTCCAGCCGGGATGTTGCCCGCGTTGACCTGCTTGGTAAGGTCCTTGACGCTTTCGCCCTTGGCCTTGGCGTAGTTGGCAATCAGGTTCTTGCGCGCGAGTGCGCCACCCTTCTCGGCGACCCACATCCGCTCCTGCAGCTCATGCGCGGAGAGCTTCTTCTCGTGGGCCACCTCATTCAGAATCTGCCGCGAGAAGCGATAGTTGCTGGGACTTACCGTCCGCTCTTTGGCCTCACCCTCTTGAGCGCTTTCGCCAAGCTGAATCGGATAGCCGATGGAGCGGGCGGCCCAGCGGTCCACGGTAACCGGCTGCAGCTCGCCCCTGGCCATCTCGTCAGCGGTGGGAGGCCGGTCAGTGCCTCCCTTGATGTAGTGCATCAGGTTGCGGTAAAAGGCGTTGGTCTTCAGCCCCGAGTGCCAGTGATTGTGGTAGAGCAGCGCGCGAGCCTGATCGTCCTGCTCGTTGGTACCGCCGCCGCGCAGGGTCTCCTTGGGCAGGCCCGCTTCATGATGCTGCCACGCACGCTCAGCTGCTTCAGTGTTGGGGTTGGGAGTTGACTGCGGCGAATACGCAGCCAGCAGCGCCAGGTATTTCTGAATCTTGGGCAGGTTGCCGCCGAAACGATCATGTACCGCCTGCGCGCTGTCGCGATACCAGCCAGCGCCGAATGCGCCCTTGTCAGCCAGCTGTCCCAGCTGCTTCTTGAGCGCCTCACGATCCTTCGGCGTCTTGATGTTCGGCGGTGCCCCGACCAGCGGCCCGCGCTCATAGCTCTCAGGGTCATACTTGTCGGCGAAAGCCTTATTCTCGTTGGAATCGCCCGGCAGTTCACCACTGGCCAGCAGCTTGCGCAAATCCTCACGCCGGGACTTGAGCCGCTCCAACAAGGAATCAGCGTGCTCAGGAACGAGCCCGGCATCACCGATGGCGTCTTCGAGCCGGTCATCACTGAGCTGGACAGCATCCTTCACGCCTCGGGTCAGGCCCTCAGAGGGAATCTGACCGGCAAGATGACTTACCAGATGTCGGGCCGGGACCCAGTCCTTTTGCTCATTGAGATGATTGAAAAGCCCCTTGCCGGTACTGCGGGAGCGGACCTCCCCAGCACTGTCATCGCCCTTCGGCGCGAAATGTTCAAAGTGCTCGGGACTGGTATTGAGCAGAGCATGAAGACCGGCCATGCGCTCACGATGGCGCTCAGCAGGCTGGCCCTCCAGCTTCTTGTAGCCTTGCGGTACAGCCTCACGGGCAAGGGCAATCTTGTCGTTGTGGATGACCAGCTTGCCTTCGGGGGCCTTGGGCATCAGCTGGTTGATGATATGTGCAACACGGGCGGAATCGTCATTGGCAAACTCGTGAATCTGCCACTGCTTACCTTGGGCTTTCTCTCCTTTGACCTTGGCTCTAGCTACAGCCTGAGGCGTGGGAGGCTCCTGGTGCCAACCATCACCAAGGGGTTTCCAACTTGTAGTTGGCCTGAGGCTCTTCTGGAACAGATCGAAGACCTCAAGAACGATGATCGGATTAACCATGGTGCTCCAGAAAACCCATGATGCCCGAGGGCGGCATGTAGGCCGCCAGCGGCGGCACGCCCTGCATCGCCGGGAGCGCGTGTTTTACGCTGTCGCGGGTGTCCTGCACCTCGCGCAGCTGATGGTGGCCCATGTTCGGACCCCATGCGCCGGTCGGGATGCCCGCCTCCTCGCGGTGCATGACGTACTGATCGATGGCCTCCTGTTCGGTCGGCGCGGTGTCCGCGTGGCCACAGCTGCAGTTCCAGCGCCAGGCCCGGCCCAGCCGGGAGGATTTGTAGAAGCCCTGGGATTTCAGCAGGAGGTGCTCGCGAATGCCGCTGACATGAGGCGCGAAGCCCTTGTCCAGCCGCGCCCGGATGGCGTCAGCACGCGAGGCGAGGTCACTGCGGCCCTGCATCCGCGCCCGCCGTGCAGCTGCCAGGAGCAGCCGGGGCGAATAGGCCCACTTGTCGCCGGACTTGAGTTTTACTGGGTACTTGCGCTGAGCACCGAGCAGGAAGACGTGTGAGGGCATCTCCTCACGCTTGGAGGAGCCAGCCGCACCGATACGTGAGCGGGTGTGCTCGGAGAGCTTGCCGTGCCCGGAGACCTTGGGGGCCTCGGACTCCTTCTCGCTCTTGCCATAGCGCTCCAGTATCTTGGGGTTCAGCTTGCGCGCCCAATCCCTGGCCGGGCTCCTTTTAGCAGGCGCGCCTCCCACCTCCTCGGATGGCTTGAGCAGGCGCGGCCTCTTATCGACCGGCAAGGGCTCAGGCTCGGGCATGTTGCGGATGTACGTCTGCCACTCCGGGGAGAGCTTGTTGATGTCCAGGCGCTCGGCCTTGGCCATCCACATCTCGTCCTCGGTGGTCGAACATGCCGGGCAGCGGCGGTTAGTCATCTGAAGCTCACCGCTCTTGCCCCATGCCACCTGGATATAGCCACGGTCGTGGCAGACTTTACAGCTCATGACACCCTCCGAATGAATCCAACGATAGAGCGGGCCAGTGTCTGCGGCAACGCTGGCAGCTTCGGTTTCTTGCCCTTGCCCACAGTCTCCGTCGAGGCCAACTTAGGCGCACGCGGCCTGAGCGCGGTCGAATAGCGCTTCTCCTCAAGATCGCGCTGCTGGCGCAGTGAATCGCCGAGCGGACGCACGTGCATGCCTCGGGGACCCCCGGCCTTGGACAGCTCGGGATTATGCCGCGCACGGGGATGGGCCGGGCAATAGCCATAGTCCTCGGGGTACTCATCATCCTGAGCAAATGCTTTCAGCAGCCCGGTGTGCTTCAGCAGGCCCTCGTAGAGCGACGGATGGAGGAGCGTCGCCTTCTGCTGAGCAAATTCCTTCTCATGAATTGGCCTGCCCTCATTGTGCTTGGAGAAATTGAACCACGAGTTCTGCCCCAGCGTCTCAGTCGCCAGCGCATGGCGCGCAGCTGGCGAAAACATCTGGTAATGATCGAGGAAAGCATGAGTCTCACCATGCGAGGGTCGGGGACCGAATTTGTTGCCGCCCATGGCGTGGCCGAACACGTCATGCACCCAGCGGAAGCGGTCGTTGTCCTCATTGGGCAGCAGCTTGTGCGTCGGCGAGCCCTGCTCGGACTTGAAATAATAGATGTGCTTGTTGTGCCGCACGTCGTGCGACATCTCCTGGGCGTTCTTGTACGGCTGGCCCGCCCCGGTCCAGGGCTCGGCCTTGTAGCCATGCGCGGTCAGGTGGTCGGCCTGCGCCTTCACCTCGCGCCGGAAAGCCTTGTAGGAATTCTGCACCGCAGGATCAGCTGGATTGTGCTGTGCCCCCTCGTAGGCACGGGCGATACGGGTGCCGACCTTGGGGTCGAGGCCGTTGCCAGTGCGCCAGCCGCCCGAGAGGTGGGCCGTGCGCAACTGGCCGAGGCGGCGCGGCTTCATGTAGTCGTTGGCGATGGCGTGCAACTCATGGACCCCGTCGGGGTGGTTGGAATGCCACTCCTCAGGGGTGTCGGCCTCGCTCTTGAAGAGGAAGGCCAGCGGGTCATGGTCAACCTGAAGGAGGCTCTCGAAGACCGAGCGGCGCAGGACGTGGCCACGGGCAATGACCAGCTCCTCGCCGACCAGGTCGGAGGACATGGACTTATCGAGGTGGGCGACCTTTCCAGCTTTCTTCTGGTTCTGGAAGATGTGCATCACCAGCGCCCACTTGTTCTTCGCGCCGCTCTGGCCCGCGAGCGTCTTGGCGTGCTCCCACATCTTCTCCTGACGTTTCGAGTGGACAACATTAACGGGCATCGCGGCCTCCCCATCAGGAGTGCGGACTCCAGGTCTCTATCGCCGAGGATGTACCGGCTTTTATCGTCACAGCCTGCCCAGCTGCCAGCACGTTGACTGTCATGATGCTGTACTGATTGGCGGTGTTCCAATCCGGAGTTTGTACCGCAAACGGAATTATCAGATTGGCGTTGGCCACCAGCATTCCGACCGGCACGGTCAGGGTCTGAAACGAACTTTGGCCGTAATAAGCGAACCCGAGGGTGATGGAGGTCGGCGGCGTCGCCCCCAATAAAAGCCCAACTGCGCCCCACACCTGCGAGTAATACTTACCCGTCAACACCGTGGTCGGCATTTGCAGGGCGGTCGTGTTATTACCAGCTGGAGCGGGCTGATCGCTGCCCTGTGTGAACTGAGCCGGAGGAGGACCGGAAGCGCCCTGCACGGCAGTGACGCCGGAGTTGTGGCCGCCGAGGGTCTGTCCCAGAGCTGTCCCCGCAAGCAGCAGAACAGCCAGGATTGTCGAGATCAAACGCTTCATAGCACCACCTATGCACCTGGCGTACAGCCGCCGATAAGCGTGAAGGTCGCGCTCTCGTTTACCGCGCGGCACTGCGTGCGTTTGGTCGCCGCTGGCGGAGTCACGCTGCCATCGCTCCGGTATTGGCCTCCCAGCGTAAGCGTGCCCGGCGTGATCCCCACACCACTGATCAATTCCAGCGTCCACGTCTGGCCCGAGACCGCATTGAGCGGGTTGCCCAAAATCCACGCCGACGAGTTAGTGATGGTAACGGCCTGCACCAGCGACTTGCTCAGGTCCGGCGTCGTCGTCGGACCATAAGTCGGCGCAAAGGTCGGAAGAACAGCGCCCGGCGCGGCGGTGACCCCAGGGTTGTGACCGCCTATGGTCTGCCCACAGGCCACCGAGGCCCCGAGCAGCACGATAAGGATTCCCATTACTATGCGTCTCATGCTCAATACTCACAGAACGCAGCCGTAGTACCTGAGGCGCTGATCGCCGCCACGTCGCCGCCAGGGACGATGCCCTGCTCACTCGGTCCCAGCACGAAGGCCGCGCCAGGAGCCAGGTAAGTGTCACCCGCCTGAGCATTGTTGCCCGAGGCGACGGCGATGTTCATCGGATTGGCAGTGCCAGTGTTCTGCACGAACAGATAGTGACGGCTCTTGGCCTGACCGGTGACGCGGTCGGTGAAGGTATTGGCCAGCGCCGTGCTGGCGCTTGTCACCGTCGCATGATAGGTGCAACCGCCCAGCGCCCACGCCCTGCCGCCAAGGCAGAGCAGAAAGCCGAGTAGAAAAAGACAGCGTTTCATATTCACTCCCAATAATGCATCTTGAGGGTTTCGGCCTTGTGGCGCTTGGAATGCCTGCTGGCCTTGGGTTTCGGCGTCGGCGTGGCCTTGGGCGAGGGGGTGACCGTCATCGGCGGCGCGGGTGGCGTGGCCTGCATTTTGGCCGGTGGGGTAGGGGAGGACGGCGTGGCCACGGCGCTCGGCGGCAGGGTAGGGGAGGGCGGCGGTGAAGGCGAGGCCGCCACCAGCAGCAGGAAGGGCAAACTCAGCAGAGCGTATTTCATGTGCCTCCGTTTGGTGGGCCACCAGTCTCCGGCACCAGGCGAGGAGGGTGGGGGTCTCTCATGCCCAGTCCTTCAAACAGGCAGCCCACACCGATTATTTCTTCTTCTCGCGTTCCTTTTGCCACCACTTGCGGATGCCGTGCAGCACCGAGCGGATATTGGTGCCAGTAACGACCGGCTCCTTCTTTTTGGGCTTTTTCTTCTCGGGCGGCTCCGGAGGCCGGACCTCGTTCAGCTCGTGATAGAAGAGCCGCCGCATGCCGCCCTCACCATCGCGGATGGTGACGCCGCGCGGGCCATAGGCTGTCACCTCCCCCTCACCCTTGACGCCAAAGTGCGGAATTTCAAAGGCCACAATGTGGCCACGCTTTACGTGCTCATGGGAGAGCCGGTGAATATGCTCAACCTCCTCCTCGACCGGGGCCTCGCCCTTGGTGATGGTGCCGTCCTCATCGCGGTGCCAGTGCTCGGGGTGGGCAGGAAACGGGGCCGCAGGCTTGGGATTTGTTGTCTGTGTGCTGCCGCTCCAGGTGGGCTGACCGGAGACTCTTACCGGGCTGGGCGCGCCGATGCCCCCGGCAAAGCCGAACTTCTGGGTTGCGCCGCGCGAGTAGGCGCGGGACTTCGGGCCGGTGTGCTTGCGCACCACGTTGATGACGAGCCCCTCATCGCGGCCCGTACGCTGGCCCGGTTTACGTGGCATTGGTGGAACCCACCGGGGTCGCCTGCGGCGCGGGCAGGACGTGGGTGGTGTCCGGCGCGTGCTGCAAGGTGACACAGCAGCTAATCAAATAGCCAACGAACAGGATCACGATCATCACGACCAGCACCCAGTGCGGGACCGCACCCTTCCTCATCTACCCTGGAGCCGGGACGGAGCTTGCCCCTCCTGTGCTTCCATGCCGGAGAACCCCTCGCCACTGTTGCGCTGCTGCTCCATCTGGAGCTGCTGCTGTTGCATAGCCGACTGCTCCTTCATCTGGGCGTATTGAAGTGCAAAAGGGGAATTGACCATTTTGCCCGAGAACTGGCCGTCGGTGACTTCCTCCAGCGGCGGCTCGTGCATGTCGCGGCGGTACTCGTCGATGGTGTCGCCGAGCGCCACACGCTTGGTCCAGAGGTCGATCAATTCGGACTTGGTTGGGCGGTCCTCAATCGACCAGACCACGCGGAGGTCGTCATAGACCGGCTCGATGAGGCCAGCGGTGATGAAGTCGCCGAGGTTGGCGAGCAGGCTGTGATAGCCCTCCTCCTGGGAGTTGGCGATCACCGACTCCTGGTCCTCCTCATTAATGAGCGCCTTGGAGTCGCCCATATCAGGAGAGAAATTGATGAGGCTGGGATGAGCACGGTAAGCAGCACATTTAAGCGCGATTGCAAAGCGGAGCAGCTGGATGAATTGCATGTCCGTAAGAGAATCGCGAAGCCGGTGCAGCTCAGTGCGGAAGTTGCTGTCACCAGTAGCAAAGACCGGCAGACGCTGATTGCCCTGCGTGCCAATCTGGGCATAAATCTGCTTCTTGAAGACTTCGAGCCCCTCCTGGTCCACATCGCCATTGATAAAGAGAAACGCCTCCGGGTAGTTGGAGAGAAAATTCTGCTTGTTATAGTAGAGGCCCAGCATCAGCAGGGTGGTGGCTTCGAGCGATTCTTCGAGCGGGCTGACGCCCCAGCCCCAGCGGTCCATCTCGTCCGACGGATTAACGTAGTCAACGATGCACTCGTCGGCGGTCCACGCACCAAAGATTTTGTTGTCGATTTCCTGCACGTAGGCGGCGTTGGTCAGGTCCACCTGGAATTTGTTCCAGATGTCCTGAATCGCCTGGTCCTGCGAGTAGAACTTGAACACCTGCATATGCTTCAGCAGCACCTGGAGGCGCGGCTTGATGTGGTCGGGTGGCAGCAGGTGCCAGGACTGCGGGATGCCGAACTTGTTCTTGATGACGATCATGACCTTGCGGTCGAGCACCAGCTCGCCCCGGACCATCTTCGCCAGCGCATCGCGCAGCGGATTGACGCCGCCGTGAATCTCCGGGTTGGGATGCAGGATCAGCTCCTCCATCTCCTGGCAGCGGCGGTCGATGTCGGGAGTTGGCTTATAGTCATACTCCTCCCACCGCTTGTGCTTGACGCTCCAGCCCTTCTCGTGGCTGTCATGGGCCACGCGGCGGCAGACATGGCGCACCTGGAAGACGCGGGCATTGACCAGCAGGCGGTCGATCAGCGACTGCCGCATGGTCTCACGCAACAGCTCGGTCGTCGGCGTACTCACCGGCTTCTCCGCCGCGCCCCACGCGACCGAGCTGTTCCAAAGGTTATAATAGATGCGGAAGAGAGTGCCGATTTTCTTTTCCAGCTGCTTGTCGAGGGTACGCTTCTCCGAGGGGCTGATAGCGTTCGTGTCCACGCCCTGGGCTAGCTGGGAGATGGCGCGCATGAGCGGCTGATCGCCCTGCTTCATCCAGCTCGGGACAAAGAGGCCCGCGCCGTTGGCAGTATAATCGGTCAATCCTTGAAATACAGCTGGCATGATCCGTTTAGTTGACTTTCATGGGTACGCGCGAGTAAGGTGCCTCTCGTGGGCAGGAAACGGATGGCTTCAAGTGGCGAGAGCGGAGCTAAATATGGTCGCATAGCGACCCAGCGCCCGCTCCGCCACCCACCGTCATCATTCCGTTTTGCCAACTATAAAGTCTTTCTGGTCTGAGTCTGGCGGCTCAGGCTGCCTGCCAGTGAACACGTCCGGATCACCGGGACGATCACCCGCCTTACGAAATTCCTCACCCGGCTGAGCCTTTTCTAACTTCGGACGCGGGCGTAGAGTAGCTTCCGCCATCACAGCACCTCCGCGCAAAGCTGCTGGATAATATCCACAAGACAAGGGCCGTGCCAAGTGGCGTGGTGGGCAGGAAACGGGATGCCGTGGGGGAGGCACGCTCTTGGGAGGGACTCTCATGAAGAAGAGAAGCGTGCTGGCTTTCCTTGCACTGCTGCTGCCTGCCATCGCCTTTGCGCAGGACAGCGTCACGCCGATGTCGGCGACGGTCACGCTGCAGCCCGGCCAATCGGTCATGATCCAGGCGGCCACGCCAACCCCGATGCCGACTGCTACGCCAACCCCGATGCCGACTGCTACGCCAACCCCGATGCCGACCGCTACCCCGACGCCGGTTCCGACGCCGACACGCACACCAACTCCGACGCCTACGCCCGCACCCACACCAACCCCGGTGCCGACGCCGACGCCGACACCTCCGGGCGTCACACTCGGGCCGGATTCGTTCCCCAGCAGATACCGGAATATCCAGGCCGCGATCAATGCCAACCCGAACGGGACGCGGTTTAACTTCAAGTGCGGCGTCTACAGATTCCCGCTCAATGGCGAGCAGGCGCTCGTGCTGAAGACGGGCGACTCGTTCTACGGGCAGAACCCGGACGGCTCGTTCCCCACTCAGCTGACCACGGTAGTTCCGCCCAGGCCGCTTTGCACCGACTTCGACGGCGCAATCAGGGTTCCGACCGACAGCCCGGACAACAGCTGGCATCAGCAGGGCAACCTCTGGTACAACACGGTCGGCGCGGCCAACTGGATTCCCCTCAGCACCACCAACGGCAAATGCTACAAGCTCGGTGCCACCGACGTGCGCAACACGCTCGGCGGCTGCATGTATCCGCAGGACCTGTTCCTGGACGACCTGCCAATGTCGCGGCTGGCGGCGGGTGACGACGGCTCAGTCGATCAGTTCACGAATCTGCAAGCGGGCTTCTGGTACTTCGACCACACCGGCAAGCACGGCCCGGCCAACAGCGTGTGGGTTGCGGCCAACCCGGCGAGTCACCTGGTCGAGCTGAGCACCGCCCACTACGGGATCAATACCGCCGCTGACAACATCACACTGCAAAACTTCACGATGCGGATGTTCGCATCCGAGTACGGGCACGGCGGCGGAATTTGGTTCGCCGGTAATAACTGGCTCATCAACGGCATGTACCTCGCCCACAACCACACCAGCGGAGCCTCAGCCAATGGGACCACCGGCCATCAGCCCCTGGCCACGGTGAGCTACAACGCGGCAGTCGAGAACGGCAACAACGGCCTCGGCGGACCCTCGCTGCCAGGGTCGCTCTGGACGCATAACCTGATGCTCAGAAACGGCTTCGCGGGCTACTCGAATGACAGCGGCCAGAAGTGGGTCGGCACCAACGTGACGGTCTCGTACAACAGCGTGATGGATACGCACGGGGCCGGGCTCTGGGTCGATATGAAGGTGTCCAACGGCTTCATGTTCGATCACAACGTAGTCAGTGGTGGCGACGCCGAGGGCATCCGGGTCGAAATCTCGAACAACGCCAAGGTGACGAACAACACGCTGATGAACAACGCCCAATACTCCAACGCGCAGTGCATCGCGCCCCATGTGCCGATGCCCAATGGCCTCGATTGCTGCACCGGGCCGCAGCAGGGAACCTGCGGCAACGGCTGCGTCGGAATGGCAATCGCGGGCGGCGAGATCGTGAGCGCCGCGAGCATGGGCACGCTCATCGACTCGAACACCGTCAACAGCAATTGCGCGGGCATCGGCGTCGGCACCAACCTGCGCAGCGACAGCCCGCAGCCGCAGACCGGGACCAAGGTGACCCACAACACGATCACCTATACCGGCACGAAGAGCCCGATAACGAGCAGGCCGGGCTACAACGGCCAGGCCGGAGCCAGCGTGATCCCGCCGAATATGTTCGACTACAACACCTGGAAGCTGGGAGCCGCGATGAACGCCGCGACCTTCAACGCCAACAACAACGGCGTGAACTCGTCAAAGAACTGGTCACAGTGGCAGGCCGTGCCGCAGGATCAGCACGGCAGCGCATCACAGTAACGGGTGGGCAGGAAACGGGGCCGCAGGGCAGGGTGTGTACACGCCTTGTTCTGGGGCTCCGCGCACTATATGGCTCACGCTATGGTTAAGGGTTTCGCGAACTACATGGCTCACGCATCGGCATGGGTTTCGCCTGAAATATGGCTCACGCTCACGCTAAGGGCCTCGTCCGAATTTCGGCTTGGGTGGGCAGGAAACGGGGCCGCAAGTAAGGGGGCGCGCGTCACACTTGGGCTACACTCAATATACGGCTCACGCACATCGTATGGGTCTCGCCAAAACCTTGGCTCACGCGCGGGCCGAGGGTATCGCTCCACGAACGGCTTGCGCTCATCGTATGGGCCGCGCCAACACCTTGGATCACGCTCCTCTGACGGCTTGCGCAATAGTATTAGGCTCACGCACGTTGAATGGGCTCCGCTCTCTCGATGGCTCGCGCCCTTGGTACGGTCCTCGCGCAGGTAGCGGCTCACGCGACTAACATGGGTCTCGCACTTATCTGGCTCGCGCCCTCCCCTCGGGACTCGCACCGCGTTGGGCTCGCGCTCCTTCTGTGGGTTGCGTCCAGCAATTGGCTCACGCGCCTGGCCACGGGTTGCGCTCATACAGTGGCTCACGCGCCCACAACTTGGATTACGCATCGCTCTGGCTCACGCGCCATCATGGGTTCCGCATACACAGTGGCGGCGCGCTCTTGGTTTGGGCCTCGCAATTGGAATGGCTCACGCCTCGATAATGGACCTCGCTAATTTCCCGGCTCACGCCTAGCAGTGGGTTTCGCGTCTCTGTTGGCTCACGCTCGGCTCTAGGACCTCGCGCGTACACCGGCTCACCTTCGTTGCGGCCCCGTTTCCTGCTCACCACGCCTCCTCAATGGGCCTCGCTTCTTATTGTGACTCACGCGCCGACACTCGGGTTTCGCACTGCTTTGGGCTCACGCGTCACATCCGGACCTCGCTGCTCGACTGGCTCGCGCTCTCCTCTCGGACTCCGCTGCCTGTCCGGCTCGCGCTCTCTCTTCGGGCCGCGCTTCTGCAACGGCTCAGCCGCTCAGCTCGGCCACCGGCAGGGGCTTGCCGACCACCATCTGGACGGCGGCTTTGCCAGCTGCCGAGTTGGGGTCGATGCCTCCCAGTATGGTGGCGAGATTAGCTGGCAAAGGCAAGGCCGAGGGGCCGCCTCCGGTGATGCGGCTATCGGGATAGCGGATGGTGCGGGTGATGGGGTCGAAGGTCCAGCCCTCCTGCACATTGGGCCGCTGGACGGGGATTTGTTGCGCGGGCGTGATGACGGTCGATTCCTCGGCGGCGCGGGCGGCCTCGCCGAGGGCCTGGAACATGCGCGAGCTGCGGGCAGCGTGGACGGCCAGGGCCAGGGCGGTGACGGTATCGTCGTGCTCGCCCTCGGGCGCGGAGTAGACCACGTTGCGCGCTCGGGTCAGCTCGTACTGATAGAGCTGGAGTTCATGGAGGAGAATATCCCAGTCAGGATAGAGAATCTGGCGGCGCTCGATGGCCAGGGCCAGCCCCTCGATCAGCTGCTGCTTCGATTTACCGGAGAACATGAAGCCGGAGACCGAGATGCCGAGCTTCTTGGCGTTCTCCAGCAGGGGATCGCCGACTCCGGTGCAGTCCATGAGGACTCGGGCGTGGTAGCGCTTGGCGACCACTTCGAGCCGGGACAGCTGGAGGGTGTAGTCGATCTGATTGAAGCGGTCGAAATAGACCACCTGGCGGGTGCGGCAGTCGAGCACCATGATGACGCTGAAGTCCTCGTGCTTGGCCGGGTCCCAGCCGATGACATAGCGATGACCGGCCTGGGGCGCGGAGGAAATGTCGGCCACCACGCAGGACTTGATGTTGCGGAAGACCCCGGCTGACTCTTCGAGAAACTCGGCGAGGTATTCCTGGCGGAAGGTGTCGGTCGGCAGGCCGCGCCGGGCGGACTCGACTTCCTCGGCGGCCATGAAGGGTGAGCTGGCCGAGGGGAACTTCCAGGATTCGTACTCAGGATTGGCGGCGCGGTCCTGCCCCTTGTTCCACTCCTCCCAGAACCAGTTGCGGCCCTTGGGCGTGCCGATGAAGATGGCGCGTCCGCGCTTGTCCGAGAGGGTCGCGCGCAGGGCCTCGGTCCAGGCCCGCTTCTCGACATAGGGCGCTTCGTCGATGATGAGCAGATCGACGCCCTCACCGCGCAGGTTGTCGAAGTTAGTGGCGGTGTGGAACTCGATGAAGGACTCGTTGTCGAGCAGGATGCGGCTGAGCGACTTGCGCTCGGTGTAACGGACGCGGGACTTGCGCAGGACGCGGAGGACCTCGCGGTAACCCTTCTCAGTCTGCTTATAGACCGGCGCGACCCACCAGACGATTTGCTCAGGCTTGGAAGCAGCTGCCTTGACCGCCTCGTTGGCGGCGAAGGTGGTCTTGCCCCAGCGTCTCCCGGTGGTGAGCGCACGGAAGCGGGCGGTGGACTCGTGCGCCTTGCGCTGGCCGTCGAAGGGCGAGTACAGGCGGAGCGTAGGGGAGATGTTAGGGGCCGCAGCCATCGGCCCCTATGATATACGCTTATAGTTCGGGTTGCGCTCCCAGTTTGGCTCACGCACCCTCAGTGGATTTCGCTATGAATACGGCTCACGCTGCACTGAAGGGCTGCGCCTCTACAATGGCTCGCGCATAGCTAATGGGTCTCGCACGCTCCCGGCTCGCGCTCTGGAGATGGATTTCGCTTACATCGCGGCTCGCGCAGCGTTGTTGGATTGCGCCTCTCGTTTGGCTCACGCCCTTTGTTTGGCTCACGCCCTTTGTTCGGCTCACGCCCTTTGTTCGGCTCACGCCCGAGTATGGGCTGCGCTTCATCCGCGGCTCACGCTTGATAGATGGGCCTCGCGCATGTTTCGGCTCGCGCTCGATGGATGGTCCTCGCCCCGTCTTGGCTCGCGCTGTCCACATGGGTTACGCACACGCTCTGGCTCAATCGTTGTCGTGACCTGAGCATTCATCCGGCCAGTGCCAGCTGGTAACGCCGCCCGCCATCTCATAGCTGACCTGCGGCACCCAGATGGAAGAGGGCGGCACGCCCATCTCCTTGCCGCCATCGCGGAGGACTAACAGCTCGACTGCGTCGTTGCGCCCGTCGAGGAAGACCGTCAGGTCGATGAGCGCCATCCTGGCCGCGTCCTCAGACGGGAAGACGCGTACGACAATGGCCGGGCGGTGGGCGTTGGAGGGTAGCACATAGTGAACGAAGTCGCCTTTATGGGGGTCACGGGATGTTGGCATTAGCGTTCGGCCAGCTGTTTAAGGCCGTCGTGAATCTCCTTGGCCAACAGCTCCAGCGCGCCCATGCGCGTGTCGGCATCAGCGAGGCCAAGGTTCTTCACCTCCTGAGTGAGATCCCTGACGGCCTCCGCGAGAATGAGAACCGCCACGGCCACGTCATCAACATTAGGGAGTTCCTCCCTCGTGACCTTAAATTCACTGACTATTCGTGACACGAAGCCTCCGTTCGTAGTCGTTGAGCAAGTCCACCAGCCTACGGGCATAATCCTCGCTAGCCATGATGAACTTGTTGGGCCGGTTAGGACCGCGCAGATGCACAATCCAGCGGCCCGCATTGTGGAACTCCTGCGAGCAGCCCCAAGGATCTAAATCTTCTTTCCAACCACGCGTTGTGGCCACGTTCCGGCCTCCTTGACCTCGCCATCGGCCAGCCAGTATTGGCCCCGTGCGAGCAGCCGAACCCAGTCCTCCGAGGCCGAGAGCTTCCACCAGCTGTCGAAGCCGACCACCAGCACCTCGTCGGTCCACTCCGGCAGGAGTTCAACCCCAGCCCACCAGACCGTGACGGTTTCCAGGGTAACATCGAGATCGACCACGTTGGAATTGTAGTGCCAGTTCTCGAACGGCTCGCACGGCACCTGATTGTTGGTCTGCTCGTCGCGCAGCGTCGTGCCGGACAGCGGCTTGGTTGGCGCGCGGCCCTCGACCCAGATGAGGCGGCCTCGGGTGCGGGGGTCGTCGAGCAGCCGCGCCAGCCGCCAGCGCCACGGATTGGCCTTGAAGGTCTCCGGGAAGAAGCGGCGGTTGATGAGGTTTACACGCACTGAAAATGGGTTTCGCTTGGTGTCTGGCTCACGAATGAGCGTTGGGTTACGCGCACCTCAAGGCTCACGCTCTCTTTATGGACCACGCTCGACAAGTGGATCACGCACAAGGGATGGGCTCCGCACCTTTTCCGGCTCGCGCCCACACAGTGGGCTCCGTGCATATTCTGGCTCGCGCTCGTCGGCTGGATTGCGCGTTTTCCTTGGCTCGCGCCTGACCAAAGGGTTCCGCGTGGGTCACGGCTCACGCACGCACGTCGGGCTTCGGTCGAGATATGGTTCACGCGGCTTACTCGGGCTTCGCTTCTATGTTGGCTTTGGCCCACTCGACCCCGCGCTGATGGCATTCGAGCGCCAGCTCCCAGGTCGAGGCCCGCTCCTGCCACAGGTCGTTGGAGGTGCCATGGGAGAACACCATGGTCTCAAACAGCAGCGGCGCCGAGCCGCGAAAGAAGTTGTGGTCGATACCGAGGAAGACCGTCGAGACGAAGCAGGGGCCAATCTGCTCCTGCTTCACCACACGGTCGGCGGTCTCGAACCACGTCGCCCATTCCAGCAGGTCGCTCGCCAGGACCGGCACTTTATCGCGGAGAATGTACAGCATCTCTAACAGCATTATTTTATAGGGCCAGGAGCCTCACCCCCAGCCCCAGCTGCTTACCGGCAGCAGAGGAACGGATCGTGGTCGTTGAAGCCCGTTCCCAAGCCGCCGCCACAACCGCTGCCGCGTTCGGTCGCCGGGAAATTGGCGCTGTTCCAAGCGCCCGCGAAGACCGGCCAGTCGCCTCCGCAGGTAAAGCACAGATTGCACGAGACCGCCGTCTGATTGTTCGCTGCTGCTGGAGTCGCGGTTCGCGGAATCACCTTCTGGCTGATCGCCGCAGCTCCCACATCTGCCGTCCCTGGCCCTACGCTTGGGACCTGAGCACTCGCCAATCCTGCACTCAGCACGAATGCCGCCAACACAAGACCAATCTTGTACATACTCTCCCTCCTTGCGCTGAATTGCGCAGCTGCATTAACAGCTGCCATCCTGACTACCACACAGCTGGCAAACATAGCAAGTGCCCTGGCGCACCATCAAGGCCCCACAGGTCCGGCAGGGATGGGTGTCAAGCCCGGTGTGGGCAGGAAACGGGGCCGCAACCGTGGTGGCTTCCAAAGTGGCCGCACGGAAGGGCTCCACGCCCGAGGCGATTTCCTTCAGGATCGGGGCCACCTCGTGCGTCTTCGCACTACCGAATTTGAAGTCGAGCCAGCCGACCACGTAATCGACCACGGAATGGGCAAACGGCACGGCGGCGCATTTAGTGAAGCCCGAGGGCTCGAAGCGGGTGTAGCGATGCTTGTCGATGATGGCCTGGAGTGGCACGCCGTACTGGAGGCTGATCGAGATTTCGATGGCCCACGCGTCCATCAGCCCGGCAATTGTAGAACCCTGTTTTGACATAGTCACGAAGACTTCACCCGGTGCACCGTCGGGATATAGGCCGACCGTGAGATAGCCGTCGTGCCCGGCAATGTCGAATTTGTGGGTGACCGACTGGCGCTCGTCCGGCAGGTGCTTGCGGTAGGGCCTGGTGTGGGCAGGAAACGGGGCCGTAACCGCAGTGCCGTTGCTTTCGCGGTGGGCAGGAAACGGGGCCGCAAGTAAGGGATGCACGCCCTGCATATGGACTTCGCGACTTTCAGGGCTGGGGTGGGCAGGAAACGGCACCGTGGGTTTGGGTGCGTCAGCCGTCTTCGGCTGGTTAATTGGCTGGCTGCCTTTGGAGCCGTCGCGGTAGACGCTGATGGATTTGAGGCCGAGCTTCCAGGCGAGCAGGTAGGCGTCCTCGACATCCTGGACCGTCGCGGACGACGGCAGGTTGATGGTCTTGGAGATGCCGCCCGAGATGAACGGCTGGCAGGCCGCCACCATCTTGATATGGGCCTCGGGGCTGAGCGGGTTGGTGGCATCGAAGGCGGTGGCGAAGACCGGCTGATGCTCAGGCTTGACCTCGGCCATGGACTTGTAGCCCAGCATCTTCAAGGCTGCGTCCACGCAGCCAGGCATCAGGTGCATGGTGCCGCCGCCAACCAGCTGCTTGTCGGCGATGAGGAGCGGCAGCGGCTCGATGCCGGTCGAGTCGCAGTCCATCAGGAATGAGATGGTGCCGGTCGGGGCGAGGACCGTGGCTTGGGTGTTGCGCATCCGGCGCGCGTCGCCGACCGCGATCTGCCAGAGGTGGGCGGCCTCGTCGATGATGGGGCCGACCAGTTCGGAGGTCGAGGGCGTGACGGAGAGGGAAAGGGCGGCATCGCGGTGCTGGGAGAGGACGCGCTCCTGGGCCTCGGGCTCAAGCCCTTCAGCCGCACCTTTCAGGCGGCCAATGAGGGCCGATTGGCAGTAAGAGGCCGCGCCGAGGAGAGCGGTGACGGCAGCGGCGAATGACCGCCCGTCGTCGGAATCGTACGGGAGGCCGAGCGTCATCAGGGTCGCGCCGAGATTGGCGTAGCCCAGGCCGAGTTCGCGGTAGCGCTTGACGTTGGCGGCGATGGCCGGGGTGGGGTAGCTGGCGTGGTCGAGCATGATGTCCATCGCGGTGAAAATGGTGTCGGCGGTGTGCTTGAAGTCGTCGAGCAGGAAGCGGCGATGGGTGACGAATTTGGCGAGGTTGAGGCTGGCGAGGTTACACGCGGTCTCGTCGAGGTGGAAGTATTCGCTGCACGGGTTGGAGGCCCGGATGGGTCCGGCCTCGGGGCAGGTGTGCCAGCGGTTGATGGTGTCGTGGAACTGGAGGCCGGGATCGCCGCAGAGGTAAGCCGCCTCGGCCATCTGACGGAGAAGGGTGGGGGCAGTGTATGCGGCGTGGACCTCGCCGGTCGTGCGCAGGGTGGTATGCCACTCGGCATCAGGGGTGGTCGCCAGCTGCATGAAGCCGTCGGTGACGCGCACCGAGTTATTGGCGTTCTGATAGGCGACTGACTGATAGGCTTCGCCGTCGATGGCCGGGGAATAGCCTGCGGATATGAGGGCCTGGGCCTT